TGATGGCAAACTCTATGCCGGTCAAGGCTCTGGAACAGGAGATGGTGATGTCCTAGTCTATGATGGAACAACGTGGACAATCTCTTATGATGGAGCACAAGAGGTCATCTTCTCTCTTTGTGTATATGATGGCAAACTCTATGCCGGTCAAGGCCTTGGAACAGGAGATGGTGATGTATTAAGGCATGTATCGACAGGATTGGCAACGCTTACAACACCATTAAAATATGACTATATCTCAGGTGCAACAATGTGGCGAGTTCCAGAAATAAATGGATGGATTGGCTCAACCAATACCACACTAAAACTAAGAACCGTGTCAGAAACAAGTGATTATGATGTCATTACAATATTCAAGGAGGTGCAATAATGATTAAGTTATTTAAGTTGTTAATAATGTCTTTAGTGGTTTGCAACACAATATTTGCGGGGGTGTATTATACCGTTGATGATGCGGGTAATGTAACAAGACATAAAAAAGATACGCCATATCCTACGAATGCAATTATTAGAGTTGACGCGCCTAGTGGATTGGATGTTTCTTTGCTTAAAGTTGTAGATGGGGTAATTGTTGGGAAACCGATGCACGAAGTTGAAGCTATGAGGATTTTAAAAGAACAGATTCGGCAAAATGAAAAGCCTGATTCATTGAAATCTGTTGAGAATAACTTTTATGATTTATGTTTTGCTCTATTTGGTGATTTTAATAAGCGAGGGTTTAACGAGATTAGAGTTCGTATATCGGCGATACAGTCACAAAATCCTATGCAAGCAATTGATTTTGCATTGAAACTATTGGCTATTGATGCAGAAGGCAAGCGGGAAGGCGGGGATAAGTGGTGGGATGATGCAATTAGGCATTAACAAGGAGAAGCAAAAATGAGTTCGAGGAACTTTCCGCGATTGCTGGCGACGGAACGACATGGACGTTTTTCGAGGTGGTGGGTAACTTGATTCCGACTGGGGGGGCACATGATGACACCTCGGCAGCTATACATCATCGAGCGAGCGGTCACATACGCGCGGACGCTATACGAGTGCCGAAAGTGTGGTAAAGTGACTCCAGAGGGCGGAATGCCGTGCGACTGCGAGCCGCGCCGGTATCGTGTTGTTGATCCGTTGAAATTATGGCGTAAGGCGTGTCGGGAAATGAAGAAACATGGAGGTGTGAAATGAGATATGTAGCGGTTGCATTATTGGCGGTACTGGTGTTGTCTGGATGCAGCACATCATCCATCAAGGAACTGGCTCTCAGAGCCTATGACGAACGCCAGACCTACGAACAGAACAAGGACGCGCAAAAGGCACTTGAAAAGGCCGAGGCAGAGAAAGCAGCCGCCGACAAGCTGGCCGCCGAGGAAGCCGCAAGGGAAGCGCAAGAAGAGGCCGACAGGGCAGAGGAGGCCAGAGAAGCCGAGCGCATAGCCAAGCTTCCTCCGCGTGAGTCGTGGGATGCCACCCAGCTCCCGCCGTTCTTCCCGACTGCACAACCAAAGGGCGGGTTCATTTGGAAGCCTGTCAATCACAGCGGAAACGGCACAGCGATTCTGTTTCCCAAAGTCTACCTTGGTGAGGATCTCGGGGAACCGGGCCGCGCAACATGGAAAGCGGTCGTAATCGCTACCGATCCCGCAGGCGTCAATGTGCTCGCTACTTGTCGCCGCGTGGCGCCTTACGAAGGGCACACACCTATTGTGCGAATCGACCAGCCCGGCAGCGCGTTCGAGCCCGGGCCGGTGTATGTGGTGATTTTGTATGATAACGGGGCGCGGCGTCCGTGGGTGATTCCGCAGCCGGGAAAGAGGCAAAGCTGATATGACGCCGCGATTCATAGGCAATTTGAACTGGGCACCGCAGCAGCACAATACGCCGGACCTGTGGCGGCTGGAAGAGCCTTACGCACAGGTCATCACGCACTGGATACCTGATAATGTGCCCGCTGTTGACATTCTGTAGGCATATTGCAACTATGAAGGTCACTTGACTAGGTTACTGGGGTGTTTCTCGGGCAGATGGATACGCAAGTGGTCGACTCAACAACTTTGTTGGCAGCAAGACACTAGCAGGGGCGAGACAACGGAAAGGTTGGGAAAATGGCAAAGTACGAAATTGGCGAGGATGGAGACCTGAGAGAACGATATCCTGACTCGGTCAAGTATGTTCCGCGAATATCTTCAACAATACGGGCACGCCCAAAAACGCTGCCTAATGCACCGTCGATCTTCGATGACAGCTTGAATGATAGTGATTTAGATCTCGCACTGGTAACTGGCTTGTCGCACTCTGTTCGGCTACTTGCATAGGCGTTAGGCATGCAGACGTGGCGGTGGCCAGCCGTGGAAACGATTGGTTCAAATTTAGCGGGGAGAGCGATACATTGGTGTTATGTTTCACTAGTTTGGCGGTCATCAAACGCGCGCGGCAGGCAGTATCACATGGAGAGCCATTATAAACGATTAGATTACTAAGTATTCTAATTATATAAATAACAATAATTAAAAGAGACGAGAGGGATTGTATGAAAAATATGTATATTCTGATGGCGATGTTGATGACTGGTTTTGCTCTGGCTCAGGATCCAGCACCTGTTGTGCTTGATGTAGCACCGGATGGTTCGGCCGCAACAGTTGGTGTAGACCTACTAGCAGGCACAAACGCTGAAGGAAAGCGCGAACAATCTTGGAGTAAGGCTGTGCTTGCCGGAGTTAGTAAGCACAAATGGAAAATTATAGGCGGAGTGATTACAGCTGTTGCCGTTGATCAGCTTGTGCTTAAAGAGCATGAATTGCTGTGGTACGAAGAAGATTCGAAATCTAATAGCAAAGAAACTGCTACCGACGAAAAGCCGGCACCGGCTGTTCCGGGTGCGAATAGTCCTACACAGACTGTGGGCGGAGATTCTGATCAAGAAACCACTGTGATTAATGTTACTGGTGATGGCAACACTGTCACCATTGATAACAGCAGACCTGCTCAGTAAATACTTACTGGCTGGGTGAATTCATCCGGCCAGTTTTGTTGATAATTAAAACTAACAAAGATCTGGATCCCAAAGATGACTCACTCTGACGATGTTATAGTTGAACAGGTTGATCAACCTGTTAGTGAAGGTCCATAGGTTATATCATGACGTTAGATCCACAAATAGCTAAACAACATCCATGGTTTCATAAAGATAATAAGCCAGGTCCTTTAGATCTATCCAAATTAGATATGATCATCGAGAAGATGTCAATGGAACTGATAAATCCCCATCCCACATTAGAGCATATGATCAAGTCAGATACTTTCTTAACAGGCGAAACCGGTACAATCGACATCCTGCATTTATACCAAGATAAACATCTGCATGTAATGAACGCAAGCGCGAATGCAGGATTTAAAATGGCGCCGCATAATCATATAGGGTGTGATGAAATCTTTAATGTTATATCTGGAAAAATAATAATTTTGGCTAGTAGTGAATCTACTGATCCAATTGAACACGTGTTATCAGCAGGTGAGACCTTTATGATTAAAGGCAATATTGAGCATAGCGTGTGTTTTCTGGAAGATTCATCCATACGAATCATTATCATTCCTCCAGATCCACTAATTTTAGATCTGGAGGAATCTGATGAGCGAATTTAACGAAGCAGAAGTACGAGAAGCGTTAGCAACTTTACGAGCGCTTTTAAAAACAAGCGATGAAACTTCACGAAAGCTTTCGAAAGTATTGCTTGGAAATGGCAGTGTTGAAGATTCTATTGCGTATAAAGTCCTAGCAATCAACCAGGTAATTACTACTTTATCTCAAGAGGTTGTTTCACTCAACAATTCTCTTGAAAATTTACTTGTTCGCGTTGACGCTATTGAAAAGACATATGCTAGTCATATGCATGAGTTGATGCTAAAGGAGATAAAGAATGCTGAACCTAACTCTTGGCCATCACTTCTTTGGCGGGCGGTGAAAGCTAATTGGAAAGTTTTCACGTATGGCATATTAATATTCTTAACAATATTCAGTACGTTGTTCTTTTCAAATGCTAGATTCCGCCATGAATTTATGGGTTGGCTATTGAGAGATCACCCACAAATCGAGCAAACCCATTAACGGATATAAGTAATATTATGGCTAAACCAACTAGTAGACAAGAATTGATCGATTATTGCTTAAGAGCATTAGGCTCACCTGTAGTCGAAATCAATGTAGCGCCGGTTCAGTTAGAAGATCGTGTCGACGAAGCAATTCAGTTGTATCAAGAATATCATTCAGATGCGACGTTTGAGCATATGCGTAAATATCAGATAACCGAAGATGATATTGATAATGATTATATTCTTATCCCTGAAAATCTTATTTTCGTTACACATGTTCTTCCAACTAGTAATAATGGCAGTTCAACAAACATGTTTTCAGTTGAATATCAGATGCATCTGAACGATGTATATGACCTTCGCGCACCAAGTTCAATGATTGACTACGTTATGACTCAGGAATACATGGGTCTATTGAATATGATTTTCGATAATGGCCATCAACAAAAGATTCGTTTCAATCGTCACCTTAATCGTTTGCGTATTGACGGTAGCGTTGGTGGTAACTTCAAAGTTGGCGAGTGGATCATTATCGTTGGGTATTCGACAATTAATCCTGCTGAATATGTTGATGTATATAATGATATGTTTCTGAAACGCTACTTGACCGCTCTAATTAAAATGCAGTGGGGCACTAATATGAAGAAATTCACTGGTATGCAACTACCAGGAAGTGTTGAGATCAATGGCCAAGCAATTTACGATGAGGCTAAAGCTGACATCGACCAAATTGAAGAGACCATGCAATCGAAATATGAGTACCCGCCGATGATGGCAATTGGATAAGATATGCCTACTAATCAATATGTTAATTCTTTCAACAATGGTATTACGAGTGAGCAAAGTCTTTATGAAGATTTGATTATTGAATCAATAAAGATGTACGGCTTTGACGTAAATTATCTGCCACGGGATGTTGTTGAAATTGATGAAATATTAAACGAGGAAAAGCTTTCTCGTTTTAATGAAGTATATACCGTCGAGATGTATCTATCTGAATTGGATGGCTTTGAAGGTGAAGACTTCTTGGGCAAGTTTGGTTTACATGTTGCCGACCAATGCACGTTAGTTGTATCTGTTAAGCGTTGGAATGAATTAGTTAAAAGTAGTATGAATGATATTACCCAAGAACGCCCCTACGAAGGTGATTTGATTTGGGTGCCTTTTGCTAAAGCTATGTTTGAAATTCGTTTCGTTGAAGATCAGGCGCCGTTTTTCAAGTTGAATCATGTCCCAACATATTCTCTGCGTTGCGAGATCTTCACATATGAGTCTCAGGATATTGATACAGGAATTGACGATATCGATGATATTGAAAGAAAGTATGCTGCCGTTCTTGCAGCTGCAGTTGCTGTGACAAATGGTGAATTCATACCTACTGAAAAATTGACCATGACTAATTCTCAGGGTGATGTTATTACTGCGGAACTCGTAGCAGTTGACGAGAGTGGTCTGGAGACACTCTTTAGCCTTACGAATATATCTTATCCAGCCGGAACTTTGGTACGCCTGAGTGCTGGTACAGGTGTCTCTGGCGATGAATCTGGAGCTAATGCTATCATTAATGAAATCATTGATCTTGCAGATGCTAGATTCCCAAATATTGACAACGACGCCGTAGATAAAGCTGACATATACGAAAAGGAAAAGGATGTTATTCTGGACTTTACTGAAAACAATCCTTTCGGAGGTTTATAATGGGTGCTGCTAGCAATTCAGATTATTTTTACTACGGAACTACAAAAAAGATAGTGACCGTATTTGGTATGTTATTTAACAATATTAGTGTAGCAAGGCAGCTCTCAGACGGCACACTCGCTAACGTGATGCGGGTACCATTATCATATGGGCCCCGTGACAAGTTCTTATCTCGTATAGTTGAGGATAAAGGACCAGAACTAGCGATTAAACTGCCGCGAATGAGTTTTGAAATCACCGGCATCGCTCATGATTCAGCAAGTAAACTGAATGCAATGAACCGTAGGCAATACCACATTGCTGGAACCAATGAAGCAGCAGATGCAGCATATCCTGCAGTTCCATATGATATTACATTCACCTTAGACATATATGGACGTAACATGGATGAGGCATTGCAGATTTTAGAACAAATCATTCCTATCTTTACGCCTGAATACACCATGGCGGTTAAAGGAATGGAAGGTCCTGACAGCACAACAATGGTGCCTTTCATTTTGGATGATGTGGCATTAACTGATGACTATGAAGGTGAATTCGTTGCTCTTCGACCTATCATCTACACTTTGTCATTTACAGCCAAAGCAAAATACCTTGGAGCAATAACACGCGAAGGAGTCATCTTGCGAGCAACAGCGAACATGCGCGATCCAGATGATCAGGAGTTTGCTGGTGAGAAGACGGTTGCTGTACCAGACGACGAAGGAAATAGCACATCATATATTTCAAATGTAAATCCAGATCAGCATTATTTGGTTGAGTTTGGTGTGCCAGTGCAATACGTTGAGGGTGAAAACCTTATTGGAATTGATAGTGGCCACGCCGGTTTGGTTGAAAGTACGACTGAAACGGGAGTGGTTATCACTAAGTTAGAAAATTTATATAATGCTAATGAGCAATTGTTTGGGGATAAGAGCGACCAGAGCTTTATGCCTATATCAATTACATTACAAGATTAGGAAGTGGCATGATGAAGAAGGACCCGAAAAACGCTCTGCTTTCGACGTATAAGACAGAGCTGGCCAATACAAAACGTAAGGCCGAGACCATTGCGTTGACAGTAGATGGCGAAGAAGATTATCAGATTGCTAGAGAAACACTGACCAGTCTTATTAAACAATCACAGCATGCGTTAGAATCTCTGATGCTTTTGGCTCAGGATTCGGAACACCCCAGAATGTTTGAGGTTCTCTCAGGACTCCTTAAGACTACAGGTGATTTAGCTAACCAACTCCTCGACTTGCAGAAGAGGAGACATAAGCTCGATGAGTTGAATAATCCTCATAAGGCTATAGGTAATGGACGCGCGACGAATAATACTGCCATCTTTGTAGGATCGACTCCAGAACTGCAGAAGGCAATCCAACAGCAGGTTGGTAGGGTTATTAACGTGGAACTTGAGGACGATTAATGAATGATTCATATTTAGGTAATGCAAATATTAAGCGCGATGGTGTAAGTCATGACTTCACAAAAGAAGAAGTCGACGAATACATGAAGTGCGCGAAGAATCCTGTTTACTTTGCTGAGAAGTACGTTAAGGTCATTCATTTGGATCGAGGCTTAGTACCCTTTGAACCGTATACATATCAGCGTAAGATGCTACGCCATCTCAAGAATAATCGATTTTCTGTTATTCTTGCATGTCGTCAGAGTGGAAAATCGATTACATCTGTTGTATTTTTGCTCTGGACAGCGTTATTTCAATCTGAACAAACGATTGGTATCCTTGCTAATAAAGCTGCTATTGCTAAAGAGATGCTATCGCGTATCACACTAGCTCTTGAAAATATTCCATTCTTCTTGCAGCCTGGGTGTAAAGCTCTGAATAAATTATCGATCGAGTTTTCAAACAATTCTAAAATCTTTGCTGCATCAACATCATCTAGTTCCATACGAGGAACGAGTTGTGTGGCGGCCGATACATACATTACTGTAGTTGATGATCATGAAAACATTTTCCATGCTCCAATAAAAAGATTAGTGCAAACTTCTCTAGATGTAAATAACGATATGAAGACATATTTGGTTTATCAAATTAAAAATGAGATCAATGGTAAGATATATGTCGGCTTTCATGGGACTCACAACGAAAATGATGGCTATATGGGTTCGGGAAAATTGATTAAGCGGGCGATTGAAAAATATGGGCCAGAAAACTTCAAACGGACGATCTTAGCTCGTTTCGATAATATTGTTGAAGCAGAAGCTTATGAAAGAAGCATAGTAGATGATGATTTTGTAGATAGAGACGATACATACAATCTTACACTAGGTGGGAATATTTGCATACTCAAGGGAGATAAGAATCCGTTTTATGGCAAAAAGCATCCTAAGCATATAATGGAAAAAATAAGAGCGGCGAACCGGGGGCGAATATCTGCTCAAAGAACGGCAGCTGTTATAGACGGGTTGCGTGTGTCGGGCTGGGCAGATATTGCTAAGACTCTACACCTCAAGAGTCCAAGAGTAGTATTTCCGTTTATGGCAGGAGATCCAAATAATGATTGTTATTTTGAAGATCCACTGCTGCAAGAAGCGGCAGAAAAAATGTTTTTAAACCGTGTATCATCTAAACGCCCTGTTTCATCTAGAAAAGGCAAACCACTTTCAGCTGAGCACCGCATAGCAATATCAAAGGGATTGACGGGTAAACAGAAGAGCATAGAGCATGTTATGAAGATCAATAATAATCCCGATAAGATAAAGAAAACAGCCGCAAAATTGCGAGGGCAGACACGTTCTGAAGAATCGAAACGGAAAATGCCGGAACAAAAAAAGGGGAAACCTGCACGCAACAAAGGTAAAAAGCATTACTACAATCCAGTCAATCCAGCTGAGTCAGGTTATTACATAGAAGCCAACGCGCCAAAGCAGTGGGTAAATGGAGTAGCAAAATGCAAGTCTTAACAAAAAACGGGTTTCAGAACTTCGACTCAATTAAAGATCAAGGATTATCTAGATGTTTACTCGAGATTGTATTTGACGATGATACTACGTTTAAATGCACGCATGATCATTTATTACTAGTAGAAGACGAATTCGTTGCTGCTATCTTTTTAGAAGTGGGAGATTTTATTGATCATAGGGAAATTACTGATATATCTGAAATCGCAAATGAAGTAGTGTACGATTTACTTGATGTTGAAAATGGCAATCACTATCTTACAAACGGAGTCACGTCGCATAATTGTAATATCGTATTCCTTGATGAATTTGCATTCGTGCAACGTGCCGAGGAGTTCTATACATCCACGTATCCTGTAATTTCATCTGGTAAGACAACAAAGGTTATTGTAACATCAACTGCTAATGGTATCGGTAATCCGTTTTACAAAATATGGGAAGGCGCTGTTCAGGGTTCTAACGATTTTAAGCCATTCAGAGTTGATTGGTGGGATGTGCCGGGCCGCAGTGAGAAGTGGAAGAAACAAACTATTGCTAATACGAGCAAGTTGCAGTTTGAACAAGAATATGGTAATTGCCTAGAAAGTAATTCCGAAATTGACATTCTTATAAATAATGCTAATGAAGTTTACACAATCAAAATCGGTGATTTGCACAATTGTCTCCAAAGAAAAGGAACATGTGGTTTATCTCTTAACGAGGACATCCGACTCACAGCAGTACGTCGGAATTACTCTGCAGAAGCGCTTTTATAAACGAATGTATGATCATTCAAGATCTCTGCGGTTTAAAGGTGGATTTTCAATTTTTATTCTTAATTCGTTTTTGTCTAGAGCAGAAGCTGAAATTCATAAAGCAGTGTGCGTTGAGAAGTTCAATACTTACAACGATGGTTTAAACAAAACACTAGGCAGAAAAGGATATACATATTCAGACGAGTCGAAAAGAAAGATGAAACACTCTGCTAAAGCTAGAGCTATAAGAGAGGGATTTGAGCTAAGAAGCAAAAGATCTAAACTCGGTTGGTCGCGGGGCGGAGAAGAGTATAAACAGCATATGTCTAATATTCGTAAAGGAAAAAGACTCCGCAAACCAAAATTATCAGATGAGCAGGTTGAAGAAATAAAGCGCGATTTTGAAATAAATAGACTCGCATTAGAAACTACGCTTGAGGGTTTAATTGAACAGTATCGCAAATACAGGTGGCGGATGCCGACAGCCATTAGTCTTTATGCTAAGCAAACAGCTCAAATGTGGAATGTCAGTAAAACAACTATTATGAACATATTAAAAGGAAAATCACGCGCATGTCCTCTTCCAGCAATTTATCAATCTTAACACCTACTGGATTTCAACCGTTTAAAGGTATTAAACGTTATACACACGATGAATGCGTTCAGATCACCACTAGCAAAGGCCTTGCGCGAAAGTCAGCTTTAAAGCATCGCTATATTGTTGATGGGCAGGTGAAGTTTGCAAAAGATCTTGCCATTGGCGATATGATCGGTTGTCATCAAGTTGAAGACATAAAGTTTCTAAATGAAACTCATGCCATGTATGATCCGATAAATGTCGGCGTTGATTCTCTGTATTGTCATGACAATGGAGCTATATCTCATAACTCGTTTATTGGTACTGGATCAACATTAATCGATGCAGGTACTTTGCTAATGTTAAAAGCATCAGAACCTCTAAAGACAATATACGATAATGCCTTACGTATCTATGAACGGCCCGTCCCAGGACATGTTTATATTGCAACGGTTGATGTATCGCAAGGGCGCGGAAGAGACGATTCTGCATTCAATATTTTCGATGTAACGGCGAGACCATTTAAACAAGTTGTTGCATACAGTAGTAATACAATATCGCCTCTCATTCTACCAGACGTAATCGTTAAAGTATGTACGCAATATAACGAAGCGTTAGTCCTAATTGAAAACAATGGACCCGGCCAAGTTGTATGCAATTCGGTATACTATGATTATGAATATGGAAATACCTACATTGAATCATCGATTAAAGTGGGTGGTATTGGTGTTACGCAGACAAAACGAACAAAGCGTATTGGTGTATCAACACTGAAGGATTTGGTTGAAGAAGAAAAACTGCATTTGCAAGATGCCAAAACTATTATGGAATTGAGTTACTTTGAAGAACGGGGCGCATCCTATGAAGCTCGTGATGGTAAGCTTGATGATTTGGTAATGTCATTAGTAATGTTCGCATGGTTTCTGTCGACGACACAGTACGAAAATTATGATGCCACAGATATTCAACAGCTTCTATTTGCAGGTCGTTTGAAGGAAATGGAAGACGAACTCATGGATTTTGGATTCGAAACAAATCTGATTTCGGATGCGTTGCCAGAGGAATATACACAGCTTCGGGATGAGATGGAAGAGTGGTCAAAGATCTAACTTTAATAAATAGATTTGTATTGAATAAAAAAGCGATTTACTTATCATGAAACTTATAATTAACAACATAGCAAAAGGAAAACACAATGGCATTTTTAGTATCGCCTGGTGTTGAAGTAAACGAAATTGATTTGACTGGTATCGTTCCAGCCGTATCAACGTCAATTGGTGGTTACGCCGGTCATTTCGATTGGGGTCCGGTTGGCGATTTAGTCAATCTTTCAGATGAAGGACAAATGGCTAACTACTTTGGCACACCATCAGTAGAAAACATCGTCTCGTTCTTGACAGCATCCACATTCCTACGTTACGGTAATACCTTATTGGTATCTCGTGCGATTGGTGTAGATGCGGTTAACGCAACCGACGGTACCGACGAACATCTTTTTAAGAATATCGAAAACTTTGAAAAGGATTTTCTACCAGCTAATTTAAACGATCATTTCTATGCTCGCTATCCTGGTGTATATGGTAATAGTCTTCAGGTTCAGGTTCTTTCTGCAACATCTGATACGCGCCATAACATCACCAAGATTTATATTGGTGGGACAGAAGGCGATGAAACCGTTCTTCTTGATATTGAAGGTGATGCAATCGCAGATAACTCTGAGATCGCTATACGTCAAGTGCGTTCATCTTTGGACTGGGTTAACGAAATCCTAAATAGCGCTGCTTCATTCTATATTGAAGCAACAGCAACTCCAGGTCAGTATCTTCTACTCAGCTCACCATCTATCCCAGAAACATCTGAGGGTGCTAATGATGAAGTGGATAGTGTACCTTACAATCCTGCCGCTAACTTTACGGTCGCTTTGACTGATGAGGTTCTTTGCCCAACGGTTAATAATGGTTTCGGATATGTTCCGCCTCAAGCTGCGAACTTTGAAAGCACATTTGAACGTTCTCCAGGAACTTCAGCATGGGCTGAACTTCGTGGTGTGGCTAACGACGAAATCCACGTTTTGGTTATTGACGAAGATGGTTCATTCTCTGGAACGCCTGGGACAATCCTTGAACGCTGGGAAAATCTCTCAGTAATTCCTGGTGCGACCTATTCTGAAGGTGGAAGCATGTATTATCGCGACGTTATCAATAACGGATCGAACTACATCATCGCCAATTCAGTTGCTGGTGAGATTGTTACTGGTGCAGATAATGCTGATCTATCTGGTTTGACGATTTCGGCTGGTACTGATCTAATAGGATCAATCTGGATCGGCTCGCTCACATTGGGTAATAACGGCACCAACGATGCCGGTAACGTTTATGATGCACTGGAACTTTTCGCAGATGCTGAAACATTGGATGTCAATCTGTTGTTCGCTGAGAACGATGATGCTGACCAGATCACGATTGCCAACCGTTTGATCCGCCTTGCAGAAGGTCGGAAAGATTGTGTTGTGTTTATCTCACCTGATCTCAAAGTGGCATCACTTTCAAATGATGACGCGATGTTGGATGATATCATTAGCAAGTTTGATCGCTTGGCTTCAAGTAACTATGTAGTGTTTGATTCAACACCTCTATATATTTACAGTAAGTACCAAGACAAGTACTACTGGGTTCCTGGTAGTGGATCAATGGCAGGCCTCTGCGCTCGGACAGACGATGTTCGTGATCCCTGGTGGTCACCGGCTGGTTACGACCGCGGCCAGTTGTTGGGTGTTGCGAAGATTGCTTACAATCCTCAGCAAGCTCACCGCGATGCTCTTTACAAAGCACGCATCAACCCAATTGTTTCGTTCCCAGGTGAAGGTATCATGCTTTACGGTGATAAGACCGCACAGGCTAAACCATCTGCATTTGATCGAATCAACGTACGCCGTTTGTTCATCACTTTGGAAAAAGCAATTGCCACTGCAGCGAAGTATCAGCTCTTTGAGTTCAACGATGAATTCACACGTGCTCAGTTCGTTAATATGGTAGCCCCCTATCTTCGTGATATTCAAGGCCGCCGTGGTATTACTGACTTCATTGTTGTTTGCGACGGATCAAACAATACTGGCGAAGTAATTGACTCGAACCGCTTCATCGCGGATATCTATATCAAGCCAGCTCGCGCTATTAACTTCATCACCTTGAACTTCGTGGCAACACGTACTGGTGTAGAGTTCAGCGAAGTTATTGGTAAGTTTTAACCAAAAGGAGAAATAGAAAATGTCTTTAGCAATAGACGATTTCAAGGCCAAACTAACTGGTGGCGGAGTACGGGGCAACCTGTATTCCTGCATCATTAACTCACCATCTGTGGCGTCGATTCCTAGCGAATTGACGACATTCATGTGCAAAGCTGCATCGCTTCCATCTTCAGTGATTGGACAGATTGATGTACCTTTCCGTGGACGTCAACTGCGCGTGGCGGGCGATCGTACATTCGAAAACTGGACAGCAACGTTGTATAACGACCAAGAGTTCCAGATCCGTAATGGATTTGAGACTTGGCTAAACGCTATCAACGCGCATGCTTCAGGTTTGCAGTCGGATCTAAGTCCTACTGCTTATCAGGCACAGATCATTGTTAACCAGCTTGATCGTACGAACGCGATCATCAAGACCTATACTATTGAAGGGGCTTTCCCAATTAATATTTCTGGTGTTGATGTGGCGTATGACAATAATGATACGATTGAAGAATTCACTGTTGAGTTCGCGTATCAGTATTGGACATCCGATACAACTAGCTAATAACACGATTATTAAAGAAAGCCCTAGAACACTCTAGGGCTTTCTTTTCTTCGATATAAATAACAATATGGCAACAGAAAAAGAAAAATCCGGATTTATGGCGTTTGGCAGTGAAATTGCCCAATGGTTCTCAAAGCAAAAAGATGCGAACAAGGAACCAGAACGCGAATTGATTTCTCCTGTCCCAAAGGATGAGGAGGAAAGCGATGTGACTACGGTTGGCGCCGGAGGTCATATTGGACATTACTATGATATAGGCGGAATTGATAGTACAGCTCAGTCAGAAGTTGATCTTATTTACAAGTATCGAGGCGCAGCGCAACATGCTGAAGTGGATGCTGCTATTTCTGATATTGTAAACGAAGCTATCGCATCTCCCGAAATGGGCCCACCTGTTAAGCTTATTATTGCAACAGCCGAAAGTGGATTCAGCGCGGCCATCATTGAGAAGGTATACGATGAATTCGATAAAGTCCTTTCACTTTTAGATTTTGCAAAATCTGGATATGATATTTTCCGTAGGTGGTATATCGATGGAAGACTATATTATCATATCGTTGTTGATCGCGACAAACCGGGCGATGGCATTTTTGAAGCACGACTTATTGATCCTACACGATTAAAGCGTGTTAAGGAAGTAAAAGAATCATTTGATAAGCGAACCGGTGTAAAGATATCTGAGACCGTTGAAGAGTTTTTCATGTATCAAAACACAGATCTTATCAATACAACAGCTGTTACAGCCACTGGCGTTAAGATTGCGAAGGACGCAATCATTGAAGTCAATAGTGGTATACTTGATTCTAAACGCCGATTACGTCTTTCGCATTTGCATAAGGCATTGAAGGTTGTTAACCAATTGCGTACAATGGAAGATTCACTAGTTATCTATAGAATCGCACGTGCACCTGAACGCAGAATTTTTTATGTTGATACAGGCAACCTACCTCGTGGTAAAGCAGAAGAATACTTCCGGCAGATTATGTCGAAGTATCGTAATAAAATTACGTATGATGTTCAGACTGGTGAAATTAAAGACAGCCGTCGTCATATGAGTATGCTTGAGGATTTCTGGATTCCTCGTCGTGAAGGTAGTAATAGTACAGAGATTAGTACACTTCCGGGTGGAGATAACCTCGGTTCCATTGACGATATTATTTACTTTAAGAATAATTTATATCGTTCACTAAATGTTCCTCAAACACGTCTGGATCCTGATGCTGGATTTAATGGTGGATCTGGTAGAGCAACTGAGATTACCCGCGATGAAGTGAAATTCCAAAAGTTTATTAATCGTCTACGTAGCAAATTCGCATTCCTCTTTATTAATATGCTCAAGCAGCAAGTTCGATTGAAATCGATAATGACAGAGACTGAATGGAAGAAATTTGAGCAACATCTGATTATAGATTTTATTCAGGACAATCATTTCTATCAGGCTAAAGAGTTTGAAGTTCTTCAGGATAAGCTTACAATCCTTAGAGATATACAGGACTACGTTGGCAAATACTTCTCAGAGGAGTGGGTTTTTAAGAATGTGCTATTCCTAACTGATGACGAAATTAAAGAGCGTAAAGCTCAAATGAAAAAAGAAGCTGCGGCAGCACCAACAGACGGCGATGATGCCGGAGATAAAGGATGGTAATTATGACAACACCAATGAGAGGTATGATTGATTTCGTACTCAAAGATAATACCCAACACGCAAATGTGATATTCCATAAGATGGCGGATCAACGCATGACAGCTATTAAAGACAATCGTCGAGTAGCTGTCGCGCGGAAAATGCTAAACCAAGAAGAGGCTGTAAAGTAATGAAGTTAATTACCGAATATGTTGACGATCTAGAATATCTGAGTGAAGCAAAGAAGGATGGTTCAAAGGCTTCGGTACTTCAAGGTGTTTTTATGCAGGCTGAAGAGGTTAACCGTAATCGGCGTGTATACCCTAAGAATGTTCTTGAATCGGCTGTAGAAGTGTACGTACGGGAACAGGTTAATACAAACCGTGCTGTCGGAGAACTAAATCATCCAGAGGGTCCCTCAGTCAATCTAGACAAGGTATCTCACAAAATCACGTCACTCGTCTTTGAAGGCAATAATGTTGTTGGGCGCGCCGAAGTATTGAATACTCCTATGGGCCAAATTGTTAAAGGTTTATTAGACGGAGGAGTGCAATTAGCCGTATCTAGTCGTGGTATGGGATCGGTTAAGGAAAAGAGCGGTGTTTCATACGTTAGCGAAGGATATATTCTAAGCACTGTTGATATTGTTCAGAATCCATCTGCTCCTCAGGCTTTTGTGAATGGTATCATGGAAGGTGTTGAGTGGGTAAAGAACGATGATGGCACATTTGAACAATTTGCTGACGACGTTAGAAAGCGCATTCACAAAACACCATCTGCACAACTAGCTGAAGCTCAAGTTGAATCGTGGAATCGATTTATGCGCATGCTTCAAACTAAATAAAAGTATAAATAAGAATAGCTTAACAGAAAGTCTCAATGAATTTACAAGAAAAAATAAAAGCCTTTGCAAAAATCAAAGCAGGCGATAAGGTGCTTGATGCTGCTAAGCATAAACCAGAAGCAACCGTTATTGATACTGGAAAGGTATCGCAGCTGATGCGGTATGATAGTTCTGGCGCAGCAAGGGAAGCCATGGCTAACGGCGACATGAAGGCAAATGATAATGCTGTTGCAATTAAATTTAACGATGATGGCGAAACATCAGTATACGCATATGATGATATTGATGTATTCTTTTATGCTATCGAAGGCGTTGAAGATACAAATGGCGAGGTTTATCTGGTCATTGAGAAATCAGACAATAAGGAAAAGGATATGAAAGATCTTAAGAAGACAAATACCGCGGAAACTGAAGAGGAAATTGCTGTAACTGAAGCTGTGAAGAAAGCTAAAAAGGAAGCTGAAGAAAAGGCTCCGAAAAAGGACGACGAGGAAGATCCTGATAAGAAGGACATGGAAGAAGCCAAGAAGTCTAAGTCTAAATCTGAAGAGGAAGATCCTGATAAGAAGGACGACGAGGAAGATCCTGATAAGAAGGACGACGAGGACATGGAAGAATCCAAGAAGTCTAAATCTGAAGAGGAAGATCCTGATAAGAAGGACGACGAGGAAGATTCTGATAAGAAGGACGACGAGGAAGATTCTGATAAGAAGGACATGGAAGAAGCTGCTATTGCTAAGGTCAAAGCTGCTGCTGATACACATCTTAATTCTGTGAAAATATCTGAGTCGGGTGAATCAATTGACGAGCTCGTTGCAAGTGATGATTCATTGTCTGAAGAATTTAAGTCTAAGGCTGCTACTATTTTTGAAGCTGCTGTAAGCGCTCGCATGATTGATGAAGTTGCTACTCTTCGCGAAGAGGTACAATTGATTATCGCTGACAAGATTGAAGAGGAAATTAACCGCATCGCTAAGAAGCTTGATGGCTACCTTACATATGCTCTTGAGCAGTATGCTGAAACCCATAGCGATTCAATTGAAGCTCAGCTTAAGACTGAAGTTGCAGAATCTTTCATGACACAGCTCAAGACAGTGTTTGAAGATCACTATGCTGAAATTCCTGAAGGCAAATTGGATATGTATAATGATTTGCTAAATCAAACGGCAGCAGTGAATACGAAGCTCGAAGAAGCTCAAACTGCTTTGATTGAAGCCACTACTGAATTGAAGCAAGCAAAGCGCAATGCCGTTATTGCTGAAGCTTCCGATGGTTTGTGCCAGACTGAAATTGAGCGACTAACGAAGTTGACATCAAAATTTGATTTTGAAGATGAGACTAGCTTTGCAGAGCAGGTCGGCATCATCAAAGAAACTTACTTTAATAATGGGCAAAGTGAAATTACTGAAGATGCTGATAAGGCTCCTTCAAAAGAGGTGACTATTCGTTCTACTATTGTAGAAGAAGAGACGCCAGACGATAGTGACGAAAATTCTGTTATGGGAAGATATGTAAAGGCGATTAGCCGACACTCGAAAACAGCGTAATTTATAAATAATTACGTAATCACAAATTAGGAAACAAAAAATGTTTAATACCGACCAACTAGTTAAGAAATGGCAAGCAGTTCTAGAACACGAAGACTGCGCTCCAATCACCGATCCTCTGCGTAAGTCAGTTACGGCTCGCTTGCTCGAGAATCAGGAAATCGCGAATCGCGAACAGACCACATCAATGAGCGGATTCCTTTCGGAAGCTGAGATGAATGTTGCTGCTGGTAAGGTTGCTACATACGATCCAGTTCTGATTAGCCTTGTTCGCCGTGCAATGCCTAACATCATCGCTTATGATGTTGCTGGTGTTCAGCCAATGACAGGACCTACTGGTCTTATCTTCGCAATGAAGTCTGAATACAACACGACCACCGATGCTGTTGAAACTTCACGTGAAGCTCTGCATGATTATGTTGATACTGCCTTCTCAGGTCGTTTGACAACTACTCAGGCTGAAGCACTTGAAGGTACCCGCGATGCTGTCCGGAACCCAGGCGGTTTTGGTGAGATGGGATTCTCAATCGAGAAGCAGACCGTGGGTGTTAAGTCCCGCGCTCTTCGTGCTCGTTATACCACTGAGCTTGCTCAGGATTTGAAGGCTGTTCATGGTCTCGATGCAGAGTCTGAACTGGCATCCATCCTTTCAAGCGAAATCATTAACGAAATCAATCGTGAAATGATCGATGGTGTTAACATTGCCGCTGTTGTTCCTGCTGACCGCGGAACATTGATGGTATCGGGCGACTATGACATGGCAGTTAACGATGGCCGTTGGGCTGTTGAGAAGTACAAGAACCTTATCCAAGAGATCGAGCGCCAGGCTAACGCTATCGCACTTACGACTCGCCGTGGTAAGGGTAATGTGGTAATCTGCTCTGCAAACATTGCATCTGCCTTGGGTGCATCTGGTATGCTTGAGCATAACCCACAGCTTGCAGCTGATCTGCAGGTCGATGTTACCGGTAACTTGTTTGCTGGTACGTTGAACGGCCGCATGAAGGTCTTTGTTGACCCGTTTGCTGCTGCTGAGTATATCACAGTTGTTTATCGTGGCTCAAATGCCTACGATGCCGGTGTGTTCTACTGCCCATACGTTCCTTTGACAATGATGCGCGCGATTGGTGAAGATGATTTCCAACCTCGTATCGGATTCAAGACTCGCTATGGTATGACCGCTAACCCATTTGTGGTTGGTGCAGGAACTGATGAGTTCGGAACGGCCGCGTCTAACGTGTACTTCCGCCGCTTCACGGTTTCTTCTATCTAAGCGATAGTTTAACCTCCCCTAGAAGAGCAGAGAAGAAATTCTCTGCTCTTCTTTTTTTGTATAAATAACTATATGGCAGAAGAAATTAATAGCAGTGCGATGTTATCCCCGACTGGTTTTCGTTTGACTATCAATTCGGAAGAGTTTAAGGGACTTGAGTATTTTTGTATAGCAGCTGAATTGCCTTCTATAACTCTAGAATCAATCGAGGCCTCTTTTAGAAATGGAAGAACGCCTATTCCAGGTGATACAATTTCTTATCAGCCTTTGCCGGTGACGTTTCTAGTTGACGACAAACTTCGTAACTATATCGAGCTCTTCAATTGGATATACAACAACGCGCACTCAAACGAATTGATATGGCGTGACATGACATTAAGTATTCTTACAAATAGAAATACTACGAATAAACAGGTGCTTTTTCATAATGTCATTCCTTCCAGTTTGACTGGTTTAGAATTCAATACACAAATTACAGATCTAGAATATCTGACATGCAGTGTTGAGTTCGCATATCAAAGCTTTGAAATAGTATAACAGTGAGGTAATTACATTATGATTGACTTAGATACGATTCACAAAATGTGGGAAAATGACGCTATCATTGACAAAGTCGAGCTCGATTCAGCGTCTATTGATACGTCGAAACTACACGCAAAATATCTATCATTATTTGACGCATCAAGGATGCTGTTAAAAAGGCGTGAGTTAAAGCTTTCGCAAATGAAAAAGGATAAATGGCGGTACTACACTGGCAAGATGACTCAAGACGAAATGGATGCTTATGGTTGGCCATACGATCCTTTCAATGGATGCTCTAAGCCAATGAAATCTGAACTTAGTATTTACATCGATTCAGATTCAGACGTACAAGCGCTTCAACTGAAAATTGAGTATTCAAAGATTACGACAGAAGCAATCGAAGAAATACTCGGTGTTTTGCGTTGGAGACACAGCGCGATCAAAAATATTATTGAGTTTAGAAAGTTTCAATCTGGTATCTAGTGAGTGACATACACGTTGAAAAAATGAATGAATCCCATGTAAGGATCCAATGCGATCGAGGGATTCTACACGAGATAAACGATAGATATACGTTCTTCGTTCCAAACTATCGTTTCATGCCAAAGTACCGCAATGGTCTTTGGGACGGAAAACTCCGTCTGCTTGACACGCGTAATCAAGTATTACCGCACGGACTCGTAACAGATTTATTGAAGTTTGCAAAACAAAGCAACTACGATATTACTTTAGAAGAGTCTGTAAAACCTACGTCGGTTGACATCGAGCAGTGCAAGAAATTTCTTGAGTGTATAGATATTCCTTTTGTGTTGAGGGATTACCAACTCGAGACATTCCGCAAGATTATACAGAATCAAAGACATGTTATTGTATCGCCTACAGGTTCTGGCAAATCATTAGTTATTTACCTTACTGCGTTATATAGTCAAACCGTGCTTGAACAGAAGACTCTTATCATTGTGCCTACAACATCATTAGTTGAGCAAATGACTTCCGATTTTGCTGATTATTCAATTAATAATGGTTGGTCAACTGATGACTATGTACATAAAATTTATTCAGGGCATGAAAAGCTTAGTGACAAACCTATTGTTATTACTACATGGCAATCGATATTCCGTCTTGGTCGTGGGTGGTTTGAACCATTTGGCACTGTTATTTGTGATGAAGCACATCTAGCCAAGGCCAAGTCGATTACAAGCGTCATGGATAAATGTGTAAACGCAACACATCGTATTGGTACAACAGGAACATTAGATAATAGTGAAACGCATAAGCTAGTGTTACAGGGATTATTTGGTGATGTGTTTAAAGCTACTACGACGAAGAAGCTAATTGATGCTGATACCTTGTCAAAGACTAAGATAAATTTGCTCCGTTTAGAATACTCATCCCAAGATGCTAAGGATTTTAGACGTGAGGTATCTAGTTATCCGGACGAAATGGCATACCTTGTTTCAAATGATAGGCGTAATGAATTTATATGCAGGTTAGCTATAGCACAGAAGAAAAATACCCTCATCCTGTACAACTATGTGGACACCCATGGTATACCATTATTTGAGAAGTTAAAACAACTATTGGGTGACTCAGGCCGTACCACGTTCTTTATATCGGGGGCTATTGATACTGCTAGCCGCGAATATATCCGTAAAATAATGGAAACGGAGAGTAATGCAATACTGGTAGCTTCAATGGGTACGTTCTCAACAGGTGTGAACATTAAGAATCTACACAACATCATTTTAGCAAGTCCAACAAAATCCGTTATTAGAGTTTTACAATCCATCGGCCGAGGCCTCAGGAAACATGGAGAGAATTCAATTCTGCGGGTATATGACATTATTGATGATATTACAGATGGCAAGTCAAAGAAGAACTTTGCTTTGAAACATGGTCTTGAACGAATGAAGTTATATATGCGAGAGAAGTTTGATCACGCCATGTTCTCATTTAAGTTATAAATAGTATAAGAGACAGTGAATTATGTATTATATACAAGAAGATACTAGTAGTGATCCCGATATCAAAAAGTCAGAGTTCTATCAAAGAACTCAAATTCTTAAGTTAACAACTGGGGAAACTATAATCGCTATATTGAATGAAGGTGAGCACGAAGATTTCTATATTCTGCAATATCCATACGTTCTGCATCAGGTTGTTGCCGACGATACCTTACACACATTCATGACTCAATGGGCTGTAGGCGCAGATCTTCCTTTAGTACCTATTACTGGAGATGATATCTTAACTGCATATAAGCCTTCACTATCAATCTTTATTAAATTCGGTAAGTCCATCATAGAAGACAATGCTGAACGAATGGGTAAAACCGTACCCAAATATAACTGTAAGAAGACTAATAACAGGTCTAGGAACTCATCATCTATCGATGATGGATTAGAGTGGTTAAATAGATTCAAATGGAAGCCTGACGAGATTTAGATATTAAAACTCCAACTGGCTTTGTTTGTTCGATTAACTTAGATAGGATTATACCATACTCGAATAAGCTTGTACACTTTTATTTTTACACAATATGTTAACAACACAAAGTTGTGTACAAACCCTTTAAATTATGGTAGTATAGATCTATCAATTAAACAGATTGGCTAATATGAAACAAACACGAACTAGACGAGCTCCAGAGCACTACGTCAGTAACAAGGATTTTACTGCGGCTGTAGTTGAATATACTTTACGCAAGGACCGAGACACGCCTATGCCAGATTATGTAGCAGAGTGTTTTTTGAGGATGGCCGAAGGTTTATCCCACAAACCATGCTTTTATTCTTATTCGTATCGTCAAGATATGGTGATGGATGGTGTTGAGAATTGTGTGAAAGCCGTTGGTAACTATAACCCTAAGGCAAAAACACGAGGCGGTGCACCAAATGCTTTTGGATATTTTACTCAAATCATTTACTTTGCATTTCTGCGCCGTATAGCTAAAGAGAAGCGCCAGCAGGAAATTAAAGAACGCGTCATTAGTAATTCTGGTATTGATCAATTTATGCAGAATGATAGCTATAACAACGAAGCCAATGGTATAGTTGAGAGAATGCGGACGCGGCACGAAAACTGGTGATACTTTGAAAATAGCAATCCTTAATGACACACACTTTGGGTATAAAAACGGTTCATCACATTATATGAACTATCAAAGTTTGTTTTATAGAAACGTTTTCTTTCCATATTGTAAAGAACATGGTATCACAGAAATACTTCATCTTGGTGACATGTTTGATAATAGACGTCAAATATCAATTAAGACATTACGTTTTGTTCGTGAACAATTCTTGGAAAAACTTGCAGAAAATAATATGCATATGCATGTTATTCCTGGAAATCACGATACATTTTTTCGTAATACCAATGACCTTTGTTCATTGGTTGAAGTGCTAAAGCATTATTCTGATTGTGTTACACTGCACATGGAACCTACTATTATCGATTATGATGGCGTTGATGTTGGTCTTGTTCCATGGATCAATAATACGAACTATAGCGACTCACTCCACTTCATTGCTAATTCTACATGTCCAATACTTGCCGGCCACTTTGAAGTTGCTGGATTCAAGTACATAGCAAATTCAAATATTAAATCACAGGGTGAGAACCTTTCAGTATTTTCTCAATACGATTTAGTGTTATCTGGTCATTATCATACACGGGGCACCCATCAAAATGTAATGTATTTGGGATCTCAGTACGAATTCAATTGGAGTGATGTTGATGATGGCAAATTCTTCCACGTGCTAGATACTGTATCGCGAGACGTGCACGCCGTGCAGAACACTAATTATTTGTATTATCGTTTCTATTACAATGATACAGATGCTGAGTCGATTGAAGACATTTTAGCTAACGCCGATATCAGCAATATTACTGATACGTTTGTTAGAGTTGTTGTGCAGAAAAAAAACAACTATCATATTTTTGATCAGTTCATTAATCAGATTCAACAGAAGAATCCATTTGATCTTTCGGTTATTGAAAACTTTGACGTTGGTTCATCAATTGAAGCTGAAGAAAACATTGAAGCAATTGAAGACACATCGACGCTTATAGATGATTACGTCGATAATACACTTTCGACTCCTCTTGATAAGGATAAACTAAAAACCATGTTGCAGCACCTTTATGCAGAAGCATCAATGTTGGAGACAGTAATATGATAGTCTTTAAGAAGATTACTTATTCTAACTTTTTAAGCACTGGTGATAAGCCAGTTGAAATTGAACTTAATACTTCACCTACGACTTTAATTGTTGGAGCCAATGGGGAAGGTAAATCTATTTTACTGGACGCATTGTCATTTGGATTATTTGGTAAACCGCATCGTGATATTAACAAGCCACAATTAGTTAACTCTGTAAACGGTAAAGACACGCTTGTTGAAATTGAATTCAGCATTGGCACAACTAAGTATTGCGTTCGTCGTGGGATCAAACCCAACATTTTTGAAATATTCAAAAATGGTGTTATGATTAACCAACAATCGCATTCACGTGATTATCAGAAGGTTCTAGAGAATAGCATTCTTAAGTTGAATCATCGTTCGTTTCATCAAATTGTAGTGCTTGGATCTTCATCATTTATTCCATTTATGCAATTAGCGCCGTATCATCGTCGTGGTGTTATTGAGGATTTGCTAGACATTAGTATCTTTTCGAAAATGAATAGTGTCTTGCGTGATGAAAAGGCGGCCACTAAGGAAACCCTTGCAACCCTTGATCGCGAATGTGACGTAATTGAATCAAAGATTGAATTACAAAAAGAGCACATCAATGATATTACATCTATTACAGATAATAACCGCGATCGTATTGAAACTGAGATTAACGTCATCGATCAAGAAATTGTTGATTTGGGAATTAAAATTGAAGACATTTCTTATACGCTTGGTGAGCTTGAAACGTTAAATGTTAAGGAAACTCGCAAGCAGCGCGACCTAATACGCCAATACGAGGCTAGTACTAGCGGGAAGATAAAACGCCTTTCGGCAAGTGCAGAGTTTTTCAAAGAACATGATGTGTGTCCTTCGTGTTCTCAGACTATTACAATGAAAACCAAGCAGAAAATGATTGACAGTCTGACTCACAAGATTAGTAATGTCAGCGATGGTTATGCTGCACTTAAAGCTAAAGTTGTTGAAATCGAAAAGAATTATCAGACTGCTATTGATATTCAAACTGAGCGTAATAAACTACACGGTGATATTTCGTATCTTCAGCGTTTGATTCAAACAAAAGAAGCTGAAAAGCTTGCTAAGCTCGATTCAATTAATGAAACGCATAGTGAAAATAGACTGATTCACGCCAAAGAGCATCTTACTAGTCTATTGGTCGAGTTAAATGAGAAACGAGATATACGTACAAAGCATCTCGAAGGTATACGCTATCAAAGTATGTGTGATGAATTGCTTAAGGATACTGGAATTAAAACCAAGATCATTAAGCAGTACCTTCCTGCAATGAATCGTATGATCAATGAATATCTCCAGTTGTTTGACTTTTTCGTATCGTTTACCATTGATGAGAATTTCAATGAAAAGATTAGATCACGCCACCGCGATGATTTTTCATACGCATCCTTCTCAGAAGGTGAAAAGGCGCGGATTGATTTAGCGTTAATGTTTACATGGAGACGTATTGCTAAATTGAAGCATAGCACTGACGTCAACTTGCTTATTCTTGATGAGATCATGGACGCATCACTTGACGAACCTGGGTTGAACGCATTAAAGACAGTATTTGACACGCTTGAAGCTGACAGTAATATTGTGGTTATTTCGCATCGTGGCGAAGTTAAAGAGTCATCTGATTTTAGTCGATTGATTAAGGTTTACAAAAAAGACTTATTCACCCACGCAGCTATAGAGACCTAAACCTATATAAATACTATAGAATAGCTAATCACAAGGATTTTTATGCTTAATTTTATCGACTATCTTCATCTAAATGAAGCTGTTCGGCCGCCACAAACTGATGCAGAGATAATCACAATCCAATTTCTAGAAAAGCTGGATACTGGAATTCAGTCTGTAGATGTTACCGAAAGTTCAATCAACTCTAAAACAAATAGTAAAACAATCTATGTTGATCAGTATATACCAGGACATTTACGCACCTCCTATGTATCTAAAGCTGAAGAAATTGTAAAGGCGGATGAAAAGTGGAAACTCGGCAAGGTCACCAAGCCTGATCGTATTGGTAAAGACCTTGCGCTCACTCATCCCGATATTAAGAAGTCAGTATACATCCAAAACCGTCCCGCTGCAGGATTCAAGTCTGATGGCGATCCAAACGAATTATTCTCAGCAGCCATCGCACTGTTGTCGTCAGTGCCCGATCCAAAAACGCCTGAAGAACTAGATACTATCATCGCTGAATTACAAAAGGTTGTAAAGAGCGGCAAAGTTAAAGGCGCTACGGCGGGTCAGATTTCCGGAATGGCGGCTGATTATGGAAACCTTTGTGCTGCTATATCAGCGGCGGCAACGATTCCTTCTATGTATCAAGGTGCTGATACAGTATATCTTACCGGCCAAGCTTGGGACGATGACGTTAAGCAGTTCCAAGTTTCCAAGTATGGAATGAAGGATTTTAACTCTTCAGATTACATTATCAAAAAGGGTAAAAACTTTCTTGGTGTATCATTAAAAAAGAAGGGCTCTGGTAACGCTGCCGATCCCACGCTTATTAATAAAGGATTCACTGGATTAGCCGCGGCTCTTAACGAGATGGATGACAACCCTAATGCAGAACAACGAATGGCGTTGGATAAATTGGATGATCAAATTGGCAAGTTCTATTCAGGAATGATCATTGATAATGTAAATGAATTCCAACCAGCGATTCAAAAAGAATTACAAACAATTCTTAAAAAGGGTAAAGCTGCTGCGCTTACAGAGCTCATTGGTTCAGGCGCTAAGCGTCCATGGAAGACATTCGTGAATGCGCTTGATAATCGTTTAATTAATGCTGCTCTCAAATCGCAGAAGAGTGTGTTAAAAACGATTGATGAATTGTTTAAAGCTCAAGCTAAACCATTTGCCGAAAGTCTTATTAAACTAATCTTCAAATCTGAGCTGAAGGATCTTAAAGAGGTTAACTTTGATTTTGCTCTAGTTACAGGCATCGGTCGATATCTTAAGAGTGGCCCGGTTATTGAAAAGGGCGAGTATAAAGACGTTAACACGATGACGACTGTTCTTGACGACTTACTTAGCAAAGGTAAAATTGAAATGAAGCAAAACCCCAAGGTTAAGCAGGCATTTCAGGCTGGAGCAACATCGGCAACGTTAACATATATTTTGACGGTCGGTGGAACTCCTCTATTAGATATCGTTATGCGTTATAAAGGTAACTTTAGAAGTTCACCTTCAATCATGGCTACAATGCGTCCTGAACTCAAGGCGCTATTTCATTAAGGAAATAATATGCAATCATTTAGAGAATACTTAGCCGAGGCGTATGCCGACGGTAAAAACACCCATATGACACACATTGATGACCTCGTGCTTTATGGTGGAGTCGGTGGTGTACGCAACGCTATTAACATGCTTCGGGGAATCCGCGATACAATGGCAGGTAACGCCACATCACCTATTAACCGCACGGTTAAATGGGACGGCGCGCCGGCAATTTTTGTTGGAGAGGATCCCGCAGATAACAAATTTTTTATTGCGAAGAAAGGACTATTTGCTAAGAATCCAAAGGTGTATAAATCTGTAGAAGACATTGATGCTGATACATCGGGTGATTTGGCAGAGAAGCTCAAGACGGCCTTCAATGAACTTAAGGATACGGGTATAGTGAATATAATCCAAGGGGATTTAATGTTCACCAAGAGTGACCTGACAACCGAGACGATTGGTGGAGAGAAGTATATCACCTTCCAGCCCAATACGATTGTATATGCAGTACCTGTAGGCTCAGATCTAGCTAATAAGATCAAGAAGGCTAATATTGGTGTGGTATTCCATACGACTTATACAGGACCATCTCTTGATAACATGAAGGCTTCATATAAAGTTAACCTATCAGGTATTATGCAGAAACCTACGGTGTGGATGCAAGATGCCGAGTACCACGATCTTTCTGGTACAGCAACATTTACAAAGAAGGATTCCGATGCAGTAACAAAGATTCTTTCAAATGCAGGCAAGATATTCCAAAAGTTATCTAGCAGCATTCTCAAGGATCTAGAAAATGATCCAGCACTCGCCCGTCTAATCGAGCAGTATAACAATACACTCGTTCGAAAGGGAGAGCGAATTGGTAATACATCGCGGCATGTTTCAAACCTCATTGATTGGTTTAACGCTCGAGCAGCAGCTGAAATCGAAAAGCGTAAATCAGAAAAAGGCAAAATTTCAGTGCAGGCTAAACACGACGAGTTTATGGCTTTCTTCTCTAAGAAAAACATGGCTGAGCTTGACAAGTTATTTCAATTGCAGAACGCTATCGTCGATGCTAAAATGTATATCGTCAACAAGATGAACGAGATTCAACAGACATCAACGTTTGTTAAAATGCAGGATGGTACATATAAAGTGACTGAGCCCGAAGGATATGTTGCTATTGATCAAAAAGGTAATGCTGTTAAGTTGGTTGATAGACTAAACTTTTCATATCTTAACTTCTCGCCGGACATTTTAAAAGGTTGGAATTGAATTTAACTAATGAAAAACTTTCTAACATATTTACGAGAAGCTAAAACAGTTTTTGATTACTTGTTGTTTGAACCTAAGGGCGAAGAGCTTAAGATAGCAATAAAGATTTCGAAGATGATAAGCAATCCTCGTGAGGTGTATCGCGGGATGTGCATGAAAGAGTATAGAGCGCTTATTCATGAGAAGATGATTACCTCAATGGGTCAGGGCAACACGCGTGGAGGGGATTCACCATACGTTACAGAAGACATCCAGCTCGCAGGACGATTTGCAATTAGAGCTTGGAAGGATCATAAAGATGGCGCTGTATTAGTATCATTTGCCCGTGATAAATTACCAGAACTGCGTCCGGCCGATCCAACTAATTTTCGAGTTGACTTCATAACTTCGAATGCCATAACAAATAAATATATTTTAGGGAAACGATCATGAAATCATTTAGTCAATTTAGAGAAGAAACCACAAAGACAGTTACGTTTGCCTTTGGCCGTTTTAATCCTCCCACAGTAGGTCACGAAAAGCTACTTGACAAAGTAAAGCAAACCGCTAAAGGTGGAGACTTCTTTATCTTTCCATCACAATCAGAGGATCCTAAAAAGAATCCATTACCGTTTGAACTAAAGGGAAAATATCTCAAGAAGATGTTTCCGAAGTACGCCAAGAACATAGACATCGATCGAGCCATCAAGACACCCCTAGATGCCATTATAAAGCTATATGATATGGGATATACTAAGGCGCAGTTAGTAGTTGGTTCAGACCGCCTGAAAGCGTTCGAGTTCCTTGTTAAATATAATGGTGTTGAATCAAATGGTAAGTACTATAACTTCCCTGATGGTATTCACCTGATCTCGGCCGGAGCTCGTGATCCCGATGCAGATGATGTAGTAAGTGCAATGTCAGCTTCTAAACTCCGCGCCGCCGCAGCAGATGGTGATCTGAAATTGTTTTCAACTGGAATGCCTCGGGGTTTTAATGATGTCGAGAAACTCTTGAATGACATTCGTAAAGGTATGAATATGCCGGTTATAAAGTCTTTCCGCGAGCACGTGCAACTACCGAAAAAGTCAGATGTTCGTGAACTTTATGTTGCTAATGAGATTTTTAGACTCGGTGAAACAGTATGTTCTATTAAGACGAACATACGCTTTGTCATTAAAGAGCGGAAAACAAATTATGTTGTTGATTATAGCGGAAAACGATATTTCATCAGCGATCTAATTCCTATATCATAGCGCTAAGGCGTTACATGCGATAATTTTATAATGAAGAATCTAACAGCGAGATTTCCAAAGTATACAAAGTTCTGGAATGACGTCGGTTTACAGACATTAGGTCAACACCTGTTTTATAATTCCCATCCTCGCTACATACTAAGCATCCTAGAAGCAGCATTTGTTGATGTAACACTAACAGATGTCAATGAATTACCAGTTGTAACAGAAACATCCTCGCCTGTAAAACAAATTCAATGGATGCGCGAATGTTTAAGTTTGTGAGGTGACCATGATTATATCAAATAAACATAAAGTAGTTTTGTTGCAATTCCAAAAACGGGAACACGTAGTGTATACAATTCTTTACGCAATGTGTTTGCAGGCGAATTGTATAAAGAACATCATAAAGTAATTCCTAAAGAATACAGAGACTTTTTCAAATTCACAATTGTTCGAAATCCGTATGACCGTATTGTGTCAGTATGGTGGGCCACTACACACCGCGGACAAGCTGACGGACCAATAGAGCCAGTTCCGCCCCTGAAACGTTGGGCCAAGGGTGGAAAGATGATAGCTATTTTAGGAAATGACATTTCATTCGAAAACTTCTGTAGGCATTTGCCAGAACTCGGACAATCTGGAACCCATTGCATCCACGCCCAGCCCCAAATCGATTGGATATATCCTAACATGTTCGATGCAATTATACCATTTGAAGATTTGAACGAAGCATGGTTATCGCTTCCATTCAATACTTCTAAAGATGAACTGAAGCATATAAATGCTACAGCACGTAAAGAAAATAATAATCCCATTTCCCGCCAAAGCGTAGATTACTACTTAACGCCAAATACAATTAAACATATCAACGAGTTTTATGCTGATGACTTTGCGATATTGGGGTACAAAAAGAAATGAATGAAACAACATCTATAGAGATATCCAATCACCAAGTTGAGATGCTTGTAAAGAAGGACAAGCCTGTCATTTTCATTGAGCTACTATCAAGTCAATCGTTTGATGAAGTTTCTAAGTTTTGTATGTCATATGGATATGACTCTTTTCGTTCATAGATGATCATGCTGAAACTGTCACACAGTGTGATAAACATATTAAAGCCGGAAATTATATTTTGCGACAGAAACGGAGTAATAGTTTATAATGAATTCAAAACCAAAAATAGTTGTCAGCAAACCCCGTTGGGCCGCAGATGCTCAGACATGGTTGTACTGGAACGCAATGTATCAAGTCGTCTGTGATGTATATTCGAACGACTATGATATCGAAATATTTGAAGTAACGCCAACGACTCAAGGGATAACCGATTTAACACAACACATTTTAGTTAATCAGCATACGTTTGAGTTATTTCTAGCTCACCACTTAACATCGCCAGCATTACCTAAGACGATAACGTACAAATCTGTTTATTATCCAAACCAGTTTTATTTCGGATCGGGTGGATATAGTTGTTTTTCTGATATATGCCACAAACCTTTGATGTCTGGTAAAATACTTAGAGAATCAGTGTATAATGATTTTTACGAACAACACATTAAACCATGTCTAAGTGATACGAAATACAAAGAGAAAAACACTGCTCCTCTTGAAGCTGCAATTCCAAACGACTTTATTTTTGTTGCGTTACAAGTTGAAGACGATACAGTGATGACGCGCCGATTTATGTCGACGACTGTAATGATAAGACGCGCAATAGATGCCGCTCGTATGTTGGGTATAGCAACTGTCATCAAGATACATCCGGGTACTGATAAGCAGCATGTATCGAGAACTGCAATCGCAGCTCTTGTGAAAAGTAATTCTGACGTCTTTGTATCAACAGCTGATGTTCGCTTATTATTAGACAAAGCAATAGCAGTTTGTGTTATGAATTCGGGCGTTGGCTTTGAAGCGTTATGTCGATTAAAACCAGTGTTCACTTTTGCGCAGTCCGATTATTATCTTGGAACTTTTCAGAATTACACTTCTGATCAAATAGCTACAGCCCTTGCAAAAAAGGACGTCATTGACCCCGCTAAATTAAAACGCTTCCTATACAACTGGTGGCAAGAAATTTGTGATGTTAACATACCGACATTTAAAGAAAAGATAAAAAATTGTATCGACGAATATTTACAGCGTGATATGACTACAGCCAGTCCGGCAATGATAACCAATTTGCCGAAGGTCAATATGGTAATGTCCGGTAAGTCAGATTGGGTATTTGAGAAAATGCTTAATCTTTATAAAGAGAGATTTGCCGGCAAATACGAAATCATTGAAACATGTAATCCATTAGCAGATGCTGACATATATCAGTATTGGCGCCCGACGTGTGAAATTTCAAAGAAGTTTTTTAAGACAATAGAACGTTCAAGTAAGTATTGCAAGCATGGCATTCATATGATGCATGACAGTCCATTTGATGAACAGCGGCACAAACCAGGGTATCGTAGAATTATGATTAGTAGTTTTGCTAAAGTATTTTACACGTCTCAAGAACAACTAAAGTTTTACGATAATGTATCGGCATCCCGCCGGGTTCTTACACCATTGGCGCCTATTAACACTACACTCTTTAAACCTTCGCCAATAAACCGCACCCGCAAATTGCGGGTAGGATACATCACGCGAAGTTATCCTGATGGAGTTAAGGGCGAGAATCTATTTTTTGATATTATTAAAAAGCTTGACCCTAATAAATTTGAATTGGTTATATCTGAACACGCTGCTGTTATAAATGATCCGCTGCTAAAAAGATTTACGGTAAACGCTGCTAAAAAGATCGACGTGTTAGTGATATGTTCGAAATATGAAGGAACACCTTTGCCGTTAATAGAAGCTACTGCTGCAGGTATCTATGTTCTAACAACGAAGTGTGGTGTCGCGTCAGAAATACTTCCACCTAAAAATATATGTTGGGATTTAGCAGAAGCGTTCGTTGACAAACTCAAAGATATTGAACAGGATCGTCAGATCCTTGCTGATTTTAAAAAGATAGCTCCAAGTTTGGTGGCTGATCGAACGTGGGATAACTATTTTAATATAGTCGAATCCGCATACAAAGACATGTTATAAATAATGATGTACAATTCTATTGGATTATGATATACTATTACCAGATTATTCAGATATACCTATATCTGGCCAGAAGAGCTATTATATGGTCTGTTATGGCAGTATATGCCAGCTAATGTATCATATAGTAGTCATTAAGCCAGTATAATGTACATTTTATGATCCATTAGTTTAATGTAATAAATATTAAGCTGTTTGATCCCTTCCTCTGCGTAAATCGTAGATAGGCCTAGCAGCGTCTTGCCCGTATAGCTCAGTTGGTAGAGCAGCTCACTTGTAATGAGCAGGTCGTTGGTTCGAAGCCTACTGCGGGCTCCAATGAAAAGGATAAGTTCAATATGAATCGTTTAATGACAAACAGGTTATACTCGGTCTTCTAGATAACAAACTAGGAGATAATATGAGCAGAACATATCGTACACAACTAAGCAGTTTTGTAAAAGTTAAAGGTAACATTTATCACTGGCGTGATGATTGGTCTCATGAAGATATTCCAAAATGGTCAGGAGTAGCGTGGTTTGAGAAGATCACTACACGCAATCGTGATCGCAAGCCTTGGAATAAACCCTCAAGCCTTTTCAAACAAATGAAACGTCGCATCGAACGTGCAAAAGTACGAGATGCAATGGTTAACGAACGGTACACAAACATTCCTCTTTTTAAACATACAGATCAGTGGGATTGGACATGAATATAAATAATATTTTGGTCAATAATCTAACCTAATAATACATAAGGAATACGTAGCATGAGTAGTTTAATTCAAAGTATCGCAGAAGCCGTCAGCAAAGAGCCGGAGCAAAAGAAACCTATTGACGAAGCATTGAGCATTAAAGTAGGCGAACGCGCAAACAATAAACGTGCCGAAGGCCTCGTTCGCACAGCATCTATGCGGGCATTACGCACAGCGATCAACGAGATTGCAGAGGATATGCGTGATGATGGTTTTGAAGACGAAGATATTCATGGTTTCTTGGCTTCGTTCATTCTGCAGACAGTATAAAAATAAAGTAGCGATAAACTGTAGATAAATAACAGTGTACATTCTAGCTCGACTATGGTATATTAGTACCATAATCAAATTAGAGAGAAGGTGATGCTTGGAAATAGTGATGTATTGATTTAATAAACGGGGGTGTTTTGGTTTCGACGTTTGGAATCTAACACAGACCGCATGCAGAGGAATGACAAGGTTGGCCTCTCTAAAAGCCTTTCATGAAGTAGCTGATAACGCACTTCCTCTCGCTGCTTAAACCCAGCGATACGAAACTAGTGAAGATATTCTTTGGGAGTAACTAGGAGTAGGACACGCTACGCAAAGAGACCAGAGTTGGTAACTGCTCTTGATTAGTTGCAATAGGGATATAGCCTGCATTACGTTCCCTTGGAAAGTGGCTATTGCGGCTAGTTAACGGCCAAGTAATTGTTAACTAAGCATGTAGAAGTTTGTATTTAATTTACTTACGGACGAGGAGTTCGACTCTCCTCCACCTCCACCAATTTTTATGAATAATCCGTGGTGCGCAAATGTAACCGAGACTTTGCGCATATATAAGCCTCTAAGTGCTGGTAGAACCGATAAACATCCTTCTCAGGAGTTGCACTTTTGGCGTTGGGTAGACATTCCCAGCCGGATCTCCATTTTTAGTGAAAGGTATATTATGACAAGCGCCAACGTCGTGTATTATAAGGTGTATCGTGATGGTACACTAATTCTCGATGATCATCAGCATTTGCTATGCAAAAATACCATCGACGAAAAACTATATTCTATAGATAATCCCGATGAGTGTACTCTGGTAACTATTTGGCCTGATGAATATGAGTGTCCACATGAAGGTGAGAATAATCTTGCCGCATTTCTTGCAGAGAAGACCAGACGTAAGTTACAGCAAAAGAAGTATTGCGGCGATTATATGTATTTGAAGAATAAAGGATACACACTGGAACAAATACAGTCAATGAGCAAATTTAAACGTGCTCTTATATTGTGGTGGAGAGACATTTATAAATAGGGATTATCATGAGATGCCCTTGCCACGAAATGATTGCCGCTCAGCTAGAATTTCTATCAGAACGTATAGCTATAAATAAATGGCATCGGTCGGAAGAAGCTCACCATGATGTTGGTACTAAGGTTGCTACAGCTGATTATTTCGAACATCACTTATTTACTGATGCAGCAGAGTTTCGCGAAAAGTTCTGTGGTGGCAAGGATTGCTATTTGATTAGCCAACGCCCAACTCATGAATAGATTCCAATTGTGTATAAGTACCTGAGTGTAATAAGTTTAATTGTTAATGTCGTAGATTATGAATAGATTTTTGAAAAAGGGTTAATAGTAAAGCCAACAAACCAGTAACCCCGTAAGACCCAGCGACTCGAAAGAGTAGGCAGCTGTTAGGTTGGCACCTTATCTACGACGATAATTTAAAATTTTATTCATAGCGTAAGTGGGAATGAATACCACAAAGGGCACATAAAGTCAGGGTTGCAGATGCGAACACGGTGAGACACTCTACTGCGTAAAGATTCCCGAAGCCTAGTGTAACGCCCCTGATAGTTCAGGGAGATGAAGGTTCGAATCCTTCTGAATATTTGTCTGGCCTATAGTGTAGTGGCAGCACAAGAGTCTTTGACACTCTTGGGACAGGTTCAAATCCTGTTAGGCCAACCAGCAGTGTTGCCATTGCAATACAATATTGCCATTGCAATACAATAAGTAACTATAGTTGTAAAAAAACAGTGTACAATAATAATAGACTATGGTAGAATAGATCCCTAGTTAAGGAAGGTATAAATTATGAATACGATGAAGAAACGAATCAATGTTACATGTGCAAATAGTGGTTGTGGTAAGGAATTTTCAATCCTGCCTCGCACTGACGGCAAGCCACAGCGTAGTGAGTGTTTTACGTGCAAGCCGCGTCACGTGTTTTCAGCCCCTAAGTGAAATTAGACAGCGTTGTGGTCTGGTAGGTCGGCCCACGAAAGTAGCGTTGCCGTTAGAGTCGGAAGACCTAATCATTTTAATGAATTGCTGTGAAGACCAATGACTGCTAAAGAGATTAAAAGAATTATTGGTTATCGCGCGTATGCGCATGGATTGCTTGATAAGTGTTGTCAAAACGGTGCGCCAACAGTTAGATGTATTGTTGGTGTGTTTTTGATACGGTGTGAACGCTGCGGCTATCATTTACAATCCCATGAGTTTCACCTTCTGTGCCGAACATGGAACGAATCAATAAGGAATAGAACATGAAAATAGTTTGTATATCAGATACGCACCGCTACCACGCCCAAGTTGATAAGGTACATGCAGACGTTGTAGTGCATGCAGGAGATGTGTGTGGCCATGGAAGCGTTAATGAATTAAAGAGCTTTATTGAATGGTACAAGGATTATCCTTGCACACATAAGATTTTCGTTGCAGGAAATCATGATAGATGCCTTGAAACGCAATTAAATCTCGAAGATGACATCCGTGCTGCAGGCATTATATACTTAAAGGACTCCAGTGTTGTAATTGATGGCATTGAGTTTTATGGTACGCCATATCAGCCATTCTTTTGCAATTGGGCTTTTAATGTTCGTGATGTATTTCAACTTCGAGAGATATACAGACAGATTCCAGAGTCTACAGACTTTTTAATCACGCACTGCCCGCCTTATGGTGTCATGGATGTATGTCGAGATGGTAGCGTGGGATCATCAGAGCTGCAGATCGAACTTAGAAGGGTTTCCCCTAAGTATCACCTTTTCGGCCACATCCACGAGGCCCACGGGCGTATTGATATTGATGGAACGACATATATTAATGCATGTCAATGTGATGAACACTACGATATAACAAACCAACCAATTACGGTTGAAATATAATAAGGAATATATATATGATGAATAAAGCGAGTACGATAATTGCTTTGATGCTGATTACAATTGGCTGCAGAGCTGAAGAGCTGGATAAGAAAGCTATATGGGAGAATGAGCGCATCACTTTGCCGACCATGACAAACTATGTATGGGGTGTAATTGCACATGTCGACGTCGTCAATTATAGCGCGGCCGAGAGGGTAGAACCAACCACAGCGAGCGAAGAGCTAGTAACGAACAGTTGGACTCAATGCATATCCAATTATGACCGCGGTCTTAAGCAAATATGCGCGCCTGAATATGCATACATGGTTGGCCAATTCAATGATTATGTTTTTGCGGCGACAAATTCTGCTTGTATTATTGGTGATGTTAGGATGGGATCATTCGATGGCCACATGTTTGCTATCAGTTGTAATAAAGAACATATTGATGATTATCCTAAGGTGCAAAAGATATATCGAGGCGTGCAAAAACGAATTACCTACAAGAAGACTATTTTTATTGCAGGTGATGAGATTGAAACGACTTGGGAAAAGTATACATATCCTCATCAGAAACTCACTAAGACAATCACCGTTAAAATTGTTAAGGATGTGGTGGTAGACGAAGCTGTTGAGGAAACATTTCGCAAATAGTCTAACGTTTTGCAATCAAATGGACTAATGCAGCAGTCATAAATAGATCCAAGCTTCTAGATGTTATAAATAACAATAGAATAACACTGGAAAAGGATCTATTTATGACTTCACCTATAAAGTCAATCGCCGGACGTGTGCTTGACAAACATTCAAAATATCAACTAGCTGGCGTTAAAGGCAGCAATACGGAAATCTCAAATTGGTACTCGTCTCGCGAAGAGGTGCAGGCCATTCAAGAAGAGATTGAAGCATTGTCGATCTTTGACGCCTTTACTATTACTAAAGCTCTTCCCCACCAAGCTGGTCTAAATGACCCAGCTACACTTGAAGAGTACACTGTGTTGAACATCGATGAAATGCTCAACGAATCACTTTCTACAGGCGCTATTGACAAAGCCGCGAATATTATTCTTAAGTACATTCGACGTAAGACCGGAAATAAGAAAATCTTTACAAGCTTGGGTGTTGAAGAGTATAAGAATTCAACAAGTTCTGGTGTAGGAATTCGTTTCTTTGCACCTGGGAAGAAAATTGAATCATGGCGCTTTAACTGGAAATCAGAATCCAGCGCTGATTATCATAACCTCAATTCAATCGATATGTGGAATGGTAAAACTCAAGGCCCTACGTACCATATAGTCTTTGAAAAACCTATTTCTCTGGTGCAGGTCCTTCCACAATTTGTGGATATGCTTATGAGTGGCGTTAAGAAGGGTGGGTTCATGACCTATCCAACAGACATTTCATTAAAGGAAAGTGTTGATACTGTTGAAATGGTCTTGGCTGAAGCAATAGATCCAATTGAAGCTTTTGATGGAGTTTTAAATTTGCTTGCATCACCAAATTTCACCAAGAATAAAGTATGGTCTATTTGGAAGTCAATGGGTCTTAAGATCTTTGATGCTTTGGAAATGGCCTATCCTGAACTTATCGTTAAAGCCGGCCGTGGTTATACCTGGGAAGGCACTGACGATGACATCAAAGAGATGAGCAAACAAAAGGATACATTCCTTCATCAGCTTGGAGCTGTTAAGGGTCGTGTTGGAGGCGGAGCTTCAAAGGAGAGCTACACATACAATAAGAAACTGGATGATCTCGAAGCGCAAAAGGAACGTATCACATTTGAGAAGCAGTTAGATGACTTAGAGAAACTTATTAAGTTGACCATTTCAGGCGCTTCCAATGCCTTATTCGTGGCAGGTCGAGGTGGTGTAGGTAAAACCCACACCGTTGAGAAAACCCTCGAATCCGCCGGTCTGAAGGACGGAGATGGCTACTTCAAGAATACTGGTACAGCATCGGCTGCTGGTATGTATACACTGCTATTCAAATACCAAGATGGTATTATTCTATTCGACGATTCGGATGATGCTCTCAAGGATCAAGAAGCCCGAAATATGATTAAAGCAGCAACTGATACGAAACCTATTCGTAAGTTGGTGTGGAATAAAATGGGTAAGAACGTTATCGAGCCTGAGAATTATGATGGCACACATGACGAGATGATTGACGATGGTAAGATTCCACGTTATTTTGAGTTCACAGGTAAGATCATTTTTATCTCGAACCTACCAATGGATAAGCTTGATCCTGACGGTGCTATTCGTACTCGCGCCTTCCTTATTGATATTGATCCTACTGATGCAGAGATTTATGATTTCATGGAAAATATCTGCGATAAGATCCCTCTTGATGGTGATTTATTCTTAGATAAGAAACAGCGTGTTGAAGTTGTAGCTCTGCTTCGTACAGGTGGATCAAAACAAACAGCTAACCTACGTAAGTTAGCCCGCGCTTTAAACATGAAGGCCGGTGCACTTAAGTCCGGTGTGGATGTCAATGGACCAGAACTGGCCCGAATGATTGCAACTTACGCATAATAAATATTATAAGGAACAAAATGACAGGCATTACAAAAAGTCTAATAGCCTCAGCAACAGCGGTTTTAACCGAAGAGAATCTAGTTATTATTCCAAAGGAAGATCTTCCAAAAGATTCAAAGATGATCACAAAAGTTACTAATAAGCTCGCATTTTTTGGCCATGGCACGATGTGGAATAGTAAAGACGATAGTATTATGGTTTCGCCAACATCTGGCCGCGATGTTAAAAAGGACATCGTAAACGTATTGAAGCAATTTAGCTAACAACATTAAATTTAATAGAAACAGAGGAAATAAAATGGCATCGAATGGTATTAGTAAAAGTCTTATTGCAAGCGCAAGAAGTGTATTATGTGAAGCTTCAGGCGATAAAGAAGATTATCAAAAGTTTTTTCAGAAGGCTCTTGACAAATATGGAGTGAAGTCACCTAGCGAACTCGACGACGAGAAGAAAAAGTCATTTTTCGATTACATCGATAAGAATTGGAAGGGTGATTCAGAAGATAAGAAAGAATCTACCGATATTGATGAATCTTCAACTATTTTTGAAGGAGATTTTAAGAAGTCAGGGAAGTCAGGCATTGAAGATCTTGGCGGCGGTTGGGAATTGGTTTGGATGTTTAATAACAGCGGCAATGAGATTTATGGCAGCGTTTCGAAGAATGGTAAGCTTGAGAAATCCGCGACAGGTTGGTATCGTACTGCTAAGGTTGTTGATGCTGTTAAGTTAGCTAAGTCGCTTGTTGGTATTAGTGAATCAGTTGAAATTACCGAAAAGAAGACTATCACAAACGTTGATGCTGGTGGTGTTGAAGCCACAATGAAGAAGTATAAGGTGAAGTGGGACGGCTGGGACGAAAGCGATCCAGACAAAATCGTTTACACATTTAAGGGTAAGCCTGTTGCAACATACGATTTTACTGATCTCTTCATCGAAGAGGCTACTGAACCCACTCTTATACTTCCTGAAGCAAAATCGACAGAGGACACATATCGGACGATGGATACACTGAAGATTCTTAAGGCAAGTGGCATGTCTCAGGAAGAAATTTTGAAAATTATCAATAGTCTTAAATTGAAAAACTTTTCAGTATCAAAGAAGGATTTTGCACAATTGGACAAAAATGAATCCGTTGAAGAAACAGAATTAGATGAAAAGAAAATGTCAGCATCTGCAAAGCGCGATGCGGCAATCTATCGTAAAAAGAACAAACTGAAACTTAAGAAGTACGCAGCAAAGCGTAACAAGAAGTTGAAGGCCGGAACACTTAAGGTCAATAAAGCTAAGAGCCGACAAATTAAGAAAGCTCGTGCTAAGTCTGGTATTTCAGATGATGTGAATGTTGGTATAGAAGAGGCTGTAGTGAAGACACAGTACGATTCACAATATAACGATTTGATCAAAAAGATTAGCCAACTTCCATGGAGTGAAAAGGCTAAAAAGACTAAGCAGTCAGCCATGACATATATCGATTTTGTTATGAATGGCTGGGCATTTACTCTTGAATTCTGGATGCCAGATTCTAAATGGGGTACATGGTGGAATTATCAAGGCCTGCTTATTACATCACCTTCATATAAAATGTCCGAGATGTTCAAAAAGACAGGTGCAGAGATGAGTGCTCTTCCTCATAATGCTAAGCCAGATGATAAGCTTCAGAAGGCAAACATTAAGGAACTCGAAGATACGTATAATTGGTTGAAGAAGAATGCCAGTGGTATGACAGAGGATGTCAGCGAAGACGAATATTTCACGGCATATGATGAAGAAGTATTTGCCGATGAAATCAAAATGATTGACGCTCTTATTGAGAATGGCATGGATCCTGATATTGCAATCGATGTTGTTATGAACGATATGGAAGAATCTCAGATTGATGAAGCCAGTTTGATGAATAGAGTGCCAAAGGGACTATCTGATATTGGTAAAGAGTATACGATTAAGAAGGGCACATTGGGCTTTATTTTTACAACTCAGCGCCAGAACATTCCAAAATTCAAAACTAATCGTGAGCTGCAGTTGAAGAGTCTTGGTGCAGAAGAGCGTGGTTCGGGTGAGTTTGCTCACAAGTTGATTTACTTCATCATTCCAGATGTGTTTAGTCACACTGGAAAAGACGAATTGGTAGCATTCCGTGATGACGCGATATAGGAATAAATAACTATATGATGCTTAATGAAAAGAACTTTTTCGAGTTCGCTGTGAAGAGTTATACTAATCCGCGATGCTTCTCTGTAGAGGAATTTATGGAGGACTTTGCGAGGATTAAGTATGTTAAACGGTTATTGAATCGATATACTAAAAGTAAGAATCTACAAGAGCGACTTTTGGTTAATCATTTAGTGTCAATATATAATGTTTTTGATATTGCTTGCGCGAATGAAATGTTATTCTTTAGATGTGATAAGAGTTCGCATCCGGCTTTGCGAGGGTTTTTGGGATTTTTGAATTATCTTCCTCCAGAGTCATCTGGCGCCATTGATCAAAATGTCGTTAATCGATTGAAGTTACTGTAATATTTGGAGAGTATTGAGATGGGGTTATTAAAGAGAGCATCGGATACAGCATATGCATTTAGATTCCTACGTTTGTTGACGCAGGATTGGGACAAGACTCAGGCGTATGAAATGGGATTGATCGATGATAATGGCGCGCTTATACGCAAGCCAGAAACAGGCGATGAGAAGAGTGCCTTTACATATTTCCATCGTTTAGTGTTTAACATTAAACGTGTTATGCAGCGGATGCCTTCAATGCTTCGCAAAGTTGGATCATACGCCGCAGCGCTATATCTTCTTAAGGCTCATGTTGAATGCACTGAAGAGCAATTGGTTGAAGCACTGGGCATTGATATTGATGAATTGAACGAATCAAACCAAACGCCTTTTGACCTTAAAGAGAATTGCCTTTATCAGTTGGGTAATTCTGTGCCACTACATACTTTGCAAAATCAGTATGTCGAAGCCGCAGCAGGAACGACTATAGTAATTAAAAAATCCTTGGGCATTCATTTTGCTACTGAGTTATTCGAGGCTACACATAAGCTGACAGGCTGTCCTGTTATTGTTAGTGGCCATGATATTTCAGAAGACTTGATGAAAGAAGAGGTAATGACTACTGCAGACATGCCCGATATTCCAAAGCCGTTAGTTCATCATACTGGTGCAAAGTATCAGCATTTCAAAGTACCTTCAGACGTATTTCGTAGATTTGATACAGGTCGCAACAAACATGAGCGTTGGAATAACTATCTCGATCTTGCAGATGACACACAAACACAAATCCGTAGCTTTGTAAAGAAGTATCCAAAGGCTACAGTAATTCTTCAAGATGAAGATACCGGTGCTGTAAGATCTATTCGTAGACGTGCTGCCAACGGATTCTAAGAACATCATTCCCATAATAACAGTGTACAAGACTTGAATTATGTGATAAGATAGAACATGATTTAATAAGTAAAAGGAAACTAACATGAGCATTCGAGCGTTACAGGATTACATTTTTTATTCACGCTATGCGCGTCATCTTCCAGAGAAGAAACGTCGTGAAACATTCCGCGAAACAGTGGATCGGGTTTTTGATATGCACCGTAGAAAATATGTAAATGAGCTTGCACAGTCGGAAGAACTTCGCGAGCTCATTTCTATTGCAGAACGGGCATTGGCTTCAAAGACAATCCTTGGTTCACAGCGAGCATTGCAATTTGGAGGAGAAGCTATCCTTAAGAAAAACGAACGAATCTATAATTGCTCATCTGGTCATGTTGACCGCCCTCGGGCATTCCAAGAAGCCCTATACCTTTTGCTGTGTGGAGTTGGTGTAGGATTTTCGACGCAGTATTGTCATGTCAACAAGTTGCCAAAGGTTCAAAAACGAGTATATCGCGAAACCGTTGGTGCTAAAAAGTATGTCGTTGAAGATAGTGTCGAAGGTTGGGCCGATGCTGTTGGTGTTCTTATGTCTTCCTTCTTTGTTGAAGATCAGCCATTTCCAGAATACTTCGGTTGGCACATTGAATTTGATTTTTCCAAGATTCGTCCAAGAGGTTCTTTGATCAGTTGGGGTGGAATTGCACCTGGTCCTGAGGGCCTCGAGAGGGCGTTGGAGCGTATACAGGGGTTGATTAATAGGCGAATAGAATCAAGTGATTCTGGAACCGTCCAGTTACCTCCAATTGACTGCTATGATATTCTGATGCACATCTCTGACTCGGTTCTGTCAGGTGGTATCCGTAGATCCGCTTGTATCAATTTGTTTTCGCCAGAAGATACAGAAATGGCCATGGCAAAAACTGGAGATTGGTTCCTGACTAATCCCCAGCGTGCTCGAAGTAATAACAGCGCTCTTCTTATTCGAAATGATGTGGGTCGTCAGCAATTTGCAGATCTATTCAAACAGACCCGCGAATTCGGCGAGCCGGGGTTTGTATGGGCCGAGCATGAAAATGTAAGTGTAAACCCATGCGTGACTGCTGATACATTGGTCAACGTAAAAGTGAATGGCGAAGAACGGCTTGTGCGAATGGACGTTTTGGTTAGTTTGTTTATATCGAAGAAGGTTACGCTAGAAGCATTAAGTATGAATATTGAGACTAACGTTCGTGAATGGAAAACGATTACTAATGCTGCGATGACTCGTGCTGACGCGGAAATAGTTAAAATTGAATTATGCAATGGTCAGTTTCTTAAATGCACGCCCGATCATAAGATATGGACAACTAATAGAGGATATGTTGAAGCAAAAGATTTGACAGAAGACGATGATGTTGAAATTCTATGATTTATAAATAATAACATGGATTCACAAATGTTATTTTATAGATTATATGGAAAATATGATTCGTGCCATCCCTTTTGGTGTAATTTTACTCAGAACGAGCGCCAAAACTTCAGATATGAAAGAATGCTTTCACCCACAGGTCAAGAATTGTATGATTTGCTAAATAAAAGATACCTAATAGACAAAGAAGGTCTAAAGGTCATTGCTAAGGAATTGAACACGTCATATATGTTAATGCGCCAAGTGATGAATCTATATCAAATTCCACTTCGCAAAGGACAGTCCGTTGTAACTGACGCTCTACGAAAAAGAAGATCTGATAAAGCAATTAGTGAATGGAAAACGCATAGTGGATGGTTTAATCCAGATATTAGACGTAAAATTAAAAAGTACAACGCCCGAGGTGTTCAGGGGTATTTTTATAATAGCACAACAAATAATGATGTTTGGTTAAGATCAACATACGAATTCATCTTTGCGAAGTGGCTCAACCGTACTAAACAAAATTGGAAAATTGAAGTTACGCATTACGTAATGCCAGATGGCCGAATCTATCGTCCGGATTTTTTTCTATATGACGATAACTGGAATTTGTTAAAAATTGTTGAGATTAAAGGATATTGGGATAATAACTCAGATAAAGCCATTATCCTCAGTGAAATTACTGATGTTGAAGTTTGCATTATTAAAGGAAAGTCAATTTGTAAATTTATTGAAGAAAGATCAACTTATGAAAAAGAATTACAGAAATGGAAAGAGGTAAGACGTGTCCAAAGTTAAAAGACTCTCAATTGAACGCAATGAAGATGTATATGATATTACTGTAGAAAGTAATCATAACTTTTTTGCAAATGGAATGCTTGTACACAACTGCGTTGAAATCGGGATGTGGCCCATTTGGTATAATGATGATGGATCTGAAGAATCAGGCTTTCAGTTTTGCAACCTTACAGAGATTAATGGGAAGAAGGCTTCTGATGAAGAAAAGTTTTATGATGCGTGCAAGGCCGCCGCAATTCTGGGTACACTTCAGGCAGGATATACAGACTTCCCATATCTTGGTGAAATAACAGAAAAGATCACCCGCCGCGAAGCTCTGCTTGGTGTTTCTATTACAGGTATGATGGATAATCCTGAAGTATTGTTTGATGAACGTATTCAGCGAAAAGGCGCGAGAGTCGTCAAGAAGTGGAATCGGATTACAGCAAATCTTATAGGCATCAATCCCGCCGCACGCTGCACATGCGTCAAACCGAGCGGAAGCGCAAGCTGCATATTGGGAACTGCTTCTGGAATTCATCCTCATCACGCCAAACGATATATGCGTAGAGTTCAAGCTAATAAACTAGAGTTTCCTGCACAACATTTCAAATCCGTAAATATTGATGCTGTTGAAGATAGTGTATGGAGCGCTAACGATACCGATGAAGTCATCACCTTCTTGTGCGAGGTGCCAGATGGCGCTAAGGTTAAGAATAAGATGTCTGCTATTGATTTGCTTGAGCATGTTAAACTGACTCAAATGAATTGGGTCGAAGAAGGCACAACAAAGGAATTATGCGTTAGAGACTTTGTACGGAATAACGTCTCTAACACTATCACACTTCAGGATAATGAATGGGATGCTGTCGAAAGCTACATTTATCGTAACCGTAAAAGCTTTGCTGGTATTTCCCTATTGTCGTTCGCAGGTGATAAGGACTACGACCAAGCGCCATTCTGTGCTGTATACTCACCTTTAGAACTAGTCAAAATGTATGGAGATGCTTCAGTGTTTGCATCTGGAATGATTGTTGATGGCCTAGCGGCTTTCAAGAATCTATATCGTGCGTGTGATACATTATTAGGTGTTGGCGAAAACACAGAATTTGAACCAATAGACGCTTATGATTGTCCATCAAACGATTTTATACATTCCCGCACGGCAAAAATGGATTGGATCCGCCGGGGCCGGCAGTTTGCTGATCGCTATTTCAATGGCGATCTTCGTCAAATGACGTATTGCCTCAAGGATGTTTCTAACTGGAAACTATGGTGTGACCTATCACGCACATATAAAACTGTAGATTGGGTGAACCTCGTGGAAGAGAGCTTTTTAATAAAGGCAGATGAAATGGGCTCTCAGGCATGTGCAGGCGGCGTGTGCGATCTTAATATATAGGCGCGCGCGCGGTACGGGAAACTATTTTTAGCCCTAAGTACCTGATAATGGCCAACTTAGCAAAAAAGTTACCGAAAACTGAAAATAATGGTGTACATGCCATGGCCATTGTGTTATACTAGATCTAGATGCTAAAGGGATAGCAACCTGAAAGCAGCGGTTATTGAAAAATAACGGTGTACAATCCACGGACATTGTGGTATAGTATTACCAGAGTTTGAAAATAATTGAAAATAATTTGAGATTGAAGGCAGTAAGTTGTATAAATAAGAGTAGAATGATAAAGAAGTTATATAGATTTAGTAATCCCCTGGCAGGGACATGTTCCACACAATGGAAACATAATGCCGAAATTACACCTGATGAGGGTGTCGGTTAAGACGCATACATAGCTCGTTTATGTTTGCCTCTTAGCTGAAAAGCCAAGAGGCTTTTTTGTTATCGATCATTGACAATTGAATATAGTTTTGAAAATTGGAAAAAATCCAAGGATAGAGAGCTGACACTCTACAACCTTGTTATCAAAAATGCGAGTGTCCTTTTTTCAAGTTGCCCCCGAAACATTATATGGATGATGTTCCGGCTCTTAACCGGAAGAATTCGGATCGTTACCGAACGGGGGTACCATTTTTACGTTAGGTTCATAGTGTAATGCGTAGCACGAGAGTCTCCAAAACTCATTGTCTCAGTTCGAATCTGGGTGGACCTGCCAATTTATCCGCGATTAGTATAAAAGTTATTACTCCTGTCTGATACACAGGGAAAGGTGGTGCGTTACCACCATCGCGGACCATTTTAATGCGAGGATAGGCAAATCGGTGAAGCCGGCTGGCTTATAACCAGTTGATATGGGGGTTCAAGGCCCTCTCCTCGTACCAATTGCATAGAAGTTGTTCAAAGTTCGCAAAGTATATTTCTCAGCTTAAAGCTGAATTTTGCTTATCAACATTATCATTTTCGAAATTTGTTGATATGGTTGTAGACCGTGATCAACAGCTAAAACATAGATCATTATATTTTCATTTTAAGGGCGATTAGTTCAAAGGCTAGAATCTCTGACCTGCACTCAGAGGATGCCGATTCGAGTTCGGCATCGTCCACCAACAATTTTTAATGCCCCTGTCGTCTACTGGCTAGGATCTTTGGTTTTCACCCAAAGGGAGGCGGATCGAAACCGCTCAGGGGTACCAATTTGCAGAGTGGGGTGCTGGTTCCCCGCTGCGGCTCATAACCCCAGTGACGTTGGTTCGATTCCAACCTCCGCTACTTTCAGAGTCTAGTCAAGACTCGAACTTGTATAAATAAGAACATGGAGTAATTCTATGTTCTATACGATATACAAGATAACGAATCGGATCAATGGCAAGTTCTATATTGGAAGCCATAAGACCATTGATCCGAATGACAATTATATGGGTTCAGGTAAGTATCTAAAACGAGCTCAAAAGAAGAATGGTATTGAAAACTTTACCAAAGAGATTTTGTTCGTTTACGACAACCCTGAAGACATGTATGCTAAAGAAGCTGAGATCGTTAATGAAGATTTCTTAACTGAAGAAAACACATATAACCTAAAGGTTGGTGGTTCTGGAGGTTGGGATTTAATCAATAAAAACAATCTCAATGGATTTTCCAACGTTGAAGTTGCCCGTAAAGGCCGGATCGCTGCAGATGAAAAATTAAAGGCGAAGTATGGTCCTAATTGGCGAAGTATTCTCGCAATTCAAGGGGTTACGGGTTTGAAACTAAAAATTGAAGATGATCCAGATTTCTTAAAGCGTAAGAATACTCGAGCATTTCTTGGCAAAACTCATTCAGAAGATGCTAAGAAAAGAATCGGGTCGGCTAATAAAATTAGTCAATTGGGCAGTCGGAATTCCCAATTTGGGACCAAGTGGATTTACAACCCATATGAAAAGGTCTCAAAACGAGTTCCAAAAGATATGCTGGTGCCTGAGGGCTGGCTTATCGGCCGTAAGATAAAGTTTTAATACGGTATTGCTTCTTTGGTGAAACGGATATCACATCAGGCTACGAACCTGACGTTGTAAGTTCGAGTTTTACAGGAGGCACCAATTTATCGTCCCCATAGTTTAAACGGTATAGAATACTGGACTCTCAATCCGGCGATTCGGGTTCGAAGCCCGATGGGGGCACCAATTTTTACAATTTGGCCATAGCTTAACGGCAAAAGCACTGCACTGTGAATGCGGGGATACGGATTCGATTTCCGTTGGTCAACCCAATATTGCCTGTTGATTCTGTTACGAGGGGTTTCAGAGTAGGGCAAGGACGTAGAGGTTTCTAAAGACTTCTCCTATCCGGAAATTAAATGATCATCACAAATTTAGAATAGTGATGGTAAGGATCCTCTCTCATTTTTCGAGCGGCAGAGGTGTTAATAGATACACGAATGGCTTCCACCCATTAGTTCTGAGAGCGTTACTCAGTTGCCGCACCAATTTACAAGCCCCATTGGTGTAATGGAAGCACACTACCCTGTCACGGTAGCAGAAGGAGATCGATACTCCTATGGGGCGCCAATTTTAATACCTAGGTGAGCAGAATGGTATTGCAGCGGGCTGTTAACCCGTCGACGAAAGTCAACTGTAGGTTCGACTCCTACCCTAGGTGCCAATTTATAAGATGCCCTCTTATTTCAACGAATAGAATACTCGGCTACGAACCGAATGATGGGAGTTTGATTCTCTCAGAGGGCACCAATTTACAGGGATTGGAAGAGTCTGGTTATCTTCGTCCGGCTTGGAACCGGATAGGTATACTAAGCGTGTATGCCTCGTGGGTTCGAATCCCACATCCCTGACCAATGAACGTTCGGAAATGCAGGTTCGAGTCCTGCTTACTCCACTGCGGGGTGGTCGTCTAACGGTAGGACACCGAACAATTTTTTATGGATGGATAAGCCAAGTCGGTCTACGGGCTGCTGTCTTGAAAACAGTTAGTGGTAAAACACGTGTGAGTTCGAGTCTCACTCCATCCGCCAATTTTAATGCCCTGTTAGTTCAAAGGTCTAGAACCTCTGTTTTACACGCAGATTGTGGGGGTTTGAAAGTTCGCAAATATATAAATAACCTTATGAACTACAAATATATTTACGATTCACTAATCAATACACGTCTTCAGCACCCGGCCATAGGCTATACCGAGCGGCATCACATATTACCCAAATCAATGGGTGGTGATTATTCTTTAACTAATATAGTAATTTTAACAGGTCGTGAACATTGGATTGCTCATCTACTTTTATTTAGAATATATAAAAATAAACAGATGGCCCATGCTTGTCATATGATGGCAATGAGATGTGAAGAACGTGGTATTCCTCATATTCGCAATTCCCGCATGTATGAAGCGGTTCGAAAAATGTGCTTAGATACATGGCGCGCTAATGGTAAGAAGCGCGTTGGTAAATTTAATGGCTCGTTTGGAACAATGTGGATTTCTAATATCGAGCTTAAAGAGAATAGCCGAATTTCTAATGATACCATTATTCCGAAAGGGTGGGTGAAAGGCAGAAGCGCTTGGAATAAAAGGGGTTCTGGCCTTTGTAAAAACTGTGGTAAATCAATTAGCTTGGATCGTATGTCTTGTTCAGAGAATTGTCGAAGAGCAATTGTAAAAAACGCGCTTAAGGGCACACCAAAAACACTTGAGCATGTAAAAAATGTAAAAGAAGCATTGATTAAGAGATACGAAAATACACAACATCACACGAAAGGCCGCAAACGAGATGGTCTTCGTGGAAAATTTATGTAGGGACAGTCGCCTAATGGTTATGGCACCTCGTTTACACCGAGAAATAATTTCAGTTCGATTCTGAACTGTCCTACCATTTTGAAAGATTCACCAGTCTGTGGTCAGTTTCTAGTTTTGTCTGGCAAACGTCCTTAAATCGACTCTCGCCGCACCGGATTAGCTATCCAATCGCAAGATACGTCAGCAGAGAAAGCTTAACATCCTAGGTAATTGTTGAGCGTTTATGGTGAACCTCTTTCAAAAACAAATAGCATGGCGTTAGCCCCTCGCGCGGTCGAAAACCCGTAATAAGGGCCCATATTTTTATTTGGGAGATGTACCGTTCATTGGTCTGTAAAACCAACGTCGAAAAACAGAACGGAAGTAGACAAGTGGTGCGTTACCACCATTTCCCACCAATTTAACACGGCGGAGTTGAGCAGGTAGTGGGCTCAAGTGATTGTAAATCACCCTCTTCGGACTTGTAAGTGCAATTCCTACCTTCGCCACCAATTTCATGGTACAGTAACTCAGTTGGTAGAGTAGCAGATTGAAACCCTGCCGGTCGTGGGATCATTCCCCACCTGTGCCACCAATTTTAATACTCTTATGGTGTAAGGGAATAGCACAAGAGCCTTCTAAGCTTTTAGTCTAGGTTCGAGTCCTAGTAGGAGTACCAATTTATTGCCGCTATAGCTCAAAGGCTTAGAGCCCTGGTTTTGTACTCCAGTGATCACAGTTCGAGTCTGTGTGGCGGCTCCAATTTAATTCGCGTGTAGTTCAGTGGTAGAGCGTTTGCCTGTTAAGCAAGTTGTCGCTGGTTCGAATCCAGCCTCGCGAGCCAATTTTTGGAAGTAAATCCCTGATGGTGATGGGCGCTGTTTGCTAAACAGTTGGACCGTGTAAAAGCGGTTGGGGTTCGATACCTCTTACTTCCGCCATTCATCCCTAGGTAGCTCAGAGGCAGAGCGTTCGGTTCATATCCGAAATGTCGAGATTTCGAAATTCTCCTTAGGGACCATCTTATTGGCCTGTAGCACAATTGGCGGTGCGGCTGACTCTGACTCAGCAGGTTAGTGGTTCAAATCCACTCAGGCCAACCATTTTTTTTAATGCCGACATAGTTCAACTGATTAGAATTCATCCTTGGTACGGATGGGAACTGAGTTTAAGTCTCAGTGTCGGCTCCACTTTACAATGCCTCTGAAACATTATATGGATGATGACCGGGCCTTTACCCCGGAGAATTCGGATCGTTACCGAACAGAGGTACCAATTTAAAATGCATCGGTAGCTAAATTGGCTTAGCAACGCACTTTTAATGCGTGAGATCAGGGTTCGAGTCCCTGCCGGTGCACCAATTTCGCCGATATAGTTCAAAGGAAGAATATCTGTTTCGTAATCAGATGATGTCAGTTCAAGTCTGTCTGTCGGCTCCAGTTTATGCGATAGTAATTCAACTGGGAGAATACCACGTTGCCAACGTGGAGGTTGCGGGATCGTACCCCGCCTATCGCACCATCGATTAAAGTAAGAGAGATGAAGGTTCGAATCCTTTTAGTGTCAATTCATGCGGATGTACGCAATCTGGCAAAGCGGCCAAGCTTAAACCTTGGTGATTTATTTGCGAGTTCGAGTCTCGCCATCCGCACCAATAATGGGCACTGACGAGTGTCAAGGCCAATGAGGAAAGCCTCTTGTCTAAGCAATATTCCCAGCGCATAAGTAGCAAGAATATAGATAATGCTCAAATCTCCAAAGGGCCGAAACCTTTTATGTGGATATGATGAAATGGCAGACATGCAACGTCGAGAACGTTGTGCTGAAAGGCGTGGGAGTTCAAGTCTCCCTATCCACACCATTTATGTTTAGTCATGGTATCACACTGTGAAATACGTTGAAGATAGATGATATCACATCTACGAGGATGGTTGATGCTAACAGAAGTAATTGCTTGATATAGCGATTGTGGAGCGAAGCAATAAATTCTCGCGTTGTAAAGTTCACTACTAAACACATTTTAATACCAGTGTACGCAATCTGGCAAAGCGGCCTGCCTTAGAAGCAGGTGATATGTTTGTGGGTTCGATTCCCTCCACTGGTACCATTTTATTGCTTCATAGTGTAATAGCAGCACAGGAGTCTTTGAAGCTCTTTGTCTGGGTGCGAATCCCGGTGAAGCAACCATTTCAAAATGCGGATGTACGCAATCTGGCAAAGCGGCCAAGCTCAAACCTTGGTGAATTATTTGTGAGTTCGATTCTCACCATCCGCACCAATTTACACATTCAATCGGTATACGCATAATAGGAGACGTCAAATTGGACGTATGAGTCTCCGATATATGTAATATGTGAAGAAGCAATTCCAATAATGCGACTTAAAGGTTGACCTATTTAAAGTCCTAAGGTGAGAGCTTTCACCTTGGGCAGCAAAACTAATGGTGTACAATTACACCTAAATATGTTAATATAGATCAAAGTAGTTTAATGGGTGTATGGCTGAATGCTAAAGGCGCACGGCTGCAAACCGTGATTGTGTGAGTTGGATTCTCACTGCATCCTCCAAATTGAAAGTAATATTATGAAAAGAGACGCACTAGTTTTAAACAAGGTTTTCATGCCTATACATGTTATCAATTGGAAGCGTACTATGTCGCTGCTGATGCAGGACAAATGCCACGTAGTGGATCAAAACTATATTCAATATAACTTCAAAAGTTGGCTAGACGCTTCTCTTAAGATTGAGCAGAGCCCTACTCAGCACATCATCCATACGGTTAATAATCGTATAGCTGTACCACAGGTTGTAATTCTAACCCAGTTCGATCGTCTTCCAAAGAACCAAGTAAAGTTTTCGCGTGAAAGCTTATTTGTGCGCGATGGATATCGTTGTGGTTACTGCGGCCAAACATTCACCAAAAAGGAATTGACGGTTGATCACATCAATCCGAAATCATTCGGTGGACCAAAGTCATGGCAGAATACAATTTCTGCATGCAAGCCCTGCAATCATTTCAAGGCTGACCGTACACCTGAAGAAGCAGGAATGAGATTGTTGTTTGAACCTAAGAAGCCTTCGTGGTTTTTGCATATGAATCAAATGACTGCTCATATCGATATGAAGCCTCAGTGGAAACCCTTCTTGGATTCATTCCTTGTTAGGGAGAAGACTAATGACGACGATGATGAATAAATAGTCATGTGATAACGACTATACAAGATAAATTGAAGGCCTCGGTAAGAGGTGGCGACTGGCGTAAGGTCAGGAAGAGTCACCTACTTACCGAGGCCTTTTGTCAATGTTGTGGTCGAATCAAACAATTAGAAGTTCATCATATCCAACCATGGGCAATGGTAACAGAACTTAGATTCGATCCAGATAATCTTATCACTCTTTGCCGTGAATGCCATTTTCGTTTCGGCCATCATTCATATTGGCGAGATTGGAATCCACATATTCGCAAGAATTGTATTCAGTTTGGTCAAAGAGATATAGTGATACTTAAGCGTGGCTATCACGACAAGGTATAAATAACTATATGAATGAATGGATATATGATGGCAAAGAGTTTACTAGTGAGATGATTGGCGATGCTGTAGGGTTTGTATATTGCGTCACTAATCTTCAGAATAACAAAAAGTACATCGGACAAAAGCGGTTCTTTCGCAAAGTTTCGCGACCACCACTAAAAGGAAATAAGCGTAAACGCGTTTCATACCCAGAGTCCGATTGGAAAAAATACTGTGGATCAAGCGAAAATATTAAGCTGCTGCTTGAAGAGCATGGCCTTGATATCTTTCATCGAGAGATCCTTCATCTCTGCTACACTAAAGGCGAACTATCGTATCGCGAAAGCGAAGAGCAATTTACGCGCGGCGTTTTGCTGAAGCAGGATGAATATTATAACGGCATAATTAACTGCAGAATTAACGCAACTCACGTTAAACATATGTCCATAGAAAAATAATAGTGTACAACACCGCTCCTTTATGTTATATTAGATCTAGAAATTAACATAGGAATATATTATGACAATTATCGATTTTTCAGGAATTTCCGTAGCAAGTATTTTTGTGCAGCATGGTAGAGAAGAACTGTCTGAGAATATGATGCGGCATATGATTTTGAATAGCATTAGCTTCTATAATCGAAAGTTCAAGCAATCACATGGAGATATAGTTCTCGCATGCGATCATGGGTCTTGGCGAAAAGAAGTTTTTGAGTTCTACAAAGCCAATCGTAAAAAGGGCCGAGAGCTTTCGCCTATTGATTGGGTTGAAGTTTATGGTTGGTTGGATAATATTAAATCGGAGATTGATCAATACTCCCCATTTACGGTTGTAGATGTTCCTAGAGCGGAGGCAGACGATGTCATAGCAGTATTGGTTAAGGGAACCCAAGAGTTCGGATGTCATGAGCCCGTGATGATCGTCTCGGCTGATAAGGATTTTCTCCAACTACAGCGATATTCCAACGTCAGTCAGTATTCGAATCTGCTAAAGAAGAAGCTTGTGGAGAAAGATCCGAGACGTTATCTGTTTGAGCATATTGTTAAGGGCGATACAGGTGATGGAGTTCCCAACATCTTTTCTGATGATGATGTTCTAGTGACTGAAGGAAAACGCCAAACGCCTGTGTCTAAGAAAAAGTTAGAAGCATTATACCATAGTTTTCTAAACGATGAAGATACTGCTTTCGAAAAGGATGTTCATCGAAGAAACTTTGATCGCAATCAAACTGTCATCGATTTAAATTTTCTCCCCCGTGATATCGTAGAAGCTATTCGGACTGAGTTCGAAGCTAAGAGTAAGGTTGGCAAACCTGTCAACAAAAATGCATTCTTGAATTATCTCATCAAGAAGCGTTGTAATACAATGATCGAAAAGCTGCCTGAGTTTTTCTGATAAATACTAATACACAATGGAGATATAATTATGGCCGCAGATGCTAAAAACCGCGCAACACAGACCACGCCTGGTGTCGTACTAAACGAAGAAACACCAATTTTAAATGGTACCATTACAGCAATTTTCGACAACATTGTTGATTTGTCAAAGCGCAAGCGCGCAGGTAGACCGTCCGCAAAGCGTGATCGTGAAGAGCTTATTTTACGTTTAAAGGAAAACGAATCGTTTGTCCTTAAGACAATTCTTGCAGCAAATTTCAATGATAAGGTGCAGTTCCCATTTCCCGAAGGTGAACCGCCATTTAAGCCAAACACGACAGTTGTTAAAGTCACCGACCGTATAATTTCGGTAATGGGTCAGCTGATTGTACAGGCAAAAGGGTCGAAGCTGCAGAAGGAAGCTGCATTTATAAGCTTATTGGAGACTGTAAATATTGCAGACGCGCAGTTGATCTGTGTTGTTAAAGATAAAAAGCTTGAAGAGCTTTATCCAAAGATTACCAAAGATATTGTTAAAGAAGTATGGCCAAACATTCTATAGGATGATATGATATACCAATATGTGTGTGAAAATTGCAATGAGGTGTTTTGCGTTGACTTATCAATAAGTGATCGTGAAGTACCCATTGGTGAAAAATGCCCGAAGTGTTCGACCAAAGGTAAGGTTAGACGCGATTATTCTGGCATTAGTTTTGTTTATGACACAGTGTCAGTGCATAAACGTGCTGAACGTAAAATGGGATCCCGATGGGGCGAGGTATTGAGAGGCATTCATAAGAGTGCTGGTAGCCATAGTAAAATGGAGATATAAATACTAACATGGCTACTATAGATATAGGCAGAAATGCAACTCAAAGATTTACGATCGATTTTAGTTTTCTACAACCGATATTCGATGCAGCGCAACAGGGCCTTCTAGACATTCTAGCAAATAATCCGGGCTGGGCCGGCACTGGTTCTGTGTGGATTGAATTCCTAACGTTGCAAAAGCTTGGCTTCATTTTAAGTGATATAAACAATCTTGGCAATAATACGGCGCATGATTCATTGGACGATTTTTTAGATGCCCTTGCCGCAACACCTGGAACTGGGTATAGTGTTAGCAGATCTGGAAATACTATCATTTTTGAAGCAGACGCCGGTGTTCCAATTGGACCAATGGAGCAATTGTCAGGAATGCAATACGGAGAGTATGTTGATTACTTACAATGCCTTTACTCATATTGGGATGGTTCTTCTGATGCATCAGAAGTTGTCCGCATTCCTAACACGACAGTTAATAGCAATATTTCGTTAATCTCTGGCACGCTTGCTCTTAATCAAGAAATCAAAGATGCTATTCGCAATCTTATTGAATGGCCAACTGATATCGCCGGGGTAGTAGCAAATCGCGATGCGTTTAATACCGATGTTTCAATACATAGAGAAGTAGAGGATCTTGGTGATGATGACCCCCGCCATTTAGCTTCAAATATAGAGCTAGTAATTCCAACTGATGATGATATTAGTTTTGATTACGCTTCGCCGTATTACGACCATTGGTGGCTTGATCCTCTTTATAATACACAGAATATTGATTGGGCGAGTCTTGAAGCATTTTACACTACACTTGGTTTTAGTAATTTACAAGATGCGATCGATTCAATTTATTCTCACGTCACTCGTCAAACGGCAGCTCACACACTTGAGCAAGTGGCGTTCTCAGAAGCAGGGCTTTTAACGATCAATGCTATTTCTGGTTTTGCTGATGTTGACACGCTGTTATCTTCATTCATTCGCATGTACGATGGCATTCAGACGTATAAACCAGAATTTACAAAGCATAAAAACGCAATCGATTATTTTCATACAGCAGATACGATTCAAGATAGCACTCTCGATTCAAATCCCGCAATTAGAGCATCATACAAGCTTGAGTTGGTTGAAAACGAATATACGGTATACACTAACGATCCTCTTGTTGTGACTATAACACAGGTTGTCGGTAATAAGCCTGATGCTAATCCTCTAAATGATGTGCCCGCGTCAATTGAATTTGATCTTAGCAATCTCGCAGCGATCATGGACAATCCAGTGTTATTTGGTAATGTGACTCTCAGCGGGTTCAATATTTTGTCAACTACAGGTGTAGATTTAAGTGTACTGAATGACGTGCTTAACACTTCATATGCTTCCATGGCTGCATTAGAATCAGCAGTAGCAGGCGTAACTATACCAAGCTTTAGTGTAACCCTCGCAGCAAACATTCTAACTGTTTCTAGGTTGCAGATCGACACCGTGCACAACGAATCGCTCACACAGGATTTTGATTTGTTAGCATACTGGATGTCTGAACCTTACGATGGAATAGAGTTTCCTCCAGCTACTGCACCGGCAGCGGGTGATATTTCTGATGGATCTTTGGCGCAATCATTACGCGCACTTTCGTGGATTGCTGTTCTAACCGAGGGTAGAATTCCCACACCGCCTTATGACATATCTAGAGACCTTTTAGCCAGTGCTGAAGAATCTCGCGTTACTACTGCAGCTTCAGTTAATAGCGCTCTAATAGCAGGCTTTGCAAATCTTGATGCCAAACTAGCGAGTTTCGTGCATAACCCTGCAGCTGACTTCATTAAAGGCACGCCTGCTACAACAACGCCTGCTCAACATCAGCCATGGAGACTTTACGAGTGGTATGGCAGAGCGTTAGGTACCAAATTAACAAAAATGTTAGTATTGAATGAACGTCTCTACGTATTGGCGGAATCACCTTCATATTGGTTTGCTGATTTCGTCGTTGACATTAAGGAAACACTTCCATCACCACCGTATACGTACCCAACCGAAGAGGATCCTCGAGCCGAAGCGTTGCCTGGAGATATTTGGGATACTGTTGATGAAGCGGTCGCTGTTGACCATGCTGACGCCACATATCGATATAGCATTCCAGATGAAAACACGGACCTTGCCACAACTGATCCGCGTACAACGCACACGTTAGGTGATTCTTATTTGAATCGAACTGTAACTCCAGTTATTGAACGCCGAATGCTTTCACGAAGTGTTCTTAATAGCAGCAACGATCCAGTTGCTAATTATCGCATCACTGAATTTGAATCACACCAAGTTGCGTTACCATCACTTAATGCGGCCAACTCAACTCAATTTGAATCTAATTTCGTAAGTGCCAACGCTTCGTTAACGATGAATACGATTCCTCTTTATGATGATGTGTGGGGAATCGCAAAAGATTACGTTGATGGTGGATATTTTGATGTTAAAGTTACAGGTTTAGTATTCAGAACGACTGTGGATCCTACGGCCTTGTATCATCTTAACATGGCGTTAAATGATCTATTAGTAGTACCTCCTGGCGATTATAGCACACCTGGATCATTTAGACGTTATATTATTTCGAAGATTCGCGCTGCAAATGAGCTCATTCCAAATTACACAATTACGATTAATGAAAACGGCTGGAATCATGATTACGAGAATGGCGATGTAGATCCATTAGTAACACGCGATCCAATGACATTTAGTATTGTTGCTAATGATCCAACAAATACTGAATTAATTTCAGTGGACGCTACGTATGATGTACGTCGTAAAATCGAAGTTGAAGGCGAGCAATCGTGGGAAGAGTACACAACAACGCCTCCAGTATACGAATCAGAACCAGGTGTTCTTATCGAAGAAGGTTCATCGATATTATGCGATTTTTCTGCACTTAATAATGTGTTCCTTGCAGCTCATCCAGTAGGTGAAGCTAATGCTTTTTGGGGCGTTACATTAGAGGGATTTAAATTTGTAAGTAATGTTGGTTCACCTAGTGCACTAACACAATTGAATGCTGATTTAAACAATGGCATATTCTTTACCCTTGATGATTTAAAAACAACTATCACTGAAAAAGATTACGGTCCAGATTATCTAATAACCTTTCAAGATAATACGTTGCTTATTAAGTCGCAAACACTCAATAGCGAAGAAGTTCTGTCACAGGTTGTTGGTGTTATTCCTGCTATAGTTAAATCGACCGAAGTAACGTTCGAGCCAAATAATACAATTCCTATAGCAAAATATATTGATCCCGCAACATCAGCTGAAACTGAAGTTAAACTTGAATCACTTAACCCAGCTCTCGCAGAAAGTGTTATTGGTGACGCCGGTGCAGTCAGAGCTTCGTTAACGTTTGATCTTAAGCAACTATTCAACCGAATGATTCCCGTAGGCGAAGATAAATATTGGTACCCATCGTCGTGGTTGCCAAGCAGCATTAACTCTTCGCGCGAAGCATGGGAGCAACCTCAATTATGGTTTTCTGATTTTGAAATTCATTCAACAGTTGATTCTAATGCATTCAACGAAGTGTTTGGATACTTCTTTAATCAAATCAATGAGAATGATAGTTGGGACTATTTTGGATACCATAATGGTGGTATAGCAATGAACGATGGACGCTTTTATCGCGAGGCTTCGTTGCTAAACGAAACAGCATTCCCTCCACTTGACAATGGTCCCCGCGCGCCTAAGTTAGATGCTAATGGGAATATTGAGTATTCAATTGGACGTATTGATCAAGTTAAATGGGCAATTCAAAATCTTGCTGATAGGACTGTGAATCTTGGAAACAAGTACACCATTAACGTATCAGATGATTATGTTATGACGATTGCCGCTGTTAAAGCGGTTGATGGCGAAGTGATTTACTTTGGCAAGACTCCATGGACTGAGTGGCCAATGAAAATCCAGACGACCTGGACGACATATGAAGAATTATATCTAGATGGGTATGCCAACAGGAGTCGTTATCAGCCGGCGTTTTCATATTACGAATTCAACACGATTAAGGAATACAAGCCAATCGTGCAAAGACAAACTGGCCGAACCACTTCTGGCGCAGCGTCACTGGCATGCGATTTCTCTGATCTTGCAACTGCGTTCGACGATATGTCAGCAGCTGGCGCTACTGAGTTAACGATCTCTGGCTTTAAAGTTGCAACGACTGAAGGCGTTGATTTTTCTCTATTGAATAGTAAAGTTAATCGAACATATTCATCTATGGCTGCGTATCGCGACGTGATGAGTGAAATGGGTTGGAGGGTTACTAATGCAAATAGTATGTTTAATCTTGGGTATTCAGTTACGTATGGTATTGCATCTCCCGATGAATTGAAAATCATAGCAAGAGCATTTACTGATAATGAAGAAATAACACAACAGTTTGTAGTATCTGATACTGTTCGTAACAATGAAGTATATTCTACTATTCAGTCTAATTACGATTACGTTGCGACTGGGGGTGTCCTAACACTAAACTTCCCAGCAGGATATTATAACTTTAGTACAGGTTTAGATCTGAATCGCATTGCTCTACCAGGCGCCGGTAAGATTATTCTTCGCGGCGAACGCGAACTAGAGAGTGCTGAAAGTCCATTGCTCGCATACAACTATTCTAATATTCTAACGACATTTAGTTTTTCTGGATCGTCTGGTATTACGTATTCTTCTGGTCCTGACGCATGCAATATTGAGCTTAACAGTATTGAGCTGCATGCTACAGGCAATGGTTCAACAGCTGTATCAGTAACGAATAATAGCAAGCTAGATTTTGTATGTCCAATGAAGCTATCGGGCAAATGGAATAAGTTTGGCATCTTCGTTGATGATCGTAGCACGGTTGATATATTCCAGTCAAGTAAGCATGTTGTAAATTTAACATGGCCTAATGTTCCTGAAGCATTGTCATTTGTATTTGAAGGACCTCTATTAGACAATACTGAAAGCACTAATGTTGGACAAGCTATCGCAATATGTTGCAAGGGTAGAAGTCATCTGCGCGCTATTTCGCAGTATAACGGAAATAACACAGATAAAGGCTTAACGACATTTGAACTATATGAAAACACTGCGTTTGTTCCTCTATCTGTTTTGCATTTTATCGGTGCAGGAAGTAATCTATATCATGGTTGGTATCAGAATATTGTTATTGACGAACGTTCAAGCTTTTATCTATACGGACCAATTGCGATAGGAGATGGTCGCAGAAGTCTTCAAGCTTCCTTCTCGATGGCTGAAAAGAATTTCATTAGTAATCCCCTATCGTCATTAGCAGTGCGCTCTGTGGAGATTAGAGGCGGTAGCTTATTTTTGAACTATAACGATTTTGTTCATGGCCAGTGGAACACTCATAAATATTCAACACCTGGCCAATTGCAGTATAATCAAAGTACTACACGAAGTACCGTGGGAGTTGATAATCTTTCTACAGCAATTACGTTAACCGAAGCTTCATTAGAAAAGGGTACATGGCTTTCACGTTATAACTAAGCCGTATAAATACAGATATGAGCACAATAGATTTAAGTAAAACAATAGGGTCTGACACTAATGCGCCGACTCAGGGTCAAGTAGACATTCTTCGTTCAGTGTTGGGAATTGCAGCTGACATATTGACACAGAACGCGGCAAATGCAGCAGCAATCTATGAATTGAACCAACATATAGAAGGCAGCGTTGTTGGTGCCCATCGTGCTGATCAAATTTCAACAGCTGACCTTACTGATCTAGAAAGCAACACTGTTAATAATGTTGCCGAAGCACTTATTCCTCTTTATGCTCATATCAATAACACGGCCGAAGTGTCCCACGAAGCTCCTTCAATTCGAGTTGATAGACTTGGTGCAGATGCTGCTCTACGCGCATTAACGACTGCAACAAATCTCGAAACAGTAATAACCGTATTAGCCAATGTAATTGTTGGACTTCAATCTGATCTTGTCAATCATGCGACTGGGGCCACTACTTCGCATTTAGCTTCAACTATTAAGATTGATAATGACTACACAGCATTTGATGAAGATAATGTCGCAGATGTTCTCCATGCATTAAACACCACGGTCATTCGAACTAACAACATTATTACTAGCCAAGAAACTGCCAATGCTGCGGCGCTTCAGCTAGCATCGGACGCTTTGGATCAGGTCGTATCAGATAATTTGGCGTTAGATACTGCTCTAAACGCATTAGTAGTGAGCTCACTTGATGATAGGGATCAGGAAATTAATGATGCCATCCTTGAGTCAGAAACGTATGAAGCGCAGTGGGACAATTTGTCAGCACAGTATCTAGAATTAATTGACCAGCGCGCCGCGTTTGAAGTATATATGGATGAAATGCTCGATTTTTATCAAACGGCAGCGTCATATGATTATGGTACTAAGCTTGGATATTTCCGTGGATATAATCGTATAGTTTCGTGCGACCAAGATACGCTGTTTGTCATTAATCCAGATGAAACAACATATAGCTCAATTGAACAATTACAAAACGCTCTTCGCGCTTTCGATTATATAAGCCCAGACGTCACACTTACAATTCAGTTTAATAGACCATTAGCCACACCCGTTGATGATATGGCAACACTTGTGGTGGGTGATTCAAATCTCACTGATTATCTCCCTAGTGGTCCAGGAAAAGTGGTTATCACAGGTGAAACAATCGCTTCTACTGGCGATACAGGTGTGACGATTCAAGGCATGGATCTTTCTTTCACTGGTCGTAAACATGCAGCAGTTGAATTCGCATATCTAAATTTTGATACATGCACATTCACATTGAAGCAGGATTCTAACATATCATTTATAGCGCCATGTAACTTCAGCAACTGCACTTCAGCATTCAAAATCTGGGAAGGTTCACAAGTAACATTCCGTCCTTCAGCACTTGGGTTCACATTTACTGATTGCTCAAACATCTTCGCGGGGGCGATCAATGCTGCAGCTTCAATCATCCAACCTTCTGCTAATGTGTATAATCCAACTTCTACAGCAACAACTATCAGAATGACATTATTGGGCGATTCTACTCTACTTAATACTGCAGAAAATGCCACGTACGGAAATACTTTATCATTCTTCTCTCACTACAGTATTGACGTCTCTGGAGCTACAGATCCCGCCCAATTGCCAACCGCAAATAGCCATTATTTCTATCTTGCGTCCCTAGTTTAGGCTGCATGTCAAGATTATTTTCAGTCTTAAAGGTCTCTTGTAGGCCAATTTACGCATTTTGGCTAAAATAATGGTGTACAAATGGGCCCAAACTGTGGTATAATGGTATCATGATAGATACAATACCAAAGACCAATGATGCTGTCCATTCGCCCTTCGCCGTCGACGTACAAAATACTGTCGGTCGATTACTCGCCAAGGAAAACATCAAAATCCATCGTTCTGCAACATATCGCACGGCCTTCTTTAATATGGAGACACGTACGGTGGGATTGCCAGTGATGCTTGATGCTCCTCGTGCAGTGTACGATCTCTTTATAGGTCACGAAGTGGGGCATGCGCTATGGAGCTCAATCGAAGATTTTAATGCTCTCAAATCGAACCCGAAGTATCGTCGCTTTCATTCCGTCTTCAACATCCTTGAAGATATCCGCATTGAGAAGAAAATTATGCGGTCTTACCCGGGCCTCATCAAGGACTTCCGCGCTGGGTACAAATATCTATTCGATATCGACTTCTTCGGAAAGAACGTCAAGGATCAGATTGCTCTTGATAGCATGAACGTCCTTGATCGCTTGAACGTCCTTGCCAAGTGTGGTACGGGTATAATTAACCCCAATTTCACACCCGAAGAAAAGTCTCTTGTAGATGATGCTTTCTCTGTAGAAACTGCGGAGGACGTCGAGCGTGTCGCTAATCGCATCATCGATAACTTTATGTCTAAGGAAGCCGAACCTGAAGTTAGCGCAATGCCGGAAATTAAGGTCGACATCAGCGATACTGAAGCTGATCGATCAGATTGCGAAGACGTTGGGGGCTTTGGCGGTGAAGAGGATGAACCCTCAACCGATGAAGAGCCTGAGAAGTCTGAGGACAATGTGATCCCCACGAAGTCTGGCGACGAAACTGAAGATTCTGACAACGATAACAACATTCCCACGAAGTCTGGCGACGAAACTGAAGATTCTGACTCGGCCAAAACTGAAGATTCTGATAATGATGAAAGCAGCAATCCTGACGATGCTAATGCCAAGTCTACGCAAGGTGATGATAACGGCAAGAGTAATCCGGATGCGGCGCCGGATGGGGATGGCACTAACGTAGATAACGAACCTGAAGAGGAATTCGTTTCTGAAACTGAAGAGGCTTTTAACGAGGCTCTCTCTGAAAAGTCGCAGGAAATTGGTCAGACTGACTTTGCGCTTGATTGCGAATTTATTGAGCCTTCTCGCGAAGCTCTAGACTATGTTGTTACGCCGTGGGCCAAGGCTATTGCTGCTCGCAATGCGGATTCTTGGTATAATTCGCACATTTTATCAATGGGAAATAAGCCTGACATCATTAATAGGTGGAATGTATTCACCAAGGATAGTAAGAAGTTAGCTAGCCAGTTAGCCAATGAGTTTGAGCGTAAGAAGGCTGCGTTTCAGTACACCAGAGCAGGTGAGTCCCGCCGTGGTGTCATCAATGTGAACTCGCTGCATCGCTACAAAACTGATGATAATATTTTTAAAACCATAATGCAGTTGGCTGACGCCAAGAACCACGGAATGATTTTTCTTGTGGATTTCTCGGGTTCAATGTCGAGCTGCATCGGTGCAGTAATTGAAAAGACGATCATTCTAACGGACTTCTGCAGAATCACTGGCATACCATTTTCGGTATATACCTTTACTTCTGTACGTGATGAAGTGCGTCCTGGTAATACTAAAAAACCTGAGTTGCAGACGCATGAGCTTTCGCTTCTTAATCTTCATCTTATAGAAGTGTTATCCTCGTCCATGCCTAAGTCAATATATCTCCGAGCGAAGAAGGACCTTTATCTTGGTCTTATTGAATTCCCTTGCAAGGTAATTTCTAGTTTTGAACACATGGGTTCCACACCGTTAAACGAAGCTCTCGTGGCAGTTACTTACATACTGAAGGAATTCATTGCGAAGACGAATGTTCAGGTATCGAACCTCATTGTCCTATCTGACGGTTCTGGTTCGCGATGCAAGATTGTCAATTATGATGTCTATACTCCATGGGATAAACGCAATGTTGAAACCGCTGCGTATGGCAGGATAGCTGGAGGCAAGGTGAAGTTGACAAATGGCGTCGGCAAGACCCGCACAAATACGCATGTGCATAACGTTCACCATCATGCATTATTAAAGAACATTAAAGCTCTATATGGTACGAATACGTTATGCTTCTATATCTCCAATAGTCAGAGATCGTTGAAGAATACAATCGGGTGTATGAATGAATCGTATGACTTGACCCGCCGTCCTTATAGTTACGAATATGGTCAAGAGGATCTTAAGATGCTTGAGAATATATCCGAGACTAAGATTGATATTAACAACGCAATGCGGGAACTGCGTAAAGTTGGCATCGCTGCCTACGAAAACATCATTGGGTACGATCAGTACATCTATGTCTTAACTGCGAATAGTGGTAATATATCGTCCTTTGGTGATATTGAGTGTGAAGAAGAAAACATCAAGGAAATCACACAAACCTTCATGCGGTTTGGTAAGTCTCATAAGTCAAAGAAGCTGTTCTGTAGTATCTTTGCTTCTGCAGTTTGTGGGCAGTTCTAGTATAAACTGTAGTTTCGGGGCCTTCGGGATCACTCCTGAGGCCCTCGATTCGTATCCCCTTGGGATATACCCTCCTGCTGGTTCTAGATGCCCGTAGGGCTCCAGAATGACTCTACAACCACAACAATAACCATATCCCTACTGATTATATGACATCTAGACTATTTTATGGCTATATTCCATCCAGAAGCCAATTTATGCATCTGGCCGAAAATAATGGTGTACATTTAGTCTTAACTGTGGTATTATTATATCACAATCGAGTACAGTAATAAGGAAGAAGAAATCACGGCGCATCTCATCAAAGACGAATCACTCACACACCTCATGCAGTCCATTATGGCTGACCACGGCGCATCCGTATCCCGTAGTCAGATCCTCACTGCAGCAGCTGCCGCCGGCATTGAGGACAAGATGATATATAAACACATCTGCAAACCCGAGTTTCGGACTGCAAAGCGTGGTCATTACAACATCGCCAAGATATTGGGTGACGAACCGGTCTCTGCACCGGCTGCTGACCAGCCGCCTTCGCCGATGATTCAGCGGCGAGCTATTGAGACTAAGACTCTCGAAATGGCGCCAATGCATAGTCATGTGTTGGATGAAGCCACATACATCCCCCACATTGATCCGTTTTACGTTCGGTGGGGTCACCATTCCACGTTGGAGAAGATCATCAAGTCCGAACAGTTTTTCCCTGTCTATGTGGCAGGACCTTCGGGTAATGGAAAGACCATCATGGTAGAGCAGCTTTGTGCTAAGCTCAAGCGGAAGTTCATCCGTGTCAATCTCTCACCGGAAACGGATGAGGACGATCTGATTGGTGGGTTCCGCTTGCAGGATGGTGACACGGTGTTTGCCAAGGGTCCCGTAATTCGGGCTATGGAAGAAGGCGCTGTACTTCTCCTCGACGAAATCGACCGTGCTACGAACAAGATCATGTGTCTGCAGTCTATCCTCGAGGGTAACTCGGTCCTCCTAAAGAAGATTTGCCAGACGGTCTACCCTGCCCCTGGATTCACCATCATCGCTACTGCTAATACAACTGGTCGTGGGGATGAAGATGGACGATATACTGCAGCTAGTCTCTTGGATGAAGCATTCCTCGAACGCTTCCCCATCATTGTGAAGCAGCCGTTCCCGTCTCGGACAACTGAGCTTAAGATTGTGCTGCGTTCTATGGAACGCTATAACGCAATGGATGAGGACTTTGCTACCAAGTTGGTGGATTGGGCCAAGATCATCCGCCAGACGTTTGATGCCGGCGGAGTTGATGACGTCATCTCCACCCGCCGCCTCGATCACACGGTAAAAACCTATGCGATCCTCGGTAACCGCAAGGCAGCAATCGCCCTGGTGACAAACCGCTTTGCGGCCGAAACCTCGGAGGCTTTCGAAGAGCTCTACTCTAAGATTGACGCCGGTGAAAAGGTCTTCACCGACGAGGAAATCGAGCTCGATCCCATGGGTGATCCCAGGGACGATGACGGCCTCGTATAATCTTAACATGCTATAATACAAGAAAGAAACGAATATGAATATTATTACTACAGATACTGGTAAGGAGATCCGTTCTTGGGCTCCTGATGTGGCCCAGAATGCTATCGATCAGATGAAGGTAATAGCTAACCTTCCTTTCACTGTACACTCCTGTCTGATGCCTGATGGCCACCTTGGGATGGATATGTGTATTGGTGGAGTTGTTGCTACAGACAACATCATCGTACCCAACTTTGTAGGAGCCGACATCGGCTGCGGAATGTGTGCAATGAAAACCGACCTCCTAATTGATGACCTCAGTGATGATGTTCGTCAGAAGTTATTCAGCAACATCACTCGTCGTATCCCTACGGGCTTCTCTCACAATTCGAAAGACCGGGCTCGGGAACTTTCGATTGTTTTTGAGAAAGACTTCAATGATATGGAATTTGAATTGGATGATAACGCTATTAAGCACGCGCCTGTTGATGACTATCCTCGGGCAGTTTGGGATCAGCTTGGTACGTTGGGCGGTGGAAATCACTTCATCGAAATTCAGGCTGACGAAGCTGGAGGTATCTGGGCTATGGTTCACTCGGGTTCACGTAACTTGGGTAAGGTGACGGGTGATTATTTCAACGATCTTGCGAGGTCAGTATTGAGTAATTATTGCATTTCCCACGATATTGCGTACATCCCAACGACCACTGAATTGGGTAAGGGCTATATTTCGTGGATGAACTTCGCTTTGGACTTTGCCTATCTAAACCGTAGAGTGATGATGCAGGAAGTTAAGGCTGCATTCAGGGATCACTTCCCAGATGTTGAGTTTATCACATGGTCCAAGGTGACTGGCCAGGCTGAGTATAATATGATCAACATTCACCACAACTACGCGGCGCTGGAGAATCACTATGGTAGGAACCTATGGGTACACCGGAAGGGCGCAACTAAGGCATCAGAAGGCCTCGTAGGCATCATCCCGGGTTCTATGGGTACTCCATCATATATTACCAAAGGTCTTGGGAATCACTTATCTCTGATGTCGTGTAGCCATGGGGCTGGACGAACGATGAGTCGTAAGGCTTACTCACGTTCTATGGCTGGCTCTCCTGATGTTGAGGCCTCATTAGACGGCATCATCCATAGTGAATTCAAACCTTTCCGTCACGGTAGAGATAAGGGCCTCTTGGATGTCTCTGAAGCCCCCGGCGCTTACAAGGATATTGATACTGTTATGGCGAACCAGAGTGATCTTGTAGAGCCTCTCGTGAAGCTTCGTCCTTTGATATCGGTCAAGGGATAATTTAGTAGTGTACAAACGGCTAACAGTATGGTATAATAGATCCATACTTTTAATACAGAAAGAAAGAAACACAAAAACATGAAAAGGACCACATGCAACTAACCACCGAAACACTTGCGATCTTGCAGAATTTTGCAATGATCAATCCCAACATCGTCGTTGAGGAAAACACTGGGAAGCTGAAGACGGTTTCTGAAGCGAAGAATATTATGGCTATGGCCGATATTTCTGAGCAAATCGATTCCACCTTTGGTATCTATGACCTCAACGAGTTCTTGTCTGCGATCAAGCTAATTAATAAGCCGATGTTCACGTTCGATGGCACCATGATCGCAGTGGACTCCTCATCTGGTACACAGGGATTGAATTATTTCTGCTCTAATCCAGAGATTCTGACGTATCCCAAGAAGGATATTAAGGATCCTGAATATGAGGTCACACTTAAGATGGATGAAGGCATGCTGGCCCAGATTAAGAAGGCCGCTTCAGTTCTCCATTGTGAGACGGTGTCATTGACGAAGCAGGCCGATGCTGATAGCATTTGGGCCGTAGTTTCTGACCCAACGAATAAGTCGTCTAATGCCTATCGGGCCGAAGTCGCGACGGATGAAGCATTTGCCTCTCTGCCTGCATTCTCATTTGACATCCTCATTGGAAATATGAAGATTGTCCCGGGTGATTACACCTTGCAGCTCAGCTCACGAAGCATCAGCAAGTGGGTATTGGACAGCACCTCACCTATCACATACTGGATTGCTCTTGAAAAGTCGTCCGAATATAACGCATAACAAAAGAAAGTAAAAGTATATGCATAAGAACAAAGACAACCCCACCATCGACTTCCCGTCCCAGCCAGCGCCGGTAAAGGAAGTTCCAGTTGACGTCATTATCAACGCGCTTAAGTGCATCGACGCAGCAGCAGCTCGCGGCGCATATCAGGGAGGCGAGTTGAGCTCAGTTGGAAAGATTCGTGACACTCTCTACACCGTAGTAGAGGTCGAAATCGACCAGCTGGTCGAAGCGCAGAAGAAAGAAAAGGCTGCTGCTGAAGAAGTACAGCCTGAACCAGCTGTTTCCATCGACGACTAATCAACTCAAACACAAGGCGAAGCAAATGAATAACCTACTTTGGAGCGAAGAATATCGCCCGAAGACCATTGACGAATGTGTTCTTCCTACAAACCTCAAGACAACCTTCGAGCAGGTCGTCTCCACTGGAATGGTTCCTAATATGCTGCTAACGGGCAGTCATGGTCGAGGTAAGACCACGGCTGCCCGGGCCATGTGTGAGGAACTTGATCTCGATTATATGATGATCAACGGATCTGAAGATTCGGGTATTGAGGTGCTGCGCACAACGTTGAGGCAGTTTGCTTCAACGTGCTCTTTGCAGGGTGGTGACAAACCGAAGGTCATCATTGTTGACGAGGCGGATTATCTCAATCCTGTTTCAACACAGCCCGCTCTCCGTGGGTTCATTCAAGAATTCAATAAGAGTTGCCGGTTTATTTTTACTTGTAACTACCCAAACAAGATCATCGAACCCATTCGTGATTCTCGTATGACAAAGATCGAATTCAAGATTACCAAAAAGGATTTGCCCCTCCTCGCTGCGAAATTTCATAAGCGTATGTGTGGTATCCTTGATCTGAATAAGGTTAAGTATGATCCAAAGCTTGTTGCTCAGGTCGTTATGAGTCATGCGCCGGATTGGCGACGGGTTATTGAAGCATGCCAAATCCATTCAATGAGTGGAACATTATCTCCTGAGGTTTTGCATTCACTTTCTGATGATTCGTTCGCAGAAGTGATCGGTTATCTCAAAGATAAGAACTTTGGTGCGATGCGTAAGTGGGTTGGTATGAATTCCGACCTGGATGCAACCGCAATTTATCGTAAGATTTATGACTCGCTTGCACTTAAAGCCGAGCCATCATCAATTCCGGCAGCATGTATTATCATCGCGGAATATCAATACAAGCATGCTCACGTCAGTGATCATGAAATTAACACTGTCGCGTGTCTAACTGAACTGATGCGCGACTGCAAATGGGCATAAGGAGTACCATGAAGAATACAGGACCAACGAAGCTTATTGACAAGCATGGTGAAAAGTCACCAAAGCACAAGTGCAACAATTGCGGTTGTATGCGATACAATCCGTGTGGTTGCACTGTGGGTAAGACTACGGATCGTAATAGGAAGTAACTTATGGCCAAGTTGTCGCCATTCGATTTTATAAGCGCCATTAGTTCTCGGGAAAAGCCAGATATCATGTCTGACGATCCTGAGAACGAAAAGGCGTACCTGCCGTTCATAATTAATAGGCAGTTTTCGTATTTTGCTGATACAATCCTCGCTGCGAACATGATGAATGCTTCTAGTAGAATTGATAATCGCCTGCAATTTGACTTCTATCGCGCAATTGTTCGGCCAAGTAAACGATTTGCAAAGTGGCCTAAGGCTCTTAAAGATGAGGATGTTAATACTGTTGTCGAATACTACAATATGTCTCGTGAAAAGGCAAGGGGTGTTTTAAAAATTCTGAGCAAAGAAGCTATAGCGTCTATGCGATCGCATTTATCCCATGGTGGATTACAGAAAGCTTGATTATTCGGTACGATAATACGATTAAAGTCGGTGATATCGTAACAACCTAGCATCTCGCTAAAGCACAACATAAGATAAATAAGTTCTGTCAGCAGCAGAATGAATTTGTTGTGTGTACCATGCGAGATGTAAATGAATGATGATACTTTAGTGAGTGATAAATGGACTGCTGCCAACATGGTAGAAGTCACGTTGAAAGAACCAGATGATTTTCTGCGTGTAAAAGAAACACTCACCCGCATAGGAGTATCAGCAACGTCCGAAGGCCAGGTGCTGTACCAATCGTGTCACATTTTGCATAAGCAAGGTCGGTACTTCATTGTACATTTTAAAGAGTTATTCTTGTTGGATGGCAAGCGCAGTTCGTTTAGTGAGAACGATCGACTCCGTAGAAACACTATCACTACTTTATTGTCTGACTGGGGACTATTGGAAATAGTTGATGCTGCAAAGACGACCGATAGATGCTCGGTCAATCAGATTAAAATTCTTCCTTTTAAGGAGAAGAAAAACTGGAACCTCGTTGCAAAATACACTATTGGTTCTGATCTCAAAAATTCGGTTTATAAGTAATTTAATATCCACTTCAGGGAGCATTTTGTTGTGTACAATCTGCTCCCTTTGTGTTATAATAAATCTATGAACAGTGAATTTTATACATCAATAGATAGATTTGGTAACAAGCTGCTTTACTGCGGCTACGATGGTGAAGGCAAACGCATTGAGAAACGCGTTATGTTTAAGCCAAAGGTTTTCATCCCCACTAAAGACAAGAACGAAGCTACTGATAAGAAGTCGATCTTTGGCGCACCGGTTAAAGAGGTGCGCCTTGATTCTATGCGCGATATGCGCGACTTCGTCAATCAATATAAACATATTCCTAGCTTCGAAATCTTTGGTACCGACCGTCATGTCATGGCCTTCACCCAGGAAAAGTTTCCAGGCCGTGTTGACTATGATTCTCGCTTCATCAATATTTCCAACATGGATATTGAGACTGCAGTGGGCGATGGGTTTCCTAATCCGGCTACCGCGGCCGAGGAAGTCCGCGCCATTACTATTAAGCAATCGCGGGACGGTCAGTATTACGTCTTTGCTTTCAAAAAGCAGTATGCTCCACATATGGACGGTGTGAACTTTATCCCATGCAAAGATGAAGCCGATATGCTTAACACCTTTTTAGAATGGTGGCAGCAACCATATAATCGTCCCGACGTTTTAACTGGTTGGAACACAATGTTTTTCGATGTTCCGTATCTCATTAATCGTATTGAAGCGGTGTTAGGTGAGGGCACCGCTAAGTTGCTTTCGCCATGGAAACTTATCTCAGCACGAGACGTCAACTTCTATGGTCAGAAGCGCCCGACGTTTGAGATATCAGGCATCCAGCATCTTGACTATATTGAACTCTTCAAAAAGTTTGCATATACCTATGGCAACCAAGAGTCATATACACTCAATCATATCGCTCACATAGTCCTTGGTGAAACGAAGTTGGACTATTCTGAAATCGGCAACCTTAATGACCTGTACGAAAAGAACTTTCAAAAGTTTATTGAATACAACATCAAGGACGTTGGTTTGGTTGACGCTTTAGATGATAAGCTTGGATTCATTGACATTTGCTTCACACTATCATATATGGCCGGCACGAATTATGCTGACGCTTTGAAAACCACACCAATCTGGGATGGCATCATTTATCGTAGATTGTGCGAAGCTAATGTTGTACCTCCCATCTCAAATGCTGGAAAAACCGCAACCAGTTATGCAGGAGGTTTCGTTAAAATACCGCAGGTTGGTATGCATGATTGGGTGATGAGTTTCGATTTAAATTCGTTGTACCCATCGTTGATTATTCAGAACAATATGTCTACGGAAACTCTTTTGCCTAAGCGCAATCTTGAGGCATCTGTCCAAGGTTTCATTGACGAAACGTTTAGAGTTGATGATCCAGATATAACCGTAGCTGCGAATGGCGCTCAGTTCAAAACTAACAAAGTGGGGTTCATCCCAATGATTGTTAGTGAAATTTATGCTAAGCGCAAAGGTCTCAAAGGCAAGATGATCGAAGCGATGCAGGAAAGGGAAGCTTTGTTGAACGATCTGAGCTTGCTGGAAGCCGTATAGAGAGTTAAAGCTTCTAAAGTATAAATAGTCTGTATGAACATATACTCACAACATTATTACGGTCGTTACCAGCGCTTTATTGAACACTATAGTTCGCAGATTATTTCTGAAGGTGAACTACACCATATTATACCTAAGTGTGCTGGCGGAACAGACGACGAAACCAATATCATAAAACTTCCATATCGCGCGCATTTTATCGCCCATTATTTGCTTGCTAAAAGCACAAATAATAGCAAGCTTTGGTTTGCATTCAATATGATGAAACGAGTTTGTAATGGTCGGTCGGTTTTATACGAGGCTGCTAGAAAATATATTAGTAGTGCTATTTCAACATCAAACCGTGGCCGGAAGCGTAGCCAATCTGTCCGTGATGAAATATCTAAACGTTCAACGGGTTATGTTGTCGTGAAGAACGCAATTGGCGAAACGTTTAGAGTAGCAGTTAATGATCCACGATACGTCTCGGGGGAGTTAGTATATTATAGAACTGGATCTAGTCATAGCCATGCTACACGATCAAAGATGTCGAAAAATGGTATTAGAGGCCGACGCTTATACTCTAATCATTTGACGGATGAAACAATATATTTACGAGATGGTGAAGCTATTCCAATGGGATTTGTCCAAGGCATAACTCCTTCCGTTAAACAGCGTCAACTATTGCAGCTTCGTAAACCACGCTCTCTAAAGCTAGTGAAGTGCCCTCATTGTGGTGTTGAAGGCAGTGGAGGTAATATGACTAGGTATCATTTTTCAAACTGTAAAAACATCAGTGTACATGCTTAGTGAATTGTGGTATAATGGTTCTCTAATGAAAGGTAGTTTTATGAATAAAGAAGAAAGAATAGCAGAGCTGCGATTGAAGATACACACTCTCGATGCTAAGATTGAGGTGTTCTCTAATCAGCAAATGGCTTACAAGATCCTAAAATAGTGGGACCGTGAGCAGCGATGCTCACGTTAACACCGTGTGAATTCAGTGAAGGCTTTCAAATGCTAATACTGAGCCAAGCCACAAAGTGGAAGGTGCAACGACTATCCGCAAGGAGTACATTCAAGTGAATGGAAGCGCTCGGCAACTCATTGAGTTGAAGATATAGTCTGATCTCGTATGAAAATATGAGCTGGGGAAATCCCGGGAATACCGTAACGCAGTATTTTGAACACAATGATTAAATAGCCTGTATGGCGCCTTGGCTAATCAATACTTTCGTTACTTCGACTTGCGTATTGCAGAAGGTGTTACATTAACAGGTCAAGCTGTTATTCAGTTTGCTGAACGTATCATCAATGAAAAACTTAATGCTTTCTTAGGTACGAAGGACAAAGATCGTGTAATTGCGATTGACACTGATAGTGTTGCTGGTTCAACCAGTCTTTTGGTTAACGGTCAGGAAACGACTATTGCTGAATTTTACGAATCTGTAGATGAAGACCATTATATCCGTAAGGACGACTTTAACCGCGATTACGTCAAGTCTACAAGCCATTTAGATTGCACGACCCTTTCTGTATCTTCTACAGCAAAGCTTGAGGAAAGACGTATTAACTATGTCATGAAGCATAGTGTTAAAAAGCGGATGTTCCGTATCAAGACACCAAGAGGCAGTGTTGACGTCACAGAAGATCATTCTTGTATTGTTCGGGATAGAACGTCTAAAAAGGTTTTTTCGATTAAGCCAAAGGATCTTAACACCAAAAAACACCAGATTATAAATATTGTACATGCATAAGATACAGATAAAACACTATAATGCGCTTCGGGCGTTAATTCCATATATTCCAGACATTGATAAAATTGATTATGACGACTTTATGATTATTTGGAGATATCGCCGAACTGTGGGATTCCGCCGCCTTATTGCTCGCAATTTAAGAACATGGGAAGAATTCTGCTCTGCTTGCATTCGATTAGCGGAAATCGCCGCAGCCAATACTCTTGAACGGTATCAGCTGCAATACGGTGATGAAGAAGGGCAAATACAGTATGATCTCCATCGGCCAAGGGGGGTTTCGTTAAAGATACTGATAGAAAGGTACGGCAAGAGCGAAGGCCAAAGACGCTTCACTGCTTATCGCAAAAGACAGGGTGAATCAAATACATTCGAGTATAAGAACAGAAGGTTTGGGTGGACGAAAAAGGAGTTTGACGAGTTTAATCGCTCTCGCTCTTGCACGCTAGCAAACTTCATTAGTAGACATGGCGATGTAATTGGTAGAAAAATGTGGGAAGACTACCGATCGCGACAAGCATATACTAATTCTGAAGAACACCTGGGAACTGAGCGCTACCGTAGTATTAATCGTCAAAAGAGCCATACTTTACCAGTGTACATTGAAAGATATGGTGAGGAGAATGGCACTGATCGATACTATGCATATATTAATTCCCAAAGATCTTTCTACAGCAAAAAGTCTTTCGCGCTTTTTTCACGTCTTGCTAATACTAAATTATTTGAAGATTCACGAATGTTTTATGGAGAGAATGAATATGGTGTTTGGTGCGATGTGAAAAATTGCTTATTCAAGTACGATTTTGTATCTCTAAAGTATAAATTTGCGATTGAATTTAATGGCGATCATTATCATGGCAACCCCAGTTTATACAAGCCGAGCGATAAATTACGAGGTAGAGGATGCACCAATTTAACCGCAAGGGAAAAATGGGCGGCTGATGATTTCAAAAACAATTATTTGTTTATAAGTCGCAAGTTTCCTGTTATAATGATATGGGAGAGAGATTGGGATCGTAACCCCGCAGAGTGTATTGAAAGGATTTTAGATTATGTTAGAACTCGAGTATAATGATTTCGAAGTAGAGGATTTAGGCATACAGGAAATAGATGTCTATGACATTGAGGTTGAACGCAATCACAACTTTTTTGGTAATAATATATGCGTGCATAATTCGCTGTACATCAGCGTTAAGGATGTGATTGAAAAGTTTAAGCCAAAGGATCCTGTTAAATTCCTGAACGAATTTGGTGAGCGCTTTATGGTGGAGGTTTTCAATGAAGCCTTCGAACGATTTGCAGCACACCATGGTGCGATTGAAAATCGTATGGTGATGGCCCGTGAGGTAATCGCCGACCGTGGTCTTTGGACAGGCAAAAAGCATTACATCCTTAATGTACTTGACTCTGAAGGTGTACGCTATGCTGAGCCTAAGCTTAAGGTCATGGGATTGGAATGCGTTAAGTCATCTACACCACAGATATGTCGTACTGCGATGAAATCTATCTTCAATGTTATCATGAATGAAGACGAACATGCTGTTCAAAATGCTGTAGCTAAATTCAAGGTTAAGTTTTTCAATGCACCTATTCATGAAGTATCTTTCCCTCGCTCAGTATCAGACGTCGCCAAGTATGTTACGAACAATGGATATGCAAAAGGCACACCTATCCATGCGAGAGGTGCGATCCTTTATAACAATATGCTTAAGACAAAGAAGCTGCGGAAATATCACAGTATCTTCAATGGCGATAAGATCAAGTTCGTTTATCTTAAGTTGCCTAATCCTATAAACGAAAATGTGATATCGTACCCTGATGATAAGTTGCCAACTGAATTGGGTCTTGAACGCTATATTGATTATGAACTTCAGTTCACTAAAACATATATTGATCCTATTCAAAATGTGTTAGACGCTATTGGATGGTCAACGGAACCGAGAGCAAGTTTGGAGGACTTCTTTCAATGAGCGAGTATCGCAAAACACGAGTGTTAAAACGTTCTCTTGAAGTTGTTGGAGACGATAATGGTCCATCATCATTTGACGTTGAAATTATTAATGCCGGAGGAGGCGAGTATATTCGACTTACAGGTTATACTGAAACCACTGAAGAATTTTTAACAATTTCAATTGATCCTGAAGATTGGCCGCATTTACGTAAATTGATTAACACAATGATTAAGGAATGCCGAAAATGAAAGAGCTAACTGTATTCAAATCGATATTCTCTAACGCCACCACGCGTGGTTTAACATTTGAGAATTGGGATAAGTTTGAGGAAGCTTTATTCGGAATGAGTAAGGTGCCGGGTTTTAAGCTTAAGCGCGGCGAACGCCACCGCCGCGGCGCAGCGCCTCTAATATCACCTGCGAAGTACAAGCCTAACACGACTAGAGCTAACGATAATGTTACGCATTGGTCATCCTGGACTGCTATCGACATTGATAACTATGAAGGTTCATTCCAAGAGACGCTTGAGATGTTTAAGGAGTATCGGGGCATATGTTATTCATCTGCATCTAGCACCAAAGAGCATCCAAAGTTTCGAATCGTCCTTAATCTAAGCAAGGATATTCCCGCCGATAAGATTAGACACTTTTGGTTTGCTCTCAATAAAGAGTTCAACGATGTAAGTGATCCTCAGACCAAGGATTTGTCTCGGATGTATTATGTTCCAGCAGAGTATCCAGACGCTTTCAACTTCATATTCCGACTTGGAGGCAGCACTGTCATAAATCCTGATGTGCTTATGGCCAAAACTAAATACGTTGAGCCGCCTCGTGACTTCTTGTCTAAGCTGCCAGAAGACGTACAGCGCGCAGTGATCAAGCAACGTAAGCAATCTCTCACCAATAATAACTTTCAATGGACGTCATATCAGGATTGCCCATTCGTCAATCGCAAACTTCTGCGGGAATATCAGTCAATAGCATTTCAGGACGGTACAGGCCGCTACGGTCTCTTCTATAAGATCATGACTTCTATCGCAGGAAATGCCATTCGGCAGAAATACCCCATCACTCCATTTGAGATAGCCGAGCTTATGTCGGGTATAGATTTAGACTTTGGCGCACGATATCAGAAGAGGCCTCTGCAGTTGGAGGCTGCAAGAGCCATATCGTTCATCATACGGAACACCTGAGTCACTCTAGAAGCTCATCGTCATATGAATCAAGGTAAACATATAGCCAGCAAGACTTCAGTGATCCTGACGGCCTTCTGTAGATGAAAAATAATGGTGTACAAGATGTCTACTTTATGGTATATTAGATCCATGACAATTAATACTAACTCGAACAAATTTCACAAGAACTCAAAGGAGAATACATTATGTCAGTAGACTGGTTTAGTGATATGAAAGCAATGCACCAAAAGTTTGGTGTGAATACGTGGATGAAACAACAGATTGACGATGGGAATATCGATACTCTTCGCAAGTATCTGTCTTTTCGCTTGTTGATGATTAATGAAGAGTTAGCTGAGACTTTCTCTGCTGCTTTAGTACAAGGCGACAGTGAAGAAGTGGTTGATGGTCTCATTGATTTGTGTGTCTTTGCAATTGGAACACTTGAAGTTCTGGGTGTTGATGCACATAAGGCATGGGATACAATCCTTAATGCTAATATGGCAAAGGAGCCTGGTGTTAAAGCTGAGCGTCCTAATAAATTTGGTCTCCCAGATTTGATTAAACCTTTGGGCTGGAAGAATCCAAATCATAAAGGCAATCACGGCGACATTCCAATGATTTTAGGGGAGCAACAGTAATGAAGAATGATGCAGGAAAACCGACGATCGAACTGATTCCGCCTGAGTGTATTATGGCGATCGCTCAAGTATTTGCAATGGGCAAAGCCAAGTACGGTGCTAACAATTGGCGTGAGGACCTCAACGGGACTCTTTATTCCCGTACCTATGGATCCATACAGCGACACCTCACGAAGTTCTTTCTGGGTGAAGATGATGATCCTGAGAGTGGCCTCCCGCATATTGACCATGCTCTTACCCAGCTTTGCATTCTCAAGATTCAGACAATGTATGGTAAGGCTGCGGATGATCGTTGGAAAGGCGATCAGTCACCTAAACTCGGTGATGAATTCGCCGAGGTTGCCGGTAAGTCTGAGCCGGAGCTTTTAACTGAGTGTACATTTGAGCTCGGTGAATTACGTAAAAAAGACTGGCACAAACAGCGCAAGATTGCCGCTCGGCATTGAAAGGAAATATAATTATGAACGTAGATCAGATACGAAGACACTTCCGCACAGCTCTAATGCATGAAGATTTTACCATCGATCGTACAGGCGCTAAGACCATTGAGCTCATTGGCGCTTCATTTATCGCAGACGAACCTGCAATCTTTGGTAACCCTAATAACGTTTATATTGATGCAGAGATCAAGTGGTATGAATCTGAAGATGCTAATGTTAATACACTAGGTGAAATCTATGGATCGATTCCAAAAGCATGGGCGGTATCGGCCAACAAACACGGTGAGGTTAATTCTAATTATGGAAAGCTTATCTTTTCAAAGAAGTATTACAACCAGTTTAAGCACGCTGTCACTGAGCTTCTTGTGAATCCAGATTCGCGCAGAGCTCAGATCATTTATAATCGGCCAAGCATGTGGCTTGAATATAATGAAGATGGGAAGAATGACTTCATCTGCACTAACGCTCAGTCATTTTATATCAGAGATGGTAAGCTTCATATGGTATCACAGATGCGTTCCAATGACGTAGTTTACGGATATATGAATGATTACTCTTGGGCGCGATATGTGCAAAATATGGTGCTAATGAATATGAACATGGCGCGTGATCGAGATGATCCTCAGCGCAAGTTAGAAGCTGGCGATTTAATCTGGCAGGTCATGAATCTGCATGTATATGAACGACACTTCAAACTTGTAGTGCCTGAGGGAAGCCAAGCATAATCATTTCAAAACAGCCTTTTGTATAAATAATTACGAAAGGCTGAATATGGAAACTACTTATGTGTACTGGGTGTATGATGAAACGTGTCAAAACATTAAAAACGATGGTTACGTTGGAGTTACAGCAAATGTTGCGCGCCGTTTTAAAACTCATTTGCTAAAGACTAAAAATATACCATCTAATGCAAAAGTTAAAATCATTTATGAAGGTTCTCGAGAAGAGTGTTTTGAACGCGAATTTGAATTACGACCGACTAAAGGTATTGGGTGGAACCGAGCAGTCGGCGGTTCGCAAGGTTGGCGTATTGGTTTTATTCATGATGATGACACCAAGCAAAAACTTAGAGATGCTTGGACACCTGAACGAAAAGCTGAACAGAGACAAAGAGCGAGTATTATGTCCAAGACTCTCATTGGCCAAAAACGCCCTGCTCAAAGTAAAGCTATGGCTGGTGAAAAGAATTCTATGTTCGGCCGAGGGCATACTCTTGAAAGTCGTAAGAAAATGTCAGAAAACCGCGCAGGAAAGCCTACGTGGAATAAGGGTAAGTCTGCACCACAACAGATTGTTGAATGCCCTCATTGTGGAAAATCTGGCGGGAAACAAAATATGACAAGATATCATTTTGATAACTGCAGACCGGAAAAGGCATAGTATGGATAAAAGTAGAATAGTTGTGTATTCCCCGAAGTGGGATATAAGATTCTTAGATCTGGCGAAGCATATATCTGGCTGGTCTAAGGACCCTTCAACGAAAGTTGGAGCAGTGATTGTAGATGATGATAGGAATGTCTTAAGCTTAGGTTATAATGGATTCCCTAGAGGAATACAGGATCGCATTCCCCGCTTGCAAATCCGTAAACTTAAATATGAATTAATGGTTCATGGTGAAATGAACGCGATATATAACGCCACATCAAAGGGTGTGTCTCTTACAGGATCTACGATATACATCCATGGGTTGTTTGTATGTGAGGAATGCGCTAAGGGCATTATTCAAGTTGGAATAAAACGAGTAGTAGTTGAGCTTAAACAGCTCCCCCAACGTTGGGTGGAGTCTTGTCGTAAAGCGTTGGATTATTTTAACGAAGCCGGCGTTGATCATATTGCGATTGAGATGTAGAGAAATATTATGAATATGAACAAACAACTTGGTGATATTGGTGAGAAGATTGTTGCAGAATTATTAAATGCTAAATTTTCTGTAAATTATTTTGATGCAGAAAAGGATCTTATTGGACCCAATAACGAAACTATTGAAGTGAAAACTCAATATCCATTGCATCACCATAGTGGTGAATTGTGCACAATTAGAGCGAATCAATTAAAGAAATGCCTAAATGTAGATCGATTGGTATTTGTAACATATGATGAATCATCACAAATATCAATATACGAAGTTCCAAAGGACAGACGATTCAACTTTCAAACATACACTGCTAGGTTGTTCCGACCAACATCACGGCAAACAATGCATGGATGGAGAATTGATGATATGAAACTTTTAAAGCAATTTACCGATTCATTTTTAGCTCGACAAATGCAAGAATTATCAATAGCTAAAGCTATAAAAAACACACTAAACAAAAGATATAATAAGGAGAAATAAATGAGAAGCAAAAAAGTAGCAATCATATTGGGCCGCGGCACCGAAGGGTGTGGCGTAACAAAGTTTACCCTGGAGCAAAACCGTTGGTTGATTGAACATGGGTATGACACGACCATTTTTTCGGTGGCGGATAAAGCATGGACTCGAAAGAATGCTCATGATAACAGCGCAATTGAGCTAGTGAAGTTTAAGGATAATGCTGCAGTTGACACTGTCATTCATGCGTGTAATACGTGTGATTATGTCATCATCAATTCGTTGCCATCCAAGGGACATCCTGTTGAATGTATTGCAAACTTCAAGCGTTTGATTGAAGCCATTAGCGTTCCTGTAATGCTTGTGCAGTTAGATCACATGAGTGCATCTATTCGTAGGAATGAATGTATGGATGAAGTTATTGACAAGGCCGGCGTCATATTCTCACTCAGCCCAGATAATGACTTTGGTCAGTATGTCAAAGAGTACAAAGAAGTAGGCGAGCTTAGCAGTTTCTTTGGTGAAGACGAAATTGAGATTTTCGACTATCAGGTTGGTCTGTATTTCGATACGATCCGTGATCAATATTGGAAAGATGATATTTCAATTCAGGATGCCAAGCATCACAAATGGATTGGCCGAACCACGTCTTGGAAGGGTTATGATAAACTGTTCCAGTTCCATGATTGCTATCTTAAGGGTAATGGCTGCCTGACAACGTTTGAGGGCATTGAACGTTCCCCGGCATACCTTGGCTTCCGGCAGCTAGGTGAGTTTGACGGGCATATTGGAAAAGATGATGATATTGCCACTGACGATTTGTCTAATGCATACGGAAAACCTGTCCAAGTGTTTGGACCTTACGTCCATGCTGAAATGCTCGACCGCATGTCACGTTGTGGCTTTGGTTATCAACTGACGGTATTCAAGCCGCGCTTCCAGCGCCGGGCATTAGAGTACACCCACATGGAAATCGTGTGTGCCGGTGTGGTGCCAGTTTTTCGCGAGCTTTATGGCAAGCAATGCCATCACCGTGTGTCAGGTGATCCACTTATTGAGTGTAAGGATAACGGCACAGTTTGGTTGGCTGAAGATATTGTTGAAATGTCTAAGGCATTTGAATTGATTAAGAAGCTCGAAGCCGATGATGGCATGAGAGATGAATGGCGCCACATGGCGTATGAGTTCTACAAAGAACATCAGGATGCAGAGAATGTCTTTGCTGAAATGTTCGCTACTGCGGAGGCTAAAATTGCGAGTTAAACATGCTCTGTAGCAGCCCTTGCGCTGGTGAAAAGTTTGCTAGTTATAAATAACACAAACCAGCGCAAGGAGTTAATTATGACAGGGTATGTTTATCACATTCGGGATCCTAAATGTAGCGATTTAGATCACGGTTATATTGGTGTTACGAAGCATCTTAACAAACGATGGAAAGCACATCAAGGCGATCCACATTGTACAATGCATCATTGGATTCGAATTCATAATTTGAAGTTAGAAGATGTTGATATTATTTTTAAAGGTGATATTGAAGAGTGCTATCAAATGGAAAAGAAATTGAGACCAAAACAGAAGATGGGTTGGAACGTTGCATCTGGCGGTGGTTGCGGCCCATACATTTCAGGAATTGAAGATCTCAGTGCACATAGATCAAAGGCTCAAAGCGAACGTATGAAAGATGAAGCACTTAAGAAAAAACAGGGAGAAACCTTTAAAGAAAACTACTACAAGAGTGAAGATTCGCAAAAGTTACGGTCGCGCCGTACTACAGAACATATGCAAGATCCTATTAAGAGAGCAAAATGCTTAGGTGCAATGCATAAATTGGTCCAATGCCCGCATTGTGATTATAAAAATAATGCAGGAAATGTGGCCTTACACATAAAAAGAAAACATAAAAATGAATAAACACGCCGTAATTATACCTCTAATTGGAGGAATGCCCATTGCTATGGAGCACGTCTTCAAAAGACCGCCTGAATATATCTTGTCATACACTCCCTTTGCTGCGAATGATGCGCAATACCGTGCATACCGCCCAAATGTGCCGTATATGTTCATTGATAAGAATGAAGCGAAGTCTTTTAAGCTTGCGCCAGTTGATATTGTGACAACCCTCTGCCCATGCGCAGGGCTATCTTCATTATCACCATCGGCTGCTGCTGAGTCGACTACAAATGATTGGATGACAATTACGGCTAAGTATGTTCTATCTGAACTAGAGCCAAAGGTCTTTTGGGGAGAGAATGCACCTCGTCTTGCAAGTAAGATGGGCGAGCCAACCGTGAATAGACTACGTGAGATAGCGAAGTATAATGGCTATACCTTTTCGCTTTACAAGACTAAGTCTATACTGCATGGCTTGAGTCAAGTGAGGGACAGGTCATTCTATTTCTTTTGGAAAGGTACAGAGACGCCTATCCTGAAGTACTTTCGCAGAAAGCATGAAACGATTGATGAAACAATTCTGAATGCGTTTGTATCGAAGGATGATCCTATGAATATGCCAGCTAATAATAGAGCGCCAATGGATGATCCATATTACCGCTTCATTAGAACGAAGATATATCCTAACTTCACCCACGCAGAAATCGTGGAGAAGCAGGTGAAGTCAATTAATGGTATGAGCCTCATTGAAGACAATGGCATCTCATATGATGAAGTAGCTAAATGGATGGAACAACAAGGTGAGCTCAAGAAAGCCGCGCGTTGTCGGGAAATCAAAGTGAAGCTCGCGTCTGGGGGAAACATTATGCGAAAGATCTGTGAATTTCCAAAGGATCACATAGGTGCGTTTGTAGGACACACGCCATCGCAATTGATGCATCCTTTCGAAGAACGCTTCCTTACAGTCCGTGAATGTTTGGCAATTATGAAGATGCCTAGCGATTTTCAGTTACAAGGTGGGTTGAAGAACTTAAATATGATATGCCAGTCAGTTCCAGTGACAACGGCTGCTGATCTCGCTAGCGAGATACTAGCGTACCTAAACGGCAAGCGAGACACAGTAACAACGTCATTCCTAGTGCAGGATAATAAGAAGCAAACTTCGTCAATTGCGCCTATGCCGTGTGTAACACTTAATGAATTCATGTAAAAGAAAATTCACTACAGCATAGCGTTAACGCAGTGCGTAATCCATTATATATCAATATGGCATATGCGAATGGTAAAGGCTGCTTTGGTATGACTAAATCGCATTGGAAAGGGAAACGAGGTTCAGAGTGCCCGTGGTATGGGGTGAAGAAATCTAACCGAGAAAATTATGTAAAATCACGTCTAGGCGATAAGAACCCCGCCGCTAAGTCTTATAAAGTGTTCAATGAGCATGGCGAACTCATTTTAGAACGTAATGCCAACATTCAAAAAACACTGTATTGAGCATGGAATTCCAGAGTATGTCGCACGAAAGCTAAAAATTCTAACGATAAGCCTCTAGAATATCCAAAATCAAAAAGTAACAATAAAGTAAATTAGAAACCATTTATCCTGAATATCGGGGGTGGTACGTAGAAAGGCAAACATGTTTATTACATTCGAAGGACCCGAAGGATCGGGCAAATCAACTCAACTCAAAATGCTCGCTGATCGCTTAACGCTTAGCAATTACGATGTGATCACTGTACGAGAACCAGGCGGAACGATCATGGGTGAAGCTGTACGGAATATCCTACAGCACGATTCATGTGGACCTAACATTTCTCCAGTAGCTGAAACGCTATTGTTCGAAGCAAGTCGCGCACAGCTCATCCATGAAGTCATTGGCCCGGCATTAGCGCAAAATACAATTGTGCTTTCAGATCGCTTCATCGACTCAACCATGGCTTATCAAGGCTATGGCCGGAAGTTCCCGCTAAAAGATATTGAAGCACTCAACTCATTTGCCACGCAGGAACTGATGCCGGATATTACAATCTTACTTGACCTTCCAGTTGAGGCAGGGTTCGAACGTATCTTTAAAGAGACCAAAGGAAAGGCAAACCTCGATCGTATGGAACGTGAATCCATGAACTTCCATAATCGGGTCGCTAATGGATATCGTGGCCTCGCGGCGGCTGATAATAACCACCGCTTCACTACAATTGACGCTAATAGGTCTTTGGAAGAGGTTCACGAGGATGTTTTGGCTGTAGTTCTTCTATCGTTGGCCTCAGACGATACCTGATATGATGGTATTTCAAAACTACAGTATGTAAGCGGCAGCTAGAGCCCTACTTATGCATTTTACGCCCTCATGGGTCATTTTGAGCCCATCGAGGGCGTTTTTGTCTCAAAAGTGATTGTGTAAGTGCCTTCTGAAGCCATACTTAGCAAAAAGTACCTTCTGGATGAAAATAATGGTGTACATAGCCGTGGAAACTGTGGTATAATAATATTAGGAACAAGTTAAAGGAAGAGGATACAGTATGAGCAAGCAGATCACCAAGCGTCAAAGAATCATCGATTTTGTTAAGGAAGGCGGAGTTGAGGGCCGCACGTTCTCGGAATGTCAGGAGTTTATTTGTAAAGTTAACGGTCGTGACTGGAACCTCTTCCGCCAGGAGAAGAATTGGAATACTGACGAAATGGTGTTTCGTCGGGTAAACCGCGGTTATTACTGCACCGGTCTTCGTGGTTGGAATCGTCCAATCCTTGACGGTACAGTTATCATCAAGGACTCTTTCACCGGTCGGTGGGTCCATAGTGACAATCTTAAGGAATCCGTGCCGCCTACGATGGTTACCACCTTCATTTTTAATGGCGAGCCAGTCATTATCACAGGTGGTGTATTCCCGAGTGCTGACTTTATGACATGCCGGGTGATCACACAGGTTCGCATTACGTTTGAAAATGGCAATAGTAAGGACGTTGATTTTGAATCGCTTCTCCAGCTGGAGGATGCGAGGGAATTCACATTTAAAGGATGATCGCAAAATAACGGTGTACATCGGTCATCGATTGGTGTATAATAGATCCAGAATAAAGGAAGACACTATGGCAACTACAGTTATTACTGACAGAGCAAGCGAGTTTTGGGGCATTGAGGCCAATGTGGAATACGTTGTCATTAGGTCCTATTTTTATAATGGCGAAGGCTGGTACAGTTTACGCCGCCCTGACGGATCTATATTTGAAGCTCCCGACGTGTTTTTCATGAACATCAAATAAAGAAAGCGAATATGAACATTAAAACATTTCCAACCCTATACCGCCAGCGTCAATCCGGTGCCATCCAGACTTGGACGATCTCAACTGAAGATAACGTCATCGTAACCCGCTGGGGACAAGAAGACGGTTCCATGCAGGAATCTCGTGATGAAGTAAAAGAAGGCAAGAATATTGGTCGTTCCAACGCCACTACGCCAACTGAGCAGGCCCAAGCTGAAGCGCAATCCAAGTGGGAACGTAAGCTGAAGCGAGGCCATGTACAGGAACGAACCGGGGCAAAAACCGGGCAGATTGACGCAATCATTGAAGGTGGTGTCTGGCCTATGCTGGCCCATCGATTTGATAAGGTTGGGCATAAGATCAACTTCCCAGCATTCACTCAGCCCAAGTTCGATGGCCATCGTTGTGTGGCCATTATTGACGACAAGGGGAAGTGCGCTTTGTGGTCACGCTCACGGAAGCCCATTACCTCTTTGCCACACATTGTAGAAGCATATGAGGCACTGGATGTACGTAACATGGTGTTTGATGGAGAACTATACAACCATAAGTATCATGATGACTTTGATCAGATCTCGAGTTTGATTCGGCACGACGAACCCGTTGAAGGTCACACGGAAGTACAGCACCATGTTTACGACCTAGCCATGTCAGGTTTGGACTTCAGTGAACGCCACTATATCATTGACGACCTCATATCAGGGGCCTCCGAGTATTTGGTCATCGTAGAAACCCTTGAAGCTGAGGATGAGATGGAAGCTATAGCTGCGTTCGAACACTTCCTTGAGGTGGGTTACGAAGGCGCCATGCTGCGGAACAAGGTTGGGGAATATGTTTTCTCTCCTTCTAAGCGGTCCTACGATCTGCAGAAGATTAAGAAGTTCCACGATGACGAATTCGAAATCACCGGGGTCAAGGAAGGCCGCGGCAAGATGGCAGGCCATGGTATCTTCATCTGCCAGACGAAGGATGGTTACTCATTTGACGCCAAAATGAAGGGCTCGCTGGCGGATCTGAAGAAGTACTTTGACAGCCCAGATAAGTACATCGGACAGATGCTCACCGTGCAGTATCAGGCGATCATTAAGAAGACGGGTGCCCCTCGCTTTCCTGTGGCTCTTCGCCTACGAGAGGATATCTGAAGTGATTAAGATCTACGGAAAATCCTTTGATATGAAATACCCTTCATTCTGCGAGTCGGAGATTGATATGGGTGCAGGAGGAATATCCTCCCGCTTCACTATTATTGGCATAGTAGAGAATGCAGTATCATGGTATGATGGCAGGTTATGTTTAGGTATGGTTGCTGGTGTTACATGGCCTGGAGATTTTCCGGAACCGACAATAGATACGTACGGTAGAATTCTAATTGATGAAGACGATTGGACAATGACATAATGGCAGCTTATTTTACATCAGACTTGCATTTCGGTCATGGCAGCATAATAAAGTATTGCCAACGCCCGTTTCGAGACCGCGATCATATGCTCAAACATATGATTACGATCATTAATCAACGGGTAAAACCTAATGATACGTTGTATCATATTGGTGACTTTTGCGCCTATGGACGCGAAAAGGGTGTCATGGGAGATAAGGCCCCGGCGACGTACTATGAGGATTTGATCAATGCCAAGGTTATTCATATCATGGGTAATCATGACTCGAATAACAAGGTCAAGGATGGTGTTGAATATGCAGTCATGCGAATGAGCAACCTAAATGTCCTTATGGTGCATAAGCCCGAGTGTGTTTATGTGGACACGCTATTGGCAACCGGCGCAATCGATTTAGTTCTGTGCGGGCATGTTCACGAGAAGTGGGCGGAACGCGTTATAGATGGCATTCTCCGCATCAATGTTGGTGTAGATGTACGTCGGTTCGTCCCTATGAGTAAGATGGACGTTTTGAAAATATACCACAAATGGAAGGGTGGACAAAATGATTAAGAAGATTTATTTAGATGTTGATGGAGTATTGGCAGATTTTACCACATCAGCGTTGCTCTATCACGGGATTAGACCCGAAGAGGTTAATTGGCCTGCAGGTTGTGATCGCATGGGTCCTATGCTAGGTATGACATCTGATGAGTTCATTAAAGAGCTGGATGATTATGACTTTTGGTCAAACCTTGGTGTTTTGCCTAATGGTAACCTCATCTACAACCTAGTGGCAGAATTCTGCCATCTCCACCGCATCCCATTTGCGATCTGTACTCAATATCCCGAGGGGATGAAAGATAATTTTATTGCTGGAAGGAATGATTGGCTTGACCGTAACGCATTTTCCGATGGTGAACGTATATATGTCAGCTCGGCAGTTGGCAAGGGCCCTCTAGGTGAACCAGATGCATTGCTCATCGATGACATGGATTATATCGTCGATGCGTTCAGTGCCAATGGCGGTTATATTCATCAACCGGCTCGATATTGGAATAGATTCCACGATCTTGCCGGCCCGAACCATCTCTTTAGTAGTCGGGCCCGCCTTGATGAGCTCGCTTTAATGACTAGCGTATTGAATCACTTTCATTCTTTGGAACCTACGGCATGAGCAGATCGTTCAAAAAGACACCAATCCATGGTATAGCTAAATGCTCTTCTGAAAAGCAGGATAAGCGTATCTGGCATCAGCGGTTGAGAACTCATAATCGTATGTTATGCAAGTCTGCTACGCTCTCCACAGCCGACGCTGCAGAAGCGTTGATGTTCCCTATGGAACACGACGTGTCAAATAAATGGTCAATGGCCAAGGACGGTAAAGCTTACTGCGCGTATGATCCCGATAAAACATATCCAGACCGGAAAGATCCATCACAGCGTCTACCGTTTTGGAAAAGCGAGTATGAATACTATCGCTCTATCTTAAGTAAATGAGAATATATTATGTCAAGAAAGAAATCCCTGCCTAAGAGTCATGTCTTTGACGATATTCGCTACAGATTAAAAGATCAATCGGGGCTCCCAGAAGGCAAGCTTGGAGAATGTAACTACGAAAAGAAGACTCTCTATATCCTACTCGAGGGAAATACCCTAGAAGATCTGGACGTTATCATCCACGAAGGCCTCCACGCGGCGTGTCCTCTTATCTGCGAATACTACATCAATATCATTGCAACAACCATCGCTAAGCTCCTATGGCGCCTGGGATGGCGGAAAACTGTAGAGTAGTCATCCTGCATCAAGGCTTTACACAACTACAGTATGTAAATGGCCATCGGAGCCATATTTATGCATTTTACGCCCTCATGGGTCGATTTTGGCCGATTTTGGGCCCAAAAGGCCGAAAAAGGTGATTGTGTAAGCCCCTTCTAGAGGCCTACTTAGCAAAAAAGTGCTGTCGGGATCACTTTTTTGTGTACTTTATGGCTGAAACTGGTGTATAATGGTATCAAGCAACAGGGCAGCAGCCCAGAAGGAAAAGAGAATGAACGACATAGACGACATCATGGACGCAATGGCAACCGAAGGCAGTATTGAGGATTTTGATATGGACGCATCTACTGCGGCTATCGAGAACCTGGACATCGTGATCCCAGATGAGGATACCGACGCGGTTGAAATGACCGACGCTGAGATGGAAGCTGAAGATGCTGCCATCCGTGCTGAGATCAACGCTGAGTTGCGCCGAACTGGCCAGTCTGTGGTTGATGACGAATGCGACCTTATTACCAAGCAGGTTGCAGCAGACGTTGTTGTGGCCAAGAAGTCCGCGAAGAAGGCCAAGGCGAAGGCACCTAAGGCGAAGGTCGCGAAGACCGACCGTGGTCGGAAGCCGAAGATGAACCTCGAGGACACCACTAAGATGCGCGATATTCTCGTGGATGCCACCTCTAAGGAGGCTGACCTCACCGTAGTTAAGCGTTGCATCTTTATGCAGGCCCTTGAGCCAGTGTTCAGTCTCCGCGACATCTACCGCGAAACTGTACACCCTCGCTTCAAGGCGACAGTCCGTGGCTGCTATAATGCGGCCGCGATCATCGAGTCCCTGACCGCCCAGATCATGATCCTCAACGGAAAGGGGTAACCCACCATGCCGGCTAAGACACCTTACTTACTACCCGAATCATTTCGGTTCGGTGTAGAGATTGAATTTATGGATACGCCATTGAAAACATTTGCGCCCATATTCAATCAACAAAAGTCTAAGTATCGTCATGGCGTCAAGTGTTCGCTCGATGGCTGGGATGATGTTGATTCCAAATATAAGCATTGGCAGCTTATTGCCGACTATTCCGTAACTGAGATGGATGATTCTGGCGATGACGTTGGAGGTGAAATAGTCTCTCCAATCCTTGACGTATGTAAAGAGTCATTTTTGGAAATCGCTAAGACTATTAAGCTTGTGAATAACAACGACGGTCGATTTGGCAGCGAGACGGGTTATCACATCCACGTTGACTTGGGCGACCTCGATCGTCTTGTGTTTCTAGCGATATGGTATGAAATGTCTTCGGACATCTATGGTATCTTTCCCGATCGCGCCAATAGCCACTACAGTCAGTCACTCATCCGAGTTAATCCGCACGGACCAGACGTCCCAATGATTAATAAAGTAGCTACACTGCTGCTTAACAACCCAGGCCTCATCGGGGAGAAGTACACCGATGTACACCTCTATGGCGAAGACGATTGCCGACGAGCAGAGATCCGATGTGCCCAGATGGTGGACGACTACGACCTGATAATCGGTTGGACGAAGATGGTGCTACAGATCGTCAATTACGCCCATCAATTCCATGACATATTCGAGTTGATTGATACACGACCTTCAGCTTCAATTGTCTATCTCAATGATCACGCTCCTCGAGTTTTGAAGATGACCAAGAATGAATTGCATGCAATTCGAACCAGCGACATATAGGATCCATTATGGCAACTGAAGTAATCAACCTTGAAGGTATAACTGAGACGTACCCAGGTGTATTCTACATCAAAAAGAATAAGTACGTCCTCGTTAAAGACGGTGAGCAGTACATCCTTACGCAGGATCAAATAGATCGCTTGGCTAAAAGTGTGATGGGTCATTACGAGGAGATGGTGCGTGATTTTAAGCCACGAAAGAAGCGTAAGCCACGCCAACCGCGGAAGCCTAAGGCCAAAGTCGTGGGCACAATTGGTGGGACGACTACCGGCGCAACTGAACCCAAGAGTGATCCAACACCTAAAGGTTCAATGGTCGCATACCTTGAAGATCCTGAGAAGCTAGTGGGCGTCTGCAGGCATGATCTACAGTATATCCTTCAGTGTATTGACGATGAGCTTGAGACTATTAAGGAACGGAAGAAGGAAATCCGAAAGGATACCACCCGCACTGACGATCAAAAGATTCTGGATAAGAAGGAATGTGATAAAGGTCTCCGTCTCTTCAAGAAGCTTCAGAAATTTGCTGAACCGTTGGTGGCTACTGCCAAACGAGCTCCAGCCAAGAAGAAAACTACAGCCAAGGCCCCGGTGAAGACTCGTGTGAAGCTCACAACAGCTAAACCTGCCCAAAAGACGGCTCCAAAGAAGCCCTCAAGACGTCCGCGGGGTAAGACTAAGGTTAATACCCTCCCAATATGATCCAAGTGATTCTAGGGCCTCTCAGGAGCCGAAAATAATGGTGTACATTAGGCCAGTGATATGGTATATTAGTCTAGTTATTATTAATAAGGAATTGAGATGATTGAGAAAAATGATGTAATAGCCGTAAAGCTGGCCCGAATTCTGGCCACGATGGATGTTCCATCGCTACGGATAGATGACATCAATTGGCTGAGTCGCAATCTTGCAGTTCGTAATGCTTCACATCCGGATTTTAAAACCGCTAATAAGTTGATCCGTCAACTGTAGCACAACACAAGAAAGTAATTATGCTCATAGCAAAAATTATCGTACTATTTATTGGTGTGTTATTCACATTCAGTAACACGTATCGAATCATGGCAAGAAACGATCTGCCAGCCATCACCATTATCTTGCAGTCAATCGCCATCACGGCATTTGTCGTACTTCAATGGCTTATCTAACACCCAAGGAATATATGAAAAACATACCCACACCATACGACAGCGAGCTCGCCACCTTGATTAACAAAGGCACTGAGATTCGCAAAGTGATTGCCGAAAAGACGACCGATGAAGCGGCAAAGCTGTCACGCATCGCTGTGCAATTGCAAAAACTACGAGCTAGTCAAGCTGAGTACATTAAGAAGGCTAAGGCAGTTCGTAGACAGAAGCCCGACGTAATATTGTATTGGGATAGTGGTTTAGAATTTCGATCATCGGCACCTCGCTCACCTCTACAGAGTGGTTCAGGTCTATATGATCTACTGGACATGATCGTCACTCGCGGAGTTCCTACATCATTCGAATGCAGAGGATAGCATGATTAAATGCATCACTGATACTGAGACCACAGGCCTCGATCCAGAAATCCACACCGTTCACCAGTTGTCATGCATTGTCTTGGATGATAAGGACGTAGAGATTGATTTAATTGATCTAAAGTTTAGGCCTGCTAAGCTTGATTACGAACAGGCAGCATTAGAGAAATCACACATCACTATGGAAGAGCTTTATAGTCGAGAACTCTCGTCAGACGATGCATTTAAGATCTATACGAAGTTCCTTGACAAGTACGCCGACCGCTTTAATCCCAAAGATAAGATGCAATTCGTTGCGTACAATTCAGTTTTCGACGAAGACTTTGTCAGCAAGTGGTTTGATAATACACCCATGGATTATATGTATGGCAGCTATTTTTGGCGCCCATCGCTGTGTCTCTATCGTGTAGCAGCATGGATTCTACGAGACGCCAGGGTAACATCCGCATTCACTCTCAAATCGTTATGTGAATTTGCTGGAATTGAGTTCAACGAAGACGATGCGCATGATGCAATGTATGATGCGCGGAAAACTGCTGAGCTTTATTTGAAGCTCGTATAAAGGAAACAACTATGATTAATGATACATGTTCATGCGGAGCAGCGATTGCAATTCGCCAAGAGACAGCCGCCGAAGAATTGGCCCTACATAAGGAGTGGTTATCCGCGCATAAAGGGTGTCGGGGTGGTGGCATCAACGATGTTGAGCTCATAGGCTCATACCATACGAGCGGCGGCAGTTGGCCGCCTAAACTAGATGAGACAAAAATTTATTGCCAAGCATAATGAGTACAAGTCAGGAACGCAATGCCACAGGGGCTGGGAAAGGTGATGCAGAACGCATTTCCAATCGAAAGATTTACGACGAGCGCTTTGACGCAATTAATTGGGCGTCAAAACAACAGAAAGATAAGATGAAAGAACACATATATAAAGGAACAAAATAACATGGGATCATTACTAGCCAAATTAAAGAAGAGTTCAAAACTCTCAAAGACGGATGGTCTTGCAACGTCAGTATACTTCAACGACGTACCTCTGACGCCCACCTCAGTTCCAATGATTAACGTTGCGCTTAGTGGTTCCATCGATGGAGGTATTGGACCTGGGCTGACGATGCTTGCAGGACCGAGTAAGCATTTCAAAACGAGCTTCGCTTTGTTGATGGCCGCGTCATATTTGAAGGCACATCCCGAATCTGTGTTGATGTTCTATGATTCTGAATTCGGAACACCCCAGGCGTACTTTAACGCTTTTGGTATCGACACTGAACGAGTGTTGCATGTTCCTATTATGAATATCGAAGAATTGAAATTCGACCTTGTTCATCAGCTCGAAACGCTGGAAAACAAGGAAGACGTTATCATCATCATTGATTCAATTGGTAACCTAGCATCTAAAAAGGAATTGGAAGACGCTTTGTCCGAGAGTAGCAAAGCTGATATGACTAGAGCCAAGGCGCTTAAAGGTCTCTTCCGAATGGTAACACCCTACCTTCAAACGAAAAACATCCCAATGATCGCAGTGAATCACACGTATAAGACGCAGGAAATGTTTAGTACTGATGTTGTTTCTGGTGGAACAGGCATATATTATTCAGCGAATAACATCTGGATTATTGGACGTCGTCAGGATAAGCAGGGTGTTGAGATTAAGGGATACCACTTCATCATTAACATCGAGAAATCTCGATTCGTTAAAGAGAAGTCGAAGATTCCTATCTCTGTATCATGGGAAGGCGGGATCATGAAATGGTCGGGCCTCCTTGAAGTTGGTCTAGAATCAGGTTGGGTTATGAAGCCCAAGAAAGGTTACTACACCGTTGTTGATACTCCGGGTGGTGATAAACCAGTCGGCAAAATTTGCAGTGAAAATAAGACTCACTGTGCAGAATTCTGGCAGCCGCTATTAACTAACGCACAGTTCCTACAGTGGATCAAGGAACGTTACACTATCGGCGAGGTTGCCATGGCACAATACGAAGAAGAGGACATATAAAATGATGGAGCAAATCACAGTAATACCCACCGAGCAAATTGATGAAAAGACCGGACACCCATTCGCTAAGATGCGGTGTGAATCAGGAGAGTTTAAGGGCGTGCTATTTCAAATAGGCGCCGTGAGTTTCCCAACAATGGAAGGTGATTCCATTGAAGATCAGAATGGTAATGTCCCGATGCACATCGAATTTAACATTCTCGAAATTCCCGATTATGGTACCATAATCGGCCGATCATGCAAGACGAAAGAATCGATTGAATGTGATCCTGCATTTCATCAGCTTCTTGCTGATATCGTCGTTAAGTCGATATCTCAGATGATTGATGAAAAGGATGTTGAGAAAGTAAAGCAGTGATTCATTTAGTACTCGGCCGCGATGGCAATGGCTCTACAATGAATGTTGAAGGTGTATGGGATGATGAGTCATCGGCTCACACCCATCGCCAACAACTCGAATCTAATTATAGTTTGGTAACCGTAGAGAGTTACGAAATTGAATAGTGTACATCTAACCGACGATATGGTATAATAGACATATGGAAGATATTAGCGAATTAGTAATTAAAAATATTGTAGCGAATGAGGAGTACTGCCGAACAGTATTGCTATTCCTCAAGAAAGAATACTTTGATGGCCATGCCAGATTTGTATTTGACCTGCTCGTAAAGTTTGTCACCAAATATAATACGATGCCCAATTGCTCTACTATGGAGTATGAATTCTCTCAACTTGAATCTCATCCCGAGCAAGCACAAGAAATTCATGCTTATATTAAGCGAGCATTCACTATAACGGATGACGAACGATCTACGGATATGACATGGCTCGTTGAAACCACAGAGAAGTGGTGTCAGGATCGAGCTGTTTATTTGGCTGTCCTTAAGTCAATTGAAATCATCAACGGAAATAACGCTGAGATGTTACCCAGCGCTATTCCTGATATGCTTCAACAAGCATTGGGTGTGGGTTTCGATCGTGACATTGGTCATGACTACATGGAAAATTCAGACAAGCGTTTTGAATACTACCACACCCCGGAGAACAAGGTGCCTTTCGATTTAGAGATGCTTAATAAGATCACTGGTGGAGGTGTTAAAAGGAAAACACTAAACATCTTTCTTGGAGGTACCGGCACAGGTAAGAGTATGACACTGTGTCACCTTGCTGCAGCATATATAACTCAAGGTATTAATTGCCTATACATCACCATGGAAATGAGTGAGGAGAAAATCGCTGAACGTATTGATGCCAATCTATTTGACGTCAACATCAACGAAATTGCTTCTCTAACCAAAGGTGAATTCAATAAAGCAATCCACAAGATCCGCACAACTTCGTCCGGCCGACTGATTATCAAGGAATACCCGACGGCTGCAGCGCATGCAGGACATTTTAGAGCATTGCTTTCTGAACTGAAGTTGAAAAAGGATTTTATTCCTGACGTAATCTTAATCGATTACATTAACATCTGCGCCTCATCTCGTATTAAGGGAATGGGTGGATCCATTGGTTCATACGGCTATATCAAGGCGATTGCTGAAGAGCTTCGAGGCCTGGCAATTGAAACCGATACGATCATGTGGTCGGCTACGCAAACTAACCGTGATGGTATGAATTCTTCGGATGTCGATATCACCAATACGTCTGAGTCCTTTGGCCTACCCGCTACAGCAGATTTAATGTTGGCTTTGATCACTACAGAAGAGCTTGAAGAGTTAGATCAAATATTGGTCAAACAACTTAAGAATCGATATAATGACGTAGCCTATTACCGTCGCTTTGTGTTGGGAATGGAACGCGCCAAGATGCGCCTATATGATGCTGAGGAATCAGCTCAGACCGATGTGTTGTCGGGCGATACGTCATTCACTGCTACAACCGATGAGCCGGACTACAGCGAATTCAAAATGTAAAGAATAATCATCAGAAAACAAATGGATATGACATGAAGAAAACAAAAACACACAAACGATTACTGAATTGGCTGGCACGGAAGAGTGATCTCTATTTAGATACTCGTAATCAATTACGGCGCGCGGAAAGCTCTCTACAAATTATGAAGCGGGATTCTGATGAGCTAGGGGAAAGGGTTGCTGAAATATCACGTAAGCTTTGTTCAGTCGAAGTGCGTCGTGTCAATCATTCTTATCCTAAGCTTCGTGTATGCATCGACATCGATTCTGCAATTTTAGAGTACGGTTTCATGCATGGCGATGATCACGTTGCCATCGAGCACGTTGGCCGAGAAATAGGCTATCGCGCAGCTCAGGAAATTCAACGTGCAAATTTCCGTAGATCTGACATCCGCCCTTTAGGATTGGAATATGCAGATCATATCAATCAATAACAAACACAACATAAGGAACATATAGCCTGATCCAAGCTTCTAATCACCCTCAGGATCACTTTTCAGCAAATTGAGGGTGATTATATGGATCTAGAGCCCCAACGGCCTCCTGAAGGCCCGAGGGGCTTCTATGCATAAAGGACTGATCTAGCCATACTTAGCAAAAAAGTGCTGAAAACCGAAAATAATGGTGTACTTTAGTACGAATCTGTGGTATAATAATTCTATGAGGGTTACAGTTACAAAGAAGCTAATGGAGCAACAGTTATGAAGGTAGTCAACGTCGATCAGCGTGAGCGGAATTATCAAGAACGCAGTTTTAATCACTGCAAGGTGATGGTGTCCTGCAGTGATGATAACATGGATATTCGATCCATCATCGATAAGTGGTTCATGGCTAACGAGATCTGGGAACTAAAAGTTAAGTCCAAGGCGTGGGGCGCTCTTACCCGCTTTACGAATAAGATCGTCTATGCCGGTCTCGTAGAACACTTCGATGTTCCTCTGAAAAATGTGTGGTTTTCACAGAAGGCTGGATGCAGCTGCGGTTGCTCACCAGGATTCATCGTCAGGGGTGGGAAACGGGGCACTTGGGCTTTCCTTACCCTGGAATTCACTGAGGAAGAAGTCGCAGCCACTTTGGATTTGATTAAGTCCAAGAAGGTTGCAAAATTGCTGGCAGCTGATATGGCAGCCCATAAAGCTGCAGTAGCTAATAACATTAAGTAAAGAGGGAAGACGCAATGGCAATTTTAACAGAGCATCCGAACACCAAGCTGACGATTGATCTCAGTGGACCTGAGGGTAATGCCTTTTGTTTGATAGGAGCAGCAAAGCGTTTTGCAAAACGCATGGACCTTGATGGTGCTGCTATCGTCACTGAAATGACGACAAGCGATTATGAGAATTTGATTCAGGTATTCGACAAGTACTTCGGCGAGTGCGTTGATCTCATAAGATAAGCATTCGAGTCTGAAAATAATGGTGTACAAATCTGATAGACTATGGTATATTAGTACCATAATAAATTAACAGTGAGAGAGAAGATTATGAAGACAGTGATTATGTTGGTGCCGATGTTATTGGTGTGCCTATTTGTGAGTGGTTGGGTGATGAATGTAGTTAAGGTTTGCCAGTGCGATTTTGAAGCGCCATTTAAGGCCGAGACGATTCGGGGCGTGGGAGTTTTCATCCCACCAGTCGGTGCTGTTGCCGGATGGTGTACAATCGAAGATTAATCTTACAGCGAACAAGCTGTGTTGCAACAAGGATGAACGAGTACGAACAGGTCCAATCGCGAAAGTTGCAGAAAGATCATCCTAAAAGTTCATGGGTCTTCTCGGGTTACCATGTAAAATAATATAATCCGAGCCAATTTGATATATAAATATTATAACAGAACAGTGGTAGGGCCAAGAGATGAGGTCGATATCGGAGACGATGGATTAGGGGTCATCCGGTAAATGTTGATTTTTGAGTGGTTGGAGGAACGTGTAAGGGTTGCCGCCCTGATAGTTTGTCCTTAAGAGATACCCGTGACGTAACACGGCAATGTTAAAAAACAGGTAATGAATTCGTCTAATTGGCAAGACACCAGCGTTTAGCTGGAATCATGAGGTTCGAATCCCCATATTCAATTGCTCTTCCCTTCGGGGCCCTCACCTTTTTACGGAGTATAGCGCAGTCTGGTTAGCGCATCGCGTTTGGGACGCGAGGGCCGGGGGTTCGAATCCCTCTACTCCGACCATTTTATTATGATAACGAACAAACAACAGATGTGGAATTATATTGCTGATCAAAATAAGTTGATCGGCAAGGGACGTGTGTCACTACCGGTATCTCAACTGAAGCGACTCGTTGAGGTGGTATGGGATACAAGTAAGAGTTCTGAACACACGAAAGCTCCGGCATATCCTACTGGTTTTGAAGAACTGTTTGGAGGATTTTGGCGATGAATACAGCAACTAATGACGATGTAAACACGTTATAGGCTTATAGCTCAGAGGACAGAGCAGCAGATTCCTACTCTGCAGGTCGTGGGTTCGACTCCCACTAAGCCTACCACAACCACAACTACAACTACAACTACCGATTTGACGGCAAATCGAGGCCCTCAAGTGGTCCTGAATGCATAAGTACCTGATTTAGTGTAATTTAACCCTATTTTAGATGCAGTGTTCATTCAGGACCACTTGAGGGCCTTTTTTCGCGAAAATAAGTGATTGTGTAAGTCCCTTCTGGAGCCCTACTTAACAAAAAAGTGCTAAAAACTGAAAAATAATGGTGTACTTTTACTGAGAACTGGTTTATAATGATATCAGAGGAATAACGGTAACAGCAAAGGGATACAGTATGAAGACGAATCAATGGAAGAAGCAGCTTGACAAGATGGCCCAGGAAGATCGGGCCTTGGCCAACAAGATCCATCGGAATGCCCGGCGTATGGCTGAAGAAGTAAAGAAGTCGTAACATGAGTATCGATCGCCAATTACAATTCGCATCGTCAAGATTCGGGCGGACCATGCTACATGTCCTAGCATATAAAAAGGATCGTCGTTTTATGTGGCACTTCCAGGGCATTATTCGCGAAATCAGGAGCATATAATGAGCGTACTATCAGAACCGAATAACATCGAGGTTATCTTCTTTCATGAAACTACGACAGGATGTCGTTGGCTCGAGCACAGCGTTCTGACGTATAGCATCAATGGTGCAGTCTCGGCTGCAGAGGATTATTTCGCCGGTCACAAATCAGCAGCTGCTCACCTGCTTAAAGGTTGGCGCCGGGATGGCGAGGACGTAGACATGTATCCCGATTTTGAGATCCTTAGTTGTGATCGCGATCAGGATCAAGCGACGACAACTCTAAATCGCGTATTTGACGCCTTTCTGTAGAGTTAAAATAATGGTGTACAGAATTTAGAAAGTGTGGTATAATAATTCTATGAATTTTAAAGTTAATAAAACTAATACAGCTCCAATACGGCTATACGTGGATGATATCCGCAATCCAGTGTTTTCTGGACTTCGGGATTGGGTTGTCGCTAAGACTAGCGCTGAGGCAATTGAGATTCTCAAAACACAGAATGTTATTGAGTGCTCACTTGACCATGACCTCGGCGGCGATGACACGGGCTATATCGTAGCATGTTGGATGGAAGAGAATAATGTCTGGCCCAAGGATGGAACATTTTGCCACTCGGCAAATCCGATCGGCCGCCACAGAATTACCGCAGTTATCAATGCTGCAAAACGGAGGTCAATATGACCAATGAACAAAACGAAGTCGATATTGGAAGCACACTGAAACTGTCAATTGATATTTGGGAACGTTTCGATAATCATGCATATTTTGAATTCACTGAACACGCATGTGATCATTACAGTTCTGATACTGAGACGTCTGTTGACGTTGATAAAGAAAAAGCTATTGAAATAATAGCGGCGCTGAAGAAAGCGTTTAACCTGTAGGAGAAAACTATGAAGACCAAGAAAATGACAACTCGCCAGATCGTGGAACGCATGCAGAAATGCATCGCCAATGGAGATACTGCGTCAGCATTCTTCCGCTCTCTTGAGCAGATGGTTCCGGCATGTTACCACATTAATCAGAAGAAGGCGGCTCTGTAATGGATATCTATTCAGACACTCCCAAGTGCTTCAGCGCTACAATTCATAGTGTGCTGCATGTGATTACACCTAAAGAAGCGTGGACAATTAATGAGGCTCATGAACGAATCCCCATTGATCGTGGTATCGTATACGAATTATTGGCTGACATAACGAACGCCTTAGGCAAAGAACCCATGGTCTCTGAATCCTGGTAATCTACAAACAACAGAAAGAAAAACATGAATAAGCTGCAATTACTCGCATATCGAATCGCTACGGCGGCTCTCCAGTTCACTCCTGAGACACTCGCCATGATGTTGGTGTGTATATACATTAATCCGGTCATCAGTGTCATGTGGGCTATTGGAGTGACTCTCTACTACAACTATACACAACGGGTCTCGTAAAATGAAAGTGTGCACAAAGGATAAATGGTTAATTGTTAATCGAACAACACAAAAGCTGGTATATCCTGAACTGTGTTTTACTCGAAAGCGTAATGCTAATACGTATCTATCGTCGAAACATCCGGGAGTGAAGCCTCACGAATTGTTCTTACTTTTTGAAGTTAAATCACTATACGAAATATTGAAAGAGATGAGTGATGGCAAGATTAGTTAGAGATCGCGATGGCGAAGGACACTATGGTTCTGTCTTAAATCTTATACCAGCGAACCTGAGCGATAGTATGCATAGTTGGGATGGAAATCCCGAATCGCTTTTGGGATTCGGATTATATATTGGTACAGTTACAGGTGGGATGTTTTCATCTAGGGACTGGTGGTGCACAACGGTAATCACAGAGATCTTAGAAATTACTAACGATCATATTCGTTTTAAGACGAAGAATTCATTCTACACTTTATATAAGCACTAATATGAAAATTGAAATCAAAAAGAATCGAAATCGTAAAGCGCCAACGTTTGCAAACATTAACCTACTGGGCCAATGCAATGCAAATTGCTACTTTTGCCTCGGCAAGGATATCTGTAATGAGCTCGCAGGGAAGAACCAATTGGATGTCCCATGGACGCAATGGAAAAACTTCAATGAGTTTCTGTCAGAGTGTGCTAAGAACGGCATAACGAAATTATATCTCACCGGTCAGACTGCTGACGGACTACAATATAAGTCCGAGCATCTTAGGTCTTTGTTGATCCACCTTCAACACTATGGCTTTACAGTTGGTGTTCGAACGAATGGATATTTAGCGCAGGAGAAGATGTGCCTCATCGATCTAATGCAGGATGAGATTGGGTATTCCATTCACAGTCTGAATCCCGAGACTAACAAAAAGATTATGGGTCGAAGTGATATACCTGATTGGGATTATATTATACCCAGGAGCGGAGATAACGTACGTGTCTCTATTGTACTGAACCGTTATAACGTCGTTGAGTTTGATGAGTTGGTGAAGTATATTTCTAAATTCGATAACGTCAAATACATTCATGTTCGTCGGATCTCTACAGACACTCGTCAAGAAGAGTTGCAGCAGGATATCGACCTGTATGAAAGCTTCTATACCGAGTTCATAAAGACACATAAAAAGATTGCTGATTTTTATAGCGCTGAAGTGTTCAATATCTACGGCAAGGAAGTAAACTTTTGGAGGACAGTCGAAACATCCGTCAATTCATTCAACTACTTTACGGATGGGACACTCTCAAAGGAATACTTCATTGTCGAGGGGTATCTCAATGCCTATAAAAATAACGGTGTACAAATTTGACAAACCATGGTATAATAATTCTATGAAGTTAAGAATAGGAAATTATTATGAGTGATATCGACGTTATGGTATTAAGATACGATCCACATGTGGATCCCGTGGACGACAGCAGAGCGTGTATGTTTGTTGATAATCTGAATGGTACGTACGTCAGTTATCACGACTATCAACTGCTTGAGCTCAACACCGTCTCTACAGAATACTATGATAAGATTGTTGCAGAAGCCAATGCTGAAATTGTTCGGCTTAGGGCTATTATCCAAACAGCGGCCGAGCAAAGTTCACCGCCTCAAAAGGTGGATGCACCCTTGGAGAAGGACGCTATTGATCGGCCATACTCTGGTCAATGTCAACATGGTGTGCCTATAGGTCAATCCTGCGCCAAGTGCAGGAGATACCACTTTTGGGTGTGATCTTCTCAATGTTAGATTCAAAACATAAAGGATGACGAGATAATGTATACAACAACACTACTGTTTATTAGAGCATGAAAAGATTAACTATCATCAAAATATTATTAGCACATGCATATCAGCCATCCGTTTCTCGCGTAAAGATCAACTTAACGGCTTTATCCCACCCCTCAAATTTCGTTAGCCTCGCCGTGTAGAACCATATGAATATTATGTGAGCATGTTTCGTAACGATGGTTGTATATTTAATCCTGCCGGCACGACCGATAAAGGCCCACATGATCGTGGTTATCGTTGGTGTTTTAGCATGCTAGCTTAAGAATCTCTCTACAGTCAAATCTGCAGTCCGGAATCACTCCTGAGAGCATTTTGAGTCGTAGGATGTATATTTACCTTCAAAAAGGGCAAAATGGCCTGAAGAGTGACTCAGGAGCCATCCGCGTATCAACCACTTACACATCTACTCTACCATCGTTATTACTGCCCACAAACTATTTTTCAGCATAAGTGCTTGATAAGCTGGACCTTAGCTTTTTAGCCGAAAATAAATGAAAATAATGGTGTACAAGCTGCAGAAACTGGTTTATAATAATATCAGAGGAAGTAATATAATGAACGAACAAAGCAGAGAGATCGGGCAAACAGTGCTGAAGGTGCTGGCTGTAATTGGGAACGTACTAATACAGGATGCGTCACGGATATGAAGATGTTAGAAGGTGAATCGTTGGGTGAATATCGCTTCCGTCTACGGAAGGCCGAGGCGATCGCTGTGGCAAATGAAAAGCACCGGCAGTATGGGTTTGGTGATATGAACCAAGCCATGGCCAACGCTGTGAATGAAGGCCTGAGCGCTCTGCTCGGGAAGAAGATTACGGCTGCCACCGCCACATTCTAGGAGAATGAAGTTATGAAAGCATATGGTATCCCGCGGGAAGATGGTGTTGAATGGCCCGATGTTGAAGATATTCGGCATTATGGTCTGGCCACTCGATCCGGCCACGTTATTCGTTCAGTCGGTAAGCAGAAGACCCGGCGTTATTGGAAGAAGCAGGCTCGACGGGAAGCTGCTGAAGAGATCCGAGAGGATATGGTATTAGCGTTGAATGTGAAATGAAATTAGAGATATACGGAAGCTACGCGCCAGAGAAAAACAAACTGCCACCGCCACCACCTAAACCGACTTCCTCCTGTACGGGTCAAAGTGATTGTTGGGTGCCTTGCTGCGAACGACTCCCGCCCAACGCAGACGAAGTAATGGGGTGGGATGGTTATCGCGCTAGGATTGTCTGGTATGAGGCCGATACGCGTGAATGGTTTTGGAGAGACGAGGGAAGAGACGAGTGCTGGCTGGGAGATACGCTAACTCATTGGATGGTTATTCCTTCGGCACCCACCATTTTCTAAAGGAACTTAAATGTCTGAAGAATCGTTTAACAGATATAGTATCATAGATATTGCTACTGTAATCCATGATAGCATGGTTGGTTATTGCATGATACATAATATGGAAAGCTATGATTCATATGATCAACGTATAAAATATGCAATGGGTAAGGTGATGCGCCTAGGTCGTGGTATATATAATCCCACTATCATTGAAGCTATGTGTCATATGAATAAACACATTGTAGAACAATTCGGTGGAGCTATTCCGCTGTAGATTGTCAATAAGTTTCGGGTCGTCTCCCAAGTCGTCCGGATATCGGGCTCCGTGATTAGAGATGCATTCAGGAGTGTTTCTGCAGTTTTACGAGGGTAAACATACACCCGAGAGTCCAATGCATTCTAGAGTGACTCAGGAGCCAGCCTGTACGTAATACGTGGAGAGGCTTCCTACCACGTGGGAGCCATCTCTACCATCTCTACAACCGTTTTCGGACCATCACGAAAACTATTTTTCAGCATAAGTCCTTAATCGAGCCCGACTTAGCTTTTCAGGTGAAAATAATTGAATATAATGGTGTACATGCTAAAAAAGCTGGTGTATAATGGTTTTATCAAGCAATTGATCTTTGAAATTTGATGTGAGAAGAAGCGCTGAGGTGAGAGTAAGGGTTGCTGCCCAGAAATACCGAAGCAGGAAGACATCAGCCAGCGAAGCCAGCAAGCTTCAAGGCGCGATGAGCGGTGTGGTGTAATGGTAATCACAGCGGACAGTTTGTCCGGACAGATATAGGTTCGAATCCTATTACAGCTTTGCTCAACCCTCTTGTAACAGTGGGGCTTCTGATTCACGTTGATGCAGTAAAGTGCACGATATCAAGCGGGTAGACCTTGGGGGTTCGGGTCTTTTTAACTCGCCGTTACAAGCCGGCAGCAGCCCCTCTATTTTTGGTGTTGATGTTATTAATGAGTAAGTGAAGGAGATACAATGGGCAAGTGGCTAAGTGAGCATGAACTATGCGATATATGTGATGGGCCGCTGAAGCCCCATATCGTCGAGTTTTTCGTCGATGGCAAAACTATTGCAGGACCCTGGGCATTGATGTGTCCTACATGTTTTGAGAAGTGTGGGATGGGTATTGGGCCAGGCCTTGGTCAAAAGTACGATCCGACGACTTTACAGTGCATTGAAGGCGCTATAGATGAAAGCAATTTGAATGTATGATGAAAAGGAGTCGCCAACAACTTTGTGATAAGCTTATAACTGAGCAAACCATATATTTAGAGGGAGTTACACTCTCTGATCTACATATCTTTGTCACTAAGGACGTGATCACACCATATGTTAAGCGAGTAGGTGAAGCATTTCCTGGAATTACCCTTCCCTGGCGTGAACTTCCTGGGTTTGATTCCGATCACTATTATCGTGTAATGCGGTTAGATGGTCAATCATCTGTTATTGAATTGGTGCAGCGAAAGAACATTGCGTCAATTGATGGGGTTGCTCAAGATGAAATTACAACTCAATGGGAAGTCACAGGATCAAAAGGTGATGTCTATACTGTCAATAATCTTGGCAGCGGAAATTACACATGCACGTGTGCTCAATACAAATTTCGCAAGAAAGCATGCAAACACATAAAGGAAATACAAAATGGCGAAAAATGATATGCAACTAGAAAGTTACTTAGATAAAGGTGGCAATATCGTACGGGTTGGAGACTTCATTGTCTATGCCCATTTAATGGGGCGCTCCGCTGCTTTGAAATTTGGTAAGGTCGTTGCGATTAAGTCGAAGGAAAAGAAGTACAGTTGTGATTCTGGCTTCGTTATTACTGTCTTGGGTGTTGAAGATTATGGCTGGGGCAGCAACTATCCACGCCTAGCTGGTCGTAAAGGAGCATTGCAATGGCCTAATCGCACGCTGCTCGCTAATGATCTAATCCCAGACAATTATAAAGTTTTGTTCGAAAGCGCTGGGGCATGAAAACATCCCGAATTTTTAATTTTCGTGCATATTGGGCTGACACGCGTAAGGCCATTCCGGATTTTCTTGAGCAATATCTCGTTGAAGCGCTAAACGCCGATGAATTCATTATTCAGGAATCTACAGGATTCTTTGATAAAGAAGGAACTGAGATTTTTGAAGGTGACGTCTTACAAACAAAGGCATGTTTGAGTTCGCCATATGAACGCCGGGTGAATAATCATAGCAACACTCAGCGAACTGTTCGTCGTTCAGATAGAGATCATAAATTACATCTGTTTCAAAACAGCAATAAGCAATATCCAGCTTCGGGTATTGGTCTCAATACAATTACAGCTAAACGCTTTATAGTCATCGGTAATGTGATTAACGACAAGTGAAAAAAATATAGTGTACATTTGTTGTCAACTATAGTATAATAATACAGTAGTTAATGAATAACCAAAGGAAGACACAATGCATATAGATTATGGAACAACTCTGTACGAAACCCGCGCACTTAAGAATGTGCTTCCCTATTATGTTAAAGCTGTAAAGCTAATCCTTGCCGAGAATGACATCCTCGGTCTCGTATCAACTGGATCCAGCGGGACAATTCTCGCAGCGGGTGTTATGCTCAGGCTTGAAAGGGATCTGTGCCACATCCATGTTGGTAAAAGCCGAGGCCATGGTGGAGTTATTAGCGGCGATAATAGCATGGGTAAGTTTGGCAATTACATCTTCTTAGATGACTTCATCGACACCGGTGCGTCTCTAGAGCGCTGCGTTTCTGGATTGTGTACGCATATTCGTAATAAACCAGTGATCACTCATGCAGTGGTAGCTTATATCTGTGCTGGAGAAGGTCGTGACTATAGCGAGGCAAGTAATATCAACATCATTGAGCTTAACCCTAGACCATATTAACCTGTACAAATACCGCATACTATGGTATATTAGTACCATGCATTTAATAGAAAGAGAAAATAAGGAGAATCATGGAATTCATTAAGTTCCCAGAAATTAATCAGTTTCGTAATGTAGTTAAGGAAGTCCAACGGACATCTGCATTCGTCGGTACCACGTTTCACGGCGATGAGGTGCTTGATTACACTCAGCCTAAACCTGTTATTCCATACCGTGGCACTGTCAAGCTTCATGGAACCAACGCCGCAGTAGTGTTTGATCTCATCAATGATGAGTGCCATATCCAATCTCGGAAGCGTATAATCTCATGGAAAGATGACAATGCAGGCTTCGCTGCATTCATGGAACCTAAGCTTGCCGAACTACAAAAGACACTCCCAGACCTTTGGCCCGTTGAAGGCCACAACGTTGTTGCCGTCTTTGGTGAATGGTGCGGGGGCAGTATCCAAAAGGGCGTTGCACTCAATCAGGTTGATAAGATGTTTGTTATTTTCGCAGTGAAGCACAACGATCGTTGGCTTAGCCCGTCTGAACGTGAATGTATTGACCTACCAGAACTTGGCATCTACAGCAATACGCGTTTTGCTACATTCTGGTCAACTATTGACTTCAACAATCCTGAGGAAATTCAGAATCAGTTAGCTGAGCTTACAAAGCTCGTCGAAGCTAAATGTCCAGTGTCAGCATTTTTTGGTGCTAATGGCATTGGTGAAGGAATTGTCTGGACGCCTGTTGAGCCTAAATGGAATCATTCACGCTTTTGGTTTAAGGTTAAGGGTGAGAAGCATAGCACATCTAAGGTGAAAACTCTCGCTGCAGTTGATGTTGAGAAGGTGAATTCTATAAAGGAATTCGTTACTACAGTTGTAACGGACAACCGTTGTAACCAGGGTATGCACGAGATCACTAATGGCGATCCCGAGGCCTTCACACAGAAGGACATTGGCACATTCATCCGTTGGGTGTTTGAAGATATCGTTAAGGAAGAGTCTGATGTTATTCAGGCGTCTGGTCTCGAGAAGAAAGAAGTAGGCTCTGCAGTTGCTAAGGCTGCAAAGACATGGTTATTCGCTAATGCAGTGTGAAGAAATATTACGTGCACGGATAAAGTCGGTGCTGTTTGAAGGTGACATAGATCCAACAGAATGTGTTGGATTTGGTTGGTGGCCTATTCTGTTGGATTTGCAATTGATGAGATCAGAGCGACGTCACAATTATGGCATCAACATAATCGTTCAACAGATTAAAGTGAAGTTTGGCGGATTGCGGTATCACACTAATGGTTTCACTGTAGATCCGACCAAGCTTATTCTTGAAGATGATGGCAGTTACACGTGGATTAAGAATGGTGACACGATGTTGATTACACCCTACAAGAACTTTAGTGTCAAAAGCGTCATCGATATCTTCAACGGCGCTATAAGTATGGCTGAGCGCACTGCCGCTCGGACATGCCAATACTGTGGTTTCTTCAGTACACAACGTCAACCGCCACAAATATGTACACATTGCTCTCAGAAAAATAAGGGTGTACAAATACAACATACTATGGTATATTAGATCTAGAATGAAACAGATTATACAATACATATTATGCCGGTTTGGTTTTCATAAGTGGATGTATTGGCGAGATGTTTCTTACCGTAGATGGTGTGATGGTTGCGGTAGGCGCGAATATATTTCAAGAGGGAGATGGACAATGTGGACGAAGGTATGAAGTGTTATACATTCATTCTAGCAATGCTGCTTATATGTTCAACATCATTTGCGTTTGATCTGTCCACTATTTCCGACGACATCGTAATCGCTGCAACTCTAATTCTAGAAGCTGGGGGCGAACGATCGACCAAGGCGATGCCTGCTGTATATGAAGTCATCAGCAATCGCGCCCAACAGTCCGGCCGAACCCCAGCACAAGAATGCATGCGGCGGAAGCAATTTTCATGTTGGAATAACATCACTAAGCGTAAAGAGCTTTTGGAAAAGGCTATGGCTCATCCGAAGTTTGCTACTGCCGTAGCGATATCTATTAATGGGCCAACTACAAATCTCACAGGAGGGGCGACTCACTATCATACGATCAGTGTGAACCCTTATTGGGCGAGTGCAATGATAACAACAACAACGATAGGACATCACATGTTCTATCGGCAAAATTAAGGATAGCAGCAGCTATGGACATCAGAACAGGCGATATAACTCAGATTCTCACAAACGGTGGTTTTACCATGGTCACAAATTTCCGTGAGGACCTGGGTTTCGGATGGATCTTTAACACCCGGCGTGGTAAGACGTCAATCATGTTCCGCAAAGAAAATGGCGTCATGGATGTTGCAGTTCTGCATAAGGGACTGAACACATGTGATCTTTATACCTTTGAGGACACCAATATTGTTGGGTACTATCCTAACTATGACTACCGCCTCTGGACTGAGCAGGATCCGAGGGCAGTGTTGGAGTTCTTCAATGCGTTTGCTAATAAGGTATCGCAAAAGCGTTTGAAAGGGACTAAGGTTAAGGCGTAATGTCAAATACGGCTAAAACAAAAGCTGAAGCATTGCTTGAGTTGGGACTAGGTGAGAAGAAAGCTGCGTTCATCACCAAGGTGCTTCAATATATTCGCTATGAAGAGATGAATACGATAGAGGCCGTAATTGAAGTATGTAAAGAGCTTGAACTAGAACCTGAAGAAGCAGCCCCTCTAATCAGGGGGCCACTTCTAGAAAAACTTCGATTGGATGCAATTAATATGAACATCCTTCGAAATATTCGCAAACCTGTTCATAATACTTTTATTGATGAGTGTATGTAATGCCTAATGTAAAACCATGGTGGGAGGATGCAAAGAAAGACATTCGACCACACAAGGGCACCTGGGCGCCCGGTGATTACGTATGTGTATGCTTCAATTGCAAGAAGCAATTTATTGGAGCCAAAAGAGCTATAACTTGTGCCCCATGCGCTTATGGAGATGAGACGAAATGACTGGACACCGAGCATGGCAAATTGCAACTACTACAAAAATGCATTTCCAATCGGACTCCTACAATGCGTTTAAATTTAACTTCAAAACAAAACAGTTGACACCAGAAATATTCTCGCGGCAACGCAACATGTTTCTATTTGAGAAGTTGGCACGACGATTCAACGAAGATGAAATGAAAACATACGCCTTTGTAAATTACTTTTTCCGTAATGCTACATGGGCCGGTGATCTCTCTGAAGAACCATACATTGAATTCATCAAACGTACACAAACATTTAGTTATCGATTCAAACAAGATTTGAACAAGATGCCTGATAAAACATTGGATGAATTACTTTCGCCAATCAAGGGCGATATGCCCGAAATAATGAAGCTATACCTTGCGAGTGAAATCATGGCTGAGACCGTCATTGCTTTCCATTGCGTCACTAACTTCATCAACGCTGTAGATCCTCATATTGAAGATCGACTATTGTGGCCTGATGTCAGGAATCGTATTTTAAAAGCGACTCCATTCGTTGGGCCCCATATAAACCAAAAGAAAATGCGAAGCATCATAAAGGATTACTTCGCTAGAAGGGAAGTATGACTACAGAAGACCAAACCGTTGAGACTCCGAGGCAGAATCTTGTCATCATCGATGACGTTGCACCGCCAATGACCGAGGAATTTATTCCTAAAGGAGAGCTCATCAAAGCTGAAGTTGAAAGCGGTTCGCCGATGAGTGAAGAAGAAATTACCGGACTGAAGAAAATGCAGGCGCAGATGGAGTTTTTAAATGCTCTACCTCACAAGTATCGTAAACTGCTACTCAATGGACGTTGGCAATTGCTTGTCAAGACCAATGGAGTCGGCGAGCAGATACCAATAGGACTGCGGCGTACGTCCAATGGAGAAGAGCGTTACTTCTAAAAATAACGGTGTACAATACCACTCATATGTGGTATAGTAGAACCTACATCTTGTATAAATAGAACTATACAACAAAAACGTCGAATACAATAACACACTAAATAAGGAAATACATATGTCATTCGAATCACTAAAGTCCACTCGCAAATCCCAACTTGATAAGCTGCTTGACGCGGCAAAGCAGGCTGGTGCTACAAAGTCTTCTGGAGACGATCGTTTCTGGACACCTACCCTCGATAAAGCAGGCAATGGCTATGCTGTTCTTCGCTTTCTCCCTCAGCAAGATGCAGATGCTCTGCCTTGGGCGCAGTGGTGGGATCATGGCTTCAAGGGCCCAACGGGTAAGTGGTATTTCGAAAAGTCCTTGAGTTCTATTGGACAGGATCATGACCCAGTAATGGAGATGAACTCTTATCTTTGGAATACTGGCGTCGAGGCTGACAAGGAACAGGCACGGAACCAGAAGCGTCGTCTCCATTACGTTGCAAACGTTTTGGTTGTCAGCGACTCTGGCAATACCGACAACGAAGGCAAGGTTTTTCTCTTCAAGTTTGGAAAGAAGATCTTTGATAAGCTCATGGAAGCCATGCAGCCTGCCTTTGAAGATGAAACACCGATAAACCCATTCGATTTGTGGGAAGGTGCTAACTTCAAGTTGAAGATTCGCAAGGTTGAGGGCTATCGCAATTACGATAAGTCTGAATTCGACTCACCAAGCAAGGTGGGTACCGATGCCGAGCTCAAGAAGTTGTATGAAAACTTCTTCTCACTGGAAGAGTTCTCAAATCCGGCTGAGTATAAGACCTATGAGGAATTGGCTAAGAAATTAGCCGAGGTCTTCGGTCCTGCGGGTGTCCCAGGTCAGGCTCCAGTCGCAACGGCTGGTCGGACTCAGCGGACGCCATCTGTCGGTAAAACGCAAAAAGCTCAGCCTAATCACGCTGTTGATGATGACGATAATCTTTCAATGGGTGATGATTCCAACGATGTGGAATCATTGGATGCGGCTGACGCTGGGGACGATAGCATGATGGGCTTCTTCAAGAAATTGGCTGAAGACGACGACTAATCTGTAGTCACATGTATGGATGCGGCCTCTGGGAGTAATCTCAGGGGCCGCTTTTTTTGGTTCGAGAGCACCTCGGGCAGTCCACAGAATCATTTCTCTATGCCACCAAGGGGAATATACGGCCTGGAGACGGCGGATGCTTCAGGAGTGACTCAGGAGACCATAAAACTGCAGTTAGAAGCGGTTTATATAGATGGCATTCTGCATCGTATCATCAATATGATTACTTTGACTATACGATACATTGTTCGTAGTATTATTGACAGAGCCCCGTGCTTTACGACTTGGCGCTTCGTTATAGATCGTAACTGGAGCAGAGGCTGCTAGGGCAGCACCTTCAGCAGCACCTTGGAGAATGAATTCGCCTGGGATAGCAATCTTTCCTGATAGACCTTCAAGCGTCGCATCACCAACCTGCCGCATAACGTTCAACAGATTTGTGAACGAATCAGCTAACGTGTCAATCATAGACGTCGTCTTGCGGATATCACGAGGATCAATTGACTTAGCAAGATTCTTTGTGAAGTTACCAATTTTTTGAGCAGTATCTTTCGTAAAGAACGATAGAAGACTCTTGTCATTCTTACTATTAAAGAGATCCAACGCTGCTCGCAGATCAACAATAGATTTTGCTGCTAGCGCAAGGCCTTCTCCTTGAGCACCAATACGTTCAAAGTATCGGAAAGGATTCTTTGTAAAGAAGTCAACCAATCCTGCTAGGAGTGTGCCTCCAGCGAATTCGAGCAATGCCCCACCAAGTGCCTTAATGCCAACTGCGACTTGACTAAGGGCATCGCCGCTAATGTTACCAATACGTTCAAGGGATAGCACTAAGCGTTCAAATACACCTTGGAATAGCTCAGCAGCTCGGCCAAATATTTCAAATGCCGCTGCTGCAGGTATAAGCGCAACACCGACTGCTGCGATCGCTCCAGCTCCAACGATAGCTAATGGCGCTGCAAGGCCAAAAGCTGTCATTGCAATTGCAGCAATGCCTAATATTTTAAGACCAGTCTTAACATCACCCCAGCTGATGCCTCCGAACTTTTCAAATGCAATAGCCGCAGGAATTAAAGCAGCACCAACAGCCGCGACACCTACTGCGCCAGCAATCATTAATGCAGCTACTGAACCCAATGCTGCCGTCACCACTGCTGTCATTGCTAATATGCCAAGACCAATGCCTACACCCTTCCAATCAATATCGGCAAATTGCTTAAATGCATAACCAGCGATGCCAATCGCAGCAGCCACGGCGATTAACGCAATAGAACCAACCAGCATCATGGGAGCTGCGCCACCGATGGCTGCAAGACCAGCGCCCATCACTGCTAGAACACCAACACCAATTAGGACGTCTTTCCAATTAATGTTACCAAATTGCTTAAATGCTTTGCTAGCAAGCCATAACACACCAGTTAAAGCACCAAGAACGGCAACACCAATTAATAACTTTGGATCAGATAAAGCTCTAAGACCCTTACTAAGGCCAGTGAATGTACCCTGAATAATTCCGCCAAGGCTCTTACCGATTCCTTTGCCCAAATTAGCAAGGCCCTTACCAAGTCCACTAAGGCCGGCGCCCAATCCTTTGAGGCTCTTACCGATTCCTTTTAGTAATCCGCCTCCGCTGCTATTCTTATCATTGTCCGGTGTTGCAACACCCGCAGCGCCTGCACCTTCAAGATTATCTGCAATGTTTGTGAATAGACGATCTTGTTCGCGTTGGTTCTCTACATCTTGTAGGGAGCTGCGTTGAAAGAAGCTAACGATTTGTTCAAGTAATTTGTTAGTACGAAATCCTGGATGATCATCTGGCACTTCAATAGGTGATGTTTTGATGATCGTCTGAGGTGCGGTAGGTTCGACAGAAATTTCAGGAGCAGTTGTTTCAACCGCAGTAGGAGAAGTTACATTCACAATTGGAGCGGCAGGAGTTTTTACTGTAGGAGCCTCCTGAATCACTTCAGTACGACCATCCACATTAACATCTGCGGCTACTTGTTGAAGTGCCTCTGGCGCCTCTCCAGTGACTCCAGATTTGGCGCCAGCCTTCAATGCAGCCTTGGCCTGCTTAATAACTGACTGTCTAAGTAGGGCTAATTGAATTTGGCCTATGGCATTGGTTTTTTCACTGACACCAAACAAATCACCAATGGAAAAATTAGCATTCCAATTGAACTCATCAGGAAGAGATGCATCCATCTTCTTAAGCAGCTTACTCTTCATCTTCGCGAATGCAATAGCTGTTAGAATCTGATCGCTCGAATTAACACCCAATAGGTCGGTGATCTTCACCATGTTATCAAATTCAAATGTGTCAGGCAGCGCTTTACGAATACGTTTTAGAAGGTCCCACTTCAACGAGGTGAACCGCGTTGCTGTTAGAATTTGATCTTTCTCATTGGTACCAAGTAACCCTGCAACATTTACCGACTTATCAAAATCAAATTCATCAGGAAGGCTGTCCTTAATTCGGCCAAGCAGCTTTCGCTTCATTGAACTAAAGGCAAAGGCTGTGGCGTAACCATCTTTATCGTTCTCACCAAGCAACTTAGAAATGTCGATCTCATCAGCAAAGTTAAACTTCTTAGGAAGAGCCGCTTCTAAATTAGCTAGGAAGCTACGACGAAGTGATGTAATCTCAGGGAGTAGGCCATCAGCGTTAATTGTATCAATACCAATTAGTGTACTGGTGTCAATATCGCGATTGAATTTGAAACGCTTAGGAAGATTTGCTTTAACACGGGCAATAAGTTCCTTCTTAAGCTCGCCCATATCCTTAGAGACATCTATGGTATCATTATTCTGAAGCAGATCGCCGACTCTGACCTTTTTATTATCAGGGCCATTCATCTTCTGTTTCTTTTCAGCCATAGCTATCTCTTTCTAACGTCTCATTCTTGCTTGCTCTTTACGAGCTCTTTCATTCTCTTCCTGAATGTGTTGATTGAGCAAAGACAAGTAGATTTCCCTTTCCCAAGGTATCATATTGTCTAGCTCAGTCAAACTGTATTTATGGTGTTGCATCAAAGCAAAGTTTGTCTTATAATAATTGACAATATTGTTATGGGAAAGGGCTATTGAAAAAAATCTTGTAGCCCGTTCAGCTCCACCTTAATAACAGCGCCACATTTGTGGCATTTTAATTCGTTTGTGTATGTCAACTTCGGCTGCGCTGAGATGTAAGCTTCAATCTTCATCAACTGATCGTGGTTAAGTGAGGATACGAATTCTAGAAGCTCAGCCTTTGATGTATCCTTACGTTTGTAAACATTTTCCGTATCATACACAGACTCAATGCATAGAGCAATCATCTTGGTGAAGTCCTCTGTCTTATCAGATACCTCGTCCATATCAGCAACAGGAATAGGCCGGGCAATAATGCCAACATCATCGGTCAATTGAATCTTAGGATTAGTGTTAGCATCACCCTTGATGGTGACCTCGTTGAGATCAACCACCATAGGGTTCACTGACTTACACTCAGGACACTTCGCCTGAAGATCAATGGTTTCACCAACGGACTTCATTCGCAATTGAATAAAGAGATGTTCGAGATCGTATGATGTAAGGGCATCTACATCGATCTTCTCAAATGTGCATGCATTGACCACATCTTTCAATGCTTGGATGACTTGTTCACTTTCACCAGACTCCTGGGCCATCAGCAGAATCTTTTCTTCTTTAATCAAGAATGAACGATATTGAACTCGCTTTCCGGTTGAAGGGATTACTGTGTTATATTTCGTTACTTGTAGTATTGGGAGTGCCATATTATAATTTCCTCATTATGTTGTTAACTGTGTTCAGTTATATTTATTCAAATATCGCAGTGATGGCTGTTAAGGTCACTTCGAGTTTGGTGTATTCGTTTTGTGCTCCATACGATAATGGTATAGACGCGACAGTGATAGGATATGCTCCAATAATTTTGGCTGTATAGACAACAGCTCCTGTTTGATCAAGTGCCTCAACCTTAATATCCTGCTCGTATTTATCGCAATAATTGAGCAAATATTCAGGTGTTACGATCTCAGTAACCCATTCATCAAAGAATTTCTTGATCTTGAAGTCATTGGTAAGCATAAAGGTGATTGTAATATCCTCAAGAATCGTGCCATTAGGTACCTTAACCTGATATTTAACGTTGTCCATCGGATATTCAAAGGTCGTTATCTGCATGCCTGGGATATTTACTGCTTCAGCAAACATTTCGAGATCGGGGCCCATGCCTTTACGAGGTATCTCTAGACGATATCGGTTAGATGAGTGAAGACCCCGCGAATTAATCTCGGACATGATTGCATTTAATGAAACGGCCATTATTATCTTCCCTTCTTTCTACTTTCAGACCACACTGTAGATACTGTGCTTCCGACAAACTTCTGAGTTGGCATAAACATTGCGATCTCCCAGAATTCTGCTGGGATCTCGACTATTTGTGATTTAATATGGTCAGGTAAATAACGCTTAAATGTTGGCTTGAATAATCTAAAACGCGATGCTGCCTTAAGAATACCATACGAAATTCTAAGACGGGTTGAAGGCTTTAACTCTTTGCCAGTGGTTGACAGAGTAGGGTACATTGCACCCAGAAGCTTGGCACGATCTAATGGTGAAAGGTAATGTAGGTTCATGCCATAGAATCCCTTGCCCTTCTTAGGACGGTCTGCAAGGATGATCAGAGGGTATCTGTCGTAATATGGCAAAGTTGTTTTGTATTTTGGATCGTATTTAAAGAAATACATCTTACCAATCATGGGATTAGTACGAGTCTTTACATTAGGATCGTTTACCAATTTCTTAAAGCTACCTTTTAGCGTTCCCCCCATTGCCAAATCGATGAACCAATCACGGCTTCTCTTTGTGAGGGTTTGCATTCCCTCTTTTCGTAACATCTCAATGTATTTTTGCAGCAGCGAGTTCTTCATATATTCTATTTATAGCAGCAATGATCGAAGGGTCTCTCACCTTTATAAAGTGTTCGGCTTATTATTACGGTTGGTTTTCTTCTTCTTCACATGCGCTGCCCTTAGAATACGAATGCCCAGAGCAGTTAATGTATGTTCTGTCCAAATTTCAAACACCCAACCTCTTTTCTCGCAATAGCCGCGCGCCGTCATCCATTTGGAATAATTCTTAGCATATGTCGTCGCCTCTTGAAGATAACGTGATCGTCTCTTGCCCTGCTTCTTCTCTGGCTTAATGGTTTGCGCCGCGGGCTTGATCTCAATACAACGAATAGGACCTTTGTTGAATTGCACCTGAACATCAACAAAATATCGATGTTGCTTCTTGTCTGTCATACAGTAATAAGGTATAACGAGCTCTTCGGAATTCCACCATACTACTTTTGAATTAGCATCCAACCAACGAAAGACCTGACGTTCCCATAGGGACCTATAAGTAACCTTTGTAGGGTCGCCTTTGTATTTCTCAGCATGCTGTACTCTATATTTGCCATGATATGTCATATAAATAATTTATACACACACACACACGGAAAGATACACGCAGAGGGTAAATAGAAGTATGCCAAACACAATCGTAATTCCAGAAAATCTAGGGAACACCCCAACAGGCCGTCCCTTTGTGCATTTTCATATTAAACCATCACAGGGCGGCGATCCTCTCCAGGGTGATATCTTCCTGCCAATTCCTGCAGGTGTATCATTCGAAGATGGAGGCTCGTATTCGACAATTGATATGGGCACACAAGCTATTAAATTAGATGCCGACCGGGGTAATATGGTATTGGATGTAGCAAAGGCGCAGATCAACGATCTGACCAAGAATTCTGCAGCAAAGCTTTTGCCTCAGAATGGAGCAGAGATCGCCATGGCATCCAATCGCAGAGTATTGAATCCCAATACCAATACGACCTTTGAAGGCAATAACGTGCGCTCATTTACATTTGGTTTCACCTTAGTAGGAAGAACGCCTGGAGATACAAATCAAATTAAAGCACTCCATGAATTGCTTCGCTCGGCCATCTATCCATTCGTACAAGATGACGGGTCTAATATCCTATTAAGCTATCCTCCAACATGGGATGTCAAATTCGTCAATAGCTCATCGGGTGGCGGAGAAAATAAGTGGTTGCCTAAGATATATGAATGCTATCTCACGGGCCTCAATACCACATTTAATCCAAGTGCACTGATGTTCAAAACGGATATGTCTCCCGTCGAGACAGAGATCTCCATCACTATGCAAGAGACGCGCGCTCTAACCCGTAAGGACGTATAATAACATGGCTACATTCTTTGAAAAATTCCCAACAGTCGATCTAAAAATCGGATCTTCTATTCTACAGTATCAAGACATCTATCGCTTCGTTGATGTAGACGATAAGTACTTGAATTCCTACATCAATTATCAGAAGTATACTATAGAGAATGGAGCACGTCCTGATCAAGTATCATATGATTTGTATGGTACACCTGACTATGCTTGGACCTTCTTTATTCTCAACGATCATCTAAAGAATGGTATCGACGAATGGCCTAGAAGTCAGCATGCCCTTCAAAGGTACACCGATGAGAAATATAATAAGTACGGTATTTTTACGGTTTTTCCTCAGTTTTTCAATGAAGACATAAATGACATGCTGATCCAAGATTGGAATATTGATATGCTGTATTCCGATTTACGTATAGATTTAATGGATGGCGAACCAAATACTGTGGTAATTGGTAATATATTGGCGGGTATGGACTTAGCGTATAAGAATCTTAGAGTACATCGCTGTGATGCTGCAGGGAATCTTCTACGAGGCATAATTAATACAGATTCGCGGCTGACACAAGGAGCTGACGTAAAAGGGTACGATGCTGATCGGACTCAACTATGGCTTTCGAATGTTAGCGATCCTTTTCTTTTCGCAGAGACTTCTGAAGTCCCGGCCTACTTTAAATTCTCTCTGTATAACCCGTACGCTTCGGAGTCCGGTGAAGAGCAAAGTTACATTCAGAATCGGCCGCTCCCATCGCGCTCGCTATTATTCCAACCTTATACTATAAACGCTGCCCAACATCAGGCGGTGTTCACTCAAGGCGCTCAAAGTATTCTGAACGGGCCGAATCCTACTAAGCCTGTGTCTTATATTGAATTCGAAAAGGGTGATGATGCCGATGCTTACGTGAATATACTCCCGTTGATTGATGAAGCATATAATACAGAGATGAAGATGCTTACCTTCCCTGTGTACTTCAATTCTATTCCAGCATACAATAATCAGGCAGGTGCTGCTTATACTACTCTGATGTATATGGAAGGCGATGCCGGCTCAGGCAATACTATACACCTTGAAGTATCTTTGTTACATCGTGAACCTATATCTGGAATCGAATATGGTGTGTTGCGCGCTGCTATGTGGTATAAGAATACAATAACAGACGTTATAACCCCTTGCTGGCAGGTGGATAATGCTATGGACTTTCCTTATAACCCGAATGCAGGTGAATGGTGCATGATTGCGCTTGGAAATAACAAGGACGGAAGTCAGCCGAGACTCATGACTAGATCAGGCTTGATTAGTAATAATAGTGTAGGCAAAATGATCTCGGCGTTTGGCGGAAGCCCTTCTGCCGCAACATGGATTGATTCCAACTCAGTATATACATCAGCGCAATTCAATTGGACAACGGCTAAGATACTTGGAAGCGATCGCGGTGAGATTCGGAATGATGATCCTAGTATCGATTGGAGTACTCCGAACGGCCGTGTCAGCATTGGTGATATTGCTTCATGGGATTATGTGCCCGATACTAGCACGGAAGCAGGTGCTAAGGACTGGTATGGTATTCGGAAGCGCTACTATGATTCGGTAGTATATCAGGACTCGGCTGAATATACCGCGGGCATTACATATACTGATATGGTTGCCCACATGGTAATGCATTTCAAGTATACGGAAGGCACCTCGCAATATTCGGATCTTATCGGAAGTATACTAAACACATCTCCTATTACTCTGGTTGATCCAAATGACCATGCATTATTCCAAGAGCTAGATGGACTCGGCCAGCCATATTCGGATTACTTTGTCGAGCAAGACAATGAACCCATGAACCTTTCGAATATTCTAGAGTATACTCAAGCGCATACCGCAAGTACTATATCGTGTTGGGTGAAACCTATCGCTGCTTCAGTATCCGGCGAGAAGTACCAGTTCAATATGGAATTTGAGAATAATGCAAGCGCTGAAATGCAAAAGATTCAATTCGCCATCACGGAATTGGGCGCGGTGATATACGGAGAATCAGATGGGGCAACGCAATGGGAAATCACAACAGGCGCGTACCTGCTATCACCGGGGTCATGGCATCACATCGCGCTAACAGCTGCTAGTTATGAAACTCCGAAAGCACAACTGTGGATCGACGGGCTAGCGGTGGGTACTTATAATCTCCTTGCCGGCGGAACTTTCTTTTGGCTCGACCAGATTACGGAAGATCCCGGAATTAATACGGTATCCTTCGGGCGTGAGACCTATGCATCTTATCGTATGCTCGGTATCTACAATATGTTCTATAATGAGAATATGATCCAGTACCTCTATAATAATGGAAGCGCTCTCTGCGCAGACGTAGGACAATTAGGTCTAGAGTTCCTGTATAACTTCTCGTCTTACGATATCTCTGATTCGAATCCTCTTACCGACTGGGGTCCCCATGGATTAAGTATTGCACATGATACAGAAAACATTGGGCAGTATATTCTTGATGATGATGATTCAGCAACGTATTATCCTTATACTTCTTCGGGTGTATATGATGGTCGCGGTCTCGTTCCTAACTTTACAACGACTGCCTCAAGTTCTAAGGGTACGATAGCCTTATGGATGAAGCCAAAATCGTTTTCTAGTATTTTGTCAAATGACAATCTCGAAAAAAATCCTGACGCGGGAAATTTTGCTGAGTTTACGGTCATCACTGAGAAATTCATGAATGAGATCCCTCGGTATATTACTATCGGAGGAGATGCGGCGAACTACGATGATAGTCATATCTTTGATGCTGATATGATTCAGATGTTCTTCAGATCTAATGGCCAGGTGCTAGTTATAAAACAAACTGCGGTAGCACCATATTACGACTGGTATTTCATGACTGCAGAAAATACTGTGTCAATGGATCTGTGGAATCATGTTGTTCTGACGCATGATGGTATTAATCCAAGGTTGTGGGTTAATAATCTTCAGGTTACTCCTATCACTTCAGGAGGTGCTGCACCTGCTAACTGGATAGATTCTATTCCTACGGCTAGTCCGGTTGGTCTCGTAGCGAACTCGATGCTTCTGAACCTGCCTGCTACTCAAATTGACCAGTTGGTTGCATGGGATATGGAAGTAACTCAGGTTGAGGTATCTAAACTATGGAGACAGGGTCGTGGCCTATATGTCATCGATAATACGCTGCAGTATGATTACTTTGATGAGGAAGAAGATAGTCATCTACTTTTGGCTTTGCATATGAATGAGAATATCTTGGGAGAAGTGCCAGACTCAAGTGGAAACTCGTTGGATATGCAAATGGGGAATTCATTCCTATCTACAGATTCCAAGATTCAGAATGCTGTAACCGAGCCTATCAAGATTATTACGAAATATGCGAGCTTCCCAACCGAGAGATATCTTGAAGAGGAAGCGAATAATGCGGCATGGATCGAGTCGGTCAAGGCAGTAAGCTTTGAGGGTGAAGCCTTTGATATAAACACATCCAAGTTTGTAATTGAACATGCGTACGAAGAAGCTATGTTAGCGCCTCATCATTTTATAACAACGGTTGATATCGTGGATCCTTTGACCGATGAGATCATTGAAGCGGGAACACCTATTACTATCGGAGATATTTCTCAGATCGGAACAGGAACGCCTGTCCCTTATTACGAATGGGAGCGAGAAGAGAACGAAGCTAAGGAAACCATCAAGGTCATGAAGCCCGATGTAATTAAGAAATTCGTCAAGAAGTATTACGAAACGCTTAAGGCTACAAGCCGATTGGGTTTCTAATAAATACTATCTAGCATGGCTATTCTAAAAAATATATCACCGGATGGAGTTGCTCTAACTCCCGCAGCATATGAGCTCGAAGAAATTACCATCTGCAATAAAGATGGTAAGGCTGTAGATGTACAATACCAGGTCCAAGAGATAACGATTACGGAAAGTATCTATAGCCCTACCCTTATCTGCACCGTGAGTCTCAGCGATGAATCAGACCTGATTGAAGTCCTTCCAGTATATGGAATGGAAACGATATATCTCAAGATCAAACGACAAATGATGTCGGGGGGATCCCAAGAATTCGAACATACATTCTATGTGACAGACTATCCTCTATATGGTCGGCCATCGAATCGCGAGCATATGCAGGCATGGTCAGTAACAGGTGTGAGTAAACATGTATGGAAGAATCCTATGCTGAAGCTCTCTCGTGCATATGATGGAAAGATCTCGGACCAGATAGTAAAGATTGCCAAGGATGCTTTTGAGCTTACAGTAAACTACGAAGGTGACTGTGAAGCTGTCGGCCGAGGCATTATTAATATGCAAACACCGATGAAGGCGATGGATTGGTTCCGTAGACGCATGCATGATCCTGAAGAAGGAGCACCATATTATTTGTTTCAGAGCATTGAGAATGGCGAAGATAATTGCACGCTGACATCCCATACGAAACTCGTTAAAGGATCACCCCATAACTCGACTCCCTATACAGATTCCAGAACGTATACTGCCGAAGCCGGAACACCTGCAGATTTCAATCAACGGAAGCACAAGATCATCGGGATCTCCTCTAGTCTTAAACTTTCAAAGTTCACACCTATTAGTCAGGGTACATGGGGATCACAGACCCAGCATGTTGACCTGGCCACGAGAACATTTGGCAAAGAGTATTATACATACAAGGACGATTTCAAAATAGAGAAGACTTTGCTTGGATCCGATTTGTTCAAAGAGCCTAAGCATAACGAACATACTGGTGGCGGAGGCGGAGGCAGTGGAAGTCCAACGATAAAGAAGAATGAAGAGAAACCAGAAGAAGAATTCTATGCGTGCTTAAATTGCCTGTCTCGTAATTCAGAAGCATACGAGAAGGACACTCAGAACTATATTGAGTGGACATACGAAAAGCTTGGATTGATGAGAGCCTACCCTGGCGTATTCAATACTCTGCATCATACCATTACATTGTTCGGCGATCTTGAATTGAATGCTGGTAAGATTATTGATTTGCAATTCCCACGAGCAGGCGATCCAATGCTAACGGGGGGTGTTGTAGACGAATTCCTTTCAGGCAATTACCTAGTGACATCCGCCATACATAGATTTAAGAACCAAGAATATTATACAGAAGTGAAAGTGAAACGCGATAGTTTGGAGAAAGCATAATGAATAATGATATACCACCAGAAGATATGATGGCTGGAAATTTTGAATGGTTTACCGGTGTTGTAGAAGACATCATGGATCCGGAACAAAGAGGACGCGTACGTGTACGTTGTTTTGGATATCATACAGAAGACAAATCATTTATTCCTACAGCTGCACTGCCTTGGTCCCATGTTATGATGCCTGTTACATCAGCATCAACGTCAGGTGTTGGTCGATCAGCAACTGGTATTGTGCGAGGGACGTGGGTAGTCGGGTTCTTTAGAGATGGCGCTGTTGCACAAGATCCTATTATCATGGGCACTTTACCTTCTAAAACTGGATCAGTCAATTATGAATTTGGTTTTAGTGATCCTCAGAAGCAATACCCATATGAGTCTAAAGTCGATGATCAAGATATTCCTGAAGAAGCAATTGACAAGGATGATAAGTTCAAGGATTCGTTTTCATATAAGAAAAAAGAAGAGCATCGGAAATTGGGCCCGACTCCAATTGCATTAGCGAACGATGATTGGGCCCTTCCGCCTGTTGACGAGATTATTAAACCGCAATATCCTAAGAATCACGTGTGGGCCTACGAACGTGAAGTCGAGATTGAAGAAGTTGATACCGACGTTGAAGAGACAGATGGTCTACATGATAAGGACACAAATAAGCAAAAGAAGTTTGATGGTGATTATGGTTTAGATCCTAAGAAGACGATGCACGTTGATGAGCATGATGTTACGCCTGGATATGAGCGTATCTCTTCAATGCATAAGTCAGGTACATATAGAGAGTGGACTCCTAAAGGTGATGAAACGGTAGTGATCGTTGGAGATGAGTATCGGATTGTTGCTAAAGATCAAATGATTAATATCAAGGGCGATGCTAAGCTCACGATTGAAGGTGATTACCACCGGCTAGTTATGGGCAATGAATTCATTCATGTCAAAGGTAATCGTAAGGAAGTGGTTGATGGAAATTTCGATCACACTACAGGTAAGAGTTTAACTCAAACAATCGGTAAAGATTTTGCTAGTACTATTGGCGAAAACTCAACAGTGCAGATAGGAAAGAATCATTCCTTGACGACTGCTGGTAACGTAATTCTTAATACCGGCGGGATAAAAACTGATACCATTGCTGCATCGCCTGGTAAGACGACTATTTGCGAAAGTAAGGTTTTCGTTATCAAGGGCGTTCCTATTCCTATTGGCCCTTCTGAGATTTCTGTACTTCCACCACAAGGCCCAGCTGGTCCTCAGGGAATTCAAGGCATTCAGGGCGGCCAAGGCATCCAAGGTGTCGCGGGCACCGATGGACAAGATGGACAAGATGGTGCTCCTGGACAAGATGGACAAGATGGTGCTCCTGGACAAGATGGACAAGATGGTGCTCCTGGACAAGATGGAGCAGATGGGCTAGGTTGGACAAACGGTTCATATAATCCAGCAACTGGTATTGTTACTTTTACGAGCGATGATGGCTTGGGATTTTCAACTGGAGATTTGCGCGGTACCGATGGTAACGATGGAGAGGATGGTCTTCCTGGCCAAGATGGAGCAGACGGAACAGATGGATCTACGTGGATTACTGGAAGCACTACACCAAATGATACGCTTGGTCTTGATGGTGATCTTTATCTTAATACAACAAATGGCGATGTATATGAAAAGGTCTCTGGCACTTGGGGTTCACCGATTGCAAATATCGCAGGTCAAGATGGAACGAATGGCCAAGATGGTGCAGACGGAACAGATGGAGCTACGTGGTTTAGTGGTAATACTGTACCTGATAATGGTGTTGGTTCACCAAATGATTTCTATTTTGATACATCAACACGTGACGTATATAAGAAAAGTCTTGCAAACGAGTGGGGTTCACCGATTGCAAATTTACGAGGCGATGATGGCGCTGCAGGAACTGATGGAACTGATGGAACCGATGGTCTAAGCACATTTCAAATTAGTATTTTTCAGAGAAGCGCGTCTGCTCCAGCAACGCCAACTGGTGGTCAATACGATTTTAGTACAAGTACATTAACACCCCCATCTGATTGGACTATTGAAACACCAGCCGGCACAGATCCAATTTGGGTATCTCATACTATAGCAAGCGTTATAGGTACAGGCATTGACACCACGCTGACATGGACCGCACCCATTCAGTTTGTTTCTAATGGCGCAGATGGTGTTGATGGCGATCCGGGTTATGTTACATCAGTAGCACTGGCGTCCAGCCCAGCGGGTGTAACTGATATAACTGTCGTGGGCGGTGGTGTATACAAGGTTGAACAAGCTGCTGGCGCTGCGCACAAGGCCAAGCTGTATGATTTTGTTAATAGCAGTTTGCTTACAATTGTTGACAACACCTTTCACCATTTGGCGTTTATTGGCAAAAGATTATATAGGCATAACAATAATGCTGTTTGGGATGTTGTTGGAGATTTAGTTGATCCAACTGGCCCCGAAGCTTCTATACCTCGTTGGAAGAAGTATACAATAAATTCATCAGATATTACCGGCGCGGACGCTGGCGGCGGTTGGCAAAGTACAATTGGACTATTTCCTATCACAACAAATGGCACTACTTCTAACGCCTTTATACAAGCCATCTTTATTAAGCTTGCTACGAGCTTTACTGCACCTAGCACGTTAACTTTAAGTATAAGTAATTATTTTTCAAATTATAGTTTAACCGGAACTGTAGCGGCGGGAAATAAAGTGTATGCACAACCGATTGATGGGAACGCTTGTATTAGTTCGAGCGCCAGCAACTTTCCTGTAACCATAAGTGGATCAGCCGGTATTCCTACTGGTGGATCTGTTAATATCTGGGTTATGTATAGTCAAGCAGCAGTTTGAGTTATAAATAGCATTATGGCAAGTACAAATATATCACCTCTAGTTGCAACCGAACGAGTCTATGCAGACTTGAGTCTAGACATGTTAGTACATCCAAACACTGCAGACATCATTCCTCTAAAAGATGTTAACGCTGTAAAGCAATCGATAAAGAATATTGTCCTTACAAGTAGAGGAGAGAAATTATTCAAACCTAAGTTTGGCGGGCGCGTTGCTGAGTACCTTTTTGAAAATGTTACACCCTTCACAGCAATTGCTCTTAAGTCGGAGATTGAGGATGTCATTAAATTATATGAACCTCGGGTATCTGATGTTGTAGTGAAAGTCGTCGATAACTCAGACAGCAACGCATATGATATAACCATAGCTTTCCGCGTGATAAATATAAATGTCGGCGCTGAAGTAAGCTTCCAACTCAAGAGATTAAGATAATATGGCCAACGTACTAAAAGTAACTGAATTAGATTTCGACGCGATCAAGCAAAATATGATCAATTATTTTTCACGCGACGAATCACCTTTCCGCGATTGGGATTTTGAAGGCAGTGGCCTAAGCTATCTTCTTGATGTGTTGGCATACAACACCCATTACAACGCAGTGAATGCTCATCTGGCCATGAACGAATCATTCCTTGATTCTGCTCAGATTAGATCTAATGTAGTTTCCCGCGCGAAGATGCTTGGCTATACACCAAGATCACGTCGAGGTGCAAGAGCAACTATTAATCTAACATTCACCCGCCGCACCAGCGCAGACAATATAGATACAGTGATTCTTCCAAAGGGTACGTTGTTTAGTACCCAGATCAATGGTGTTAGATATACTTTCTCCACCAAGGAAGATTATGAATCAATTTACAATAACACGACTGAGAGATTTGAATTTACGAATGTAGTTATCGTTCAGGGCCGTCCTATTGAAGAGAAGTTCTTGGTTGACTCCGGCGTACAAGATCAAGTGTTCAAGATTTCTGATAAGAACATTGACACATCGACGTTAGAAGTTAGAGTGCAAGGTCACGGCAATGTGTTTGACGCAGAGATTTATCTAGACGCTGCGAACTTCTCGTCTTACGATAGTGATTCAAAGGTATACTTCCTTTCAGAAAACTACGAAGGCCTTTATCAGATCGCATTCGGTAATGGCGTTGTTGGTAAGAAACTTGCTAACTTAAACATGGTTGAACTGAGCTATCTTACATCGTCAGGCGCAGAAGCAAATGGCGCCCGTAATTTCACATTCGGTAGAGCGCCTGCAGGTTCTACATTAACACAGAGTACTGACCTTCTTAAACTCGTAGTAGTTGAACCAGCGTATGGTGGTGATGAACGCGAAGGCATTGAAGTTATTAGAGCTATTGCGCCTCAAGCATTCATTGCTCAGAAGCGAGCTGTTACTATAAACGATTACGAAGCGTTACTCCTTAAGAACATTCCGGATTTGGAAGCAGTGTCAGTATGGGGTGGCGAAAAGAATAACCCGCCAGTCTACGGCAAAGTTTTCTTAGCAGCAAAGCCAAAAGGTGCGTTGTTCTTGAGCGATCAACAGAAGGCAGAGATCCTAACATACCTTAGTGCAAATAATGTAGTGACAGTTACGCCTGAGATCGTTGATACAAATTACATATATCTTTCATTCGATATCTATTTCAAATATAACGCTGCTTTGACAACTGCTAGTACATCGCAGTTAGAGACTGAAGTACGTAATAGAGTAACAGCTTTTAATACACAGGTTTTGGGCGGATTTGATAAAGTGTTTCGTTACTCACGATTCCTTGATGAAATTGATTCTACAAATGATGCTATAGTGAATTCCTTTGCCCGTATTAAAGTTCACAAGATGATGCGATTATCTTCAACTGTAGTTGCTCCTCAGGAACTTGATTTTCATATGGGATTTTACGGCCAAATTGATCAGGCCAAATCATACATCACATCCACACGCTGGCGGTACAATAACCAATGGCTTGAACTGGCTGATGAATACATCAGTGGTAATCCAGTTGAACGTAATCTGTATGTATTCACTCGCACTAGTAATGGCGCTAAACATAAGATCATTAAGTCGATAGGTAAACTGAACGTGACAACCGGTAAGATGTTGATGGAAGCTATTCCAACTTCGAATTCCCAAGAAATTCAGATCAGTGCAATCCCTAATGCGTACGATATTGCTACAGTGCGTGATCAGTTGATAACAGTGAAAATGGATTTGACTGCAATACAAGGTGAAAGAGATCGAACGTTTGATCATGATTCAGGCGATCGAACATATAACACAATTCCTCGTTTCCAAGAGTAATCAATGCTATTAGAAAAGACAGTTCAGAATATTGAAGGATCATTAATACGAGAACAGCTCCCTCGCGAAATGCGAATGGGAGCTGAAACCTTTACATCATTTATAGAAGACTATTATCGGTTTTTGAATGCTGAGCAAGGTCCTTCATATACGATCAATCGTATCATTGCAGAGCACGATCTTGACAAGGTGTTTGACGATACGTACATCAATGCAATTCGGAAAGAAGTTGCAGCAGGAATTCCTACTAGTCCATGGCTTCAGAAAACATTCCTACTGAGACGCCTTGTTGATTCATATACGTCTCGCGGATCTGAGCAATCTATTGCGTACCTATTCCGTATGTTCTTTAACGATGATATCGAAATCTTTAAGCCTTGGGAACATGTCTTGATGCCTTCCCAAGGTAAGTGGGAAACCGAAATTCGTGCACGAATTATTCTTGCGTATGGTACTGAAACCCGACTCAGTAATTCCACACTTATTCAATACGATCAGTTTGGTAATATCGCGGCCACTGCTGCTATCAAAAGCGCAAAAAGAAAAGTGTTTGGCCCTCAATATTATTTCGATGTGGTGTTCTACAAAGATGCTAATTACCAAGCATTCCGTGATGATCTTCCAGTCCAAACTGAAGACGGCACTGCGTATGGCTATCTCACCCGTTCGTTAGCAAAGATTATTGTAGACGATGGAGGCGCTGGATATTCATTGGGCGATCGCGTGTATCTTGGAGGTAAGGAAGACGTTTCATTTAACGCCAGAGTTTCAGCTATTGATCCTAACACCGGGGCGATTGCTTCATTAGATTTAACGAATCCGGGTGTGTCAGCGTCCATTAACTATGTTGGTGAGATTGTAAATGATCCTATTAAGTTGAGTGGCGTAACTGAAATGTATCTAAACGGCGTCATCGCTGTTGATGGACTTAATCGTTATTATATTGACACTGCACCTGAAAATTATGACGATGCTGATGATGCGTATCAGTATCCTTTAACCAACAACCCAAATTATCTTGCGACTCTTCTGGGTTTGAATGTAGATGTATATGCAACGCGTTCGGACGATGGACTGACAATCGTTAGAGTACAACAGAAATTTGACCACACCGTCCTGCATGATTTTGAATATTATAATATGTATGATGCCAGCGACTTGCCAGATTTCGATTACAGCAAGCTTCCCCGATCATTGGCTAATGTGGTGATACAAAGTTCTAAGTCGGATCCCGGTGTCGGACTACCTACTTTCGCATTTGCATTTAATACGATATATGAAACAAATGGATCTTACACAGATGAGCTTCATCGTCCTAGTGGAATTTCTGTTTTACAAGATTCTTTCTATTACCAGATTTTCTCATATGAGATCACAAGTAATTATCCAATGAATGCTTGGGAAGATCTTATTGATGACTTCATTCACCCAGCAGGTTTTAAGTTTTTTGCTAGTACTATTTTCTCAGAGACAGCCAAGCTTGGTTCTGACTTGGTTGGTGCGATTGATAATTCTGATTATGTGTATGAAATGCTGCAACTTATATTAAGCAAACCGTTACCTCTTAAATCCGAAGTTGGATTAATTGAACTTGGTGAGGACGGCCCATTATATGGTACAGATCCTTATGCTAGCAATAAGTTTGAATGGGCTCTTGTCTTTACTGATCCTGAAGATGATATTGAATATGCTTTAAGCTTTACTTTGGCTGGTCCGACTGCCGCGGCAGAACAGGAATTAGTTATGTCGTCGAATACAATTGACTCACTTGGTGTCGAAGAGCTAGTACTTGATCCAACACCACAGGCAGTCTTGGCCTCTGGATTTTTAAGCCAGCCAGATACATTACCGTCAGACGTCTTTACATATAAATGGGAGCGCTCGGAATCTGGTACTTGGACAATTATATATGGAGAGGCTGTATAAATAAAGTTATGAGTTCAAACATTCAATATAATTTCATTTTAGATCAGATGCGTCATCAGGTCGTAAAGGCTTTCCTTACAGAGATTACCAGCGGTGCGCTGGAATACTATTTCTTTTACGCCAACCCATTCCCTTGGAGTGATGCGAATGATCTGCCAACCACGCCAACGCAGACAGTATTTCAGGAACTTTCAACCAAGAGTAATATCATTGGCTTGAAGCAGATCACAGCCAATGATATTCTATTGGGTCTTAAAAAACATATGTGGGAAGCTGGAGTGCAGTACAAACAATACGAATATAGCGCCAATACTATTCCATTATCGGGCAGTGAAGCTGATTCAAATTTTGTATTTACATCAAACAATAACATATATCTTTGCTTAGATAATGGTAGCGAAGTTGAGGTTAACGCGGGTGTTAGTAAGATTGCGTTTAAGCAGACAGGCGTAGGTCAAGAACCTAATCACACATCAGGTAAAGCTACTTATGATGATGGTTATACATGGCAGTTTATGTACTCAATCGATTTGTCTACTCTTCGCAAGTTTAACACACCTGATTATATTCCTATTGATATTACTGCAGGTGATAATCCCCAAGCAATTGCATCTGCTATTCCTGGTACAGTTGATCGTATCGATATCGTATCAGTATTAAGTACTGGTGGATTAGATACGTATGGTGGTGAAGGATTCTCATTACGTTTCAGAGACCCTGATGGTGTTATTGCGCCTATGCCGGAAATTCCAATTTACGTTGATGGAAATGGCGAAGTGAATGCGTCTGCTTCTATAACTATCAGAGAAGTTAGTGGAGGAACCGGCGCGATTGACATTGGAAACGAATTGGGCTCCAATGCTCTCAATGGTGTAGTTGATAATCTGTATCCATCTAACACAACTAACTTTGATCCAGACAAAGGGTTTGTTGTTGATGACTGGGGATCTGGTTATCACATTTGCGCAAACACATGGATCCCAATTAAAATTCGTCAAGAGTCTTCAATTAACAATGCTGGATATACTCCAGCGTATGGCATTGCGCGTGTTAACGATGAAGGAATTCTAGATGCTATCAGAATCACGCGTCCCGGCGCAGGTTATACTACTGACGTCGCTCAGATAGTTCAATCGAGTGCTGTAGCATATGCTTCAGTTAATACCGCAAATACTTCGTTAAAGAAGATCAGAATTGAGACTGCTGGGACTAATTTTACAAAAGCTTCAGCTATCCCTGTTACTACCGGTTGGGTAGCAGAGGCGAGATTAGCTCCTGTGATATCACCCCCATTCGGCCATGGGTCTAACCCTGAAGTCGAATTGGATGCTTTGGCAGTGATCCTGAACGTTCGAGTGAAAGGTGATGCAAACAACCTTAACTTTAGTGTAGACAATAGTTTTAGAACAGTCGGTATTATAACTTCAGTCAATGAATATGACAGTGAAGACGACGAAAACATTCCTGCTCAATCCGCAGAATTAACTAACATGATTTCATTACGCTGCAAGAACCCGATTGATCTTGATAAGTTCGTTATTAATGAGTTTATTGTTGGTGATAATAGTGGTGGTATTGCTCGAATAGTCGACATCATCAATGAAACAAATACGATCCGTGTTATTCGACCAATGAATGGCGCCAATTATCTCGATTTCGAAGTTGGCGAAAACATCTATTTGCTCAATGATCCAACGATTGAATCCCCTCCAGAAGTTACAGAAATAATCAAACCAACGTATCAACCTTTATCCGGCACACTACTCTTTATAAATAATAGGGAAGCAGTTGAACGGAGCAGCACTCAAATTGAAACGTTCAACTTCATATTAACACTATAGGTAACAAACGATATGCCAGATTCACTAATTAATTCACTAAGCCGAGCACCTTATTTTGATGACTTTAACACAGTAGATGCGAATGGTCGGAATGCATTCACAAAGAATTACCATCGTATTCTTTTCCAACCTTCTAAGGCTGTTCAAACACGCGAACTAAATCAGCTGCAGTCGATGCTCCAGAATCAGATTGCGCAGTTGGGCTTGTCACAAATTAGTAATAAGTATGGCGGCCAAGTTCTAAATGGTGAAGCATCTATTCAAGGATCTGGCGTTTATTACATCGACGCCACATTAGATAACCCTCTGACATCAGACGCTTTGCTGAATGCTGAGGCCATTCAGTTTATCGAAACACGTAAGAACATTGGAACTGAAGCTATTCCAAATATGGTTGTCGACCTTAAGGCCGAGATCCTTTCGATCTCTAAACTAACTGATGGTAAGTATCGCATTTGGCATAAGTACTCTACTGAAGGTGATGACGATGGCGTTGTCGAAGTACAACGCACCTTTAAACTGCATGATCTTCTATTCTTTCCTAATGATGTTCTGCCAGATGAGAACTCTACGCCCATCTCGGTTACAAGTCAGGATATCGCGGCTGTGGTTGAGAATGTAGATGATGAATATACTGCTACACAAATCGAGGCGTATGTAAATGCTGCAGACGAATATAATGTTGATAGCAACCCTTCAGGTAAAGGCTTCGGCGAAGCTGCGTGGGTTGCTTTAGGTCGTTGCTCGACGACAGTAGATGGAGTTGACGCTAGCACCCGCGTTACAGGTAACGGATTCACGATCGATGTTGAAGAGGGTGTCTTCTTCATCAAGGGATGCTTTGTTCACACCTTCAAACAAGAACAATATTACATAATTCCTGATGAGCAGGAAAGAGTTGATGGTTTTGTATCGCTGATCATTGACGAATCAGTTACAACACCTGAACAGGACGCTACTCTTAAGGATAACGCCACTGGTGCATATAACTACTCAGCTCCAGGAGCAGATCGTTATACGATTAAACTTACTTTGGCGTTGAATACAGCCGATCCTGAAGTACTTGCGCAGAACGCCGGCATTGCTCCGATATTTAATCCTGAAGTTGATACATCTATCCAGTTCCTAAACGTTCTTGAAATTCTTGATTCACGGGCAAAACTTAATGCGGCCGGCCAGAGTGTTTCAGAAATCATTAATGCTGATAGAGCTCGAAGAACACGTGAAGAGAGTGGCAATTATTCAGTAACACCTTTCAAAATTCGTATATCTGAGTATTTGAATGACGGTAGTAATGGCGGTTGTTATGAATTGAAGACTATCCTGCAGAATAATCCTAATGGAATTAAGAATGACTTCGCTGAGTCCCCAGGTGGAAATAGTCAGATTCTCGATATTGGTGGTAATTTGGTTGATGAAGTAGATGATTTAGAAAGTGAAACAGGCGGATATATTCGAGCCTTTGTTGAGTACCTAAATGAGAAGCTTGCAATTTCAATTGATCCGGCTGTTGCGTATGTTGATGGTTTCCGCATTGAAGCTGGTGGAACACGAACAGTTGTTCTCGATAAAGCGCGTGATGCTGAACATCAGCGGGCAGTTGAGGATACAACGTTCTCACTTAATCGTGGAAACTATATCGATGTGTTAGTCGATCCTACTGCGACCGATGTTACTCCTCTTGCAAGTATATTCAACGCTGATGAATATGGTAAGTACATTCGTGGCATTTCATTTAGAGGTACAGTAACCGCTAATGAAATCTATGATCCAGGTGCTTTAGATCAATATCAAATTCCTAAGTCAAAGCCATACGTTTCTGAACAAGAAGGTATGTTGAAGATGCGTCTATTTGTTTATGGTGATTTCAATTCAGCTGATGCTGGTAGTCTACCACCTGGGTTTAGTTATCCATATCTTGAGTCTTCGATTGTTGGTGGTAATCTTATCACTGATCAAATGATCAAGAATCCTAAGGCTAGTAAATCATTATTTGCGATGCCGGCCCCAGCGATTAAGACGATTAGTAAGGTACGTTACGTTGCTGAAAGGGTATTTACTTCAACTGCTGCAGTAGCCAACGTCGTAACAATAAGCCCTCCTGCTAGTACCCGTCCATTCCAATCTGGTATTAACGCGTTGGATATCGTTGTTTATAAGGATACTAACTTCGTTAACACTATCACTGCTATTAACAATATTGAATTTTCCGGTGCTGATTTGGTTATCACATTTGCTGAAGGTATAGTTGATATTGGCGATACACTCATGGTCCTTGCACCTATCGTTATTGAAGATGATATGACAGATGAAGATCTGGCGATTGGAATCAAGTCGCTAGAGACTCGGGGTGCTCTTGCTACAGAAGGCCGTATTACTTTACAGGTTAATGAGAAAACAAAGCTCTGCACACTTCCAGATCAAGATGTTAAACTTGACACTCTGATCATTAATAAAGAAGGCGTTACAAGCGAGATTCTCGATTATCGCGTAGTGTATGATGGCCAGGGCGATAATTTCTACGAGAATCCTATTATTAAAATTGTTTCAGATCTTGATCCAAGCACAGCGATCCCAGGTGTGGTTAACGTTGAAGCAACATACCAATACTTCGTGCATCCATCTGCTGCTGAGACGGATAAACATTACTTCACTGCTAACAGTTATCCTTCTGAAATTATTACCTTTGAAGATATTCCATTCTTCCAGGGACGCCCGATGACTGATTATATCGACTTCCGTGTGAAGCGCGATCGATCATACGATGCTGAGACTAACACATTTGTAACAACAATGTTGAATCGCTTGCCTGTTAAGTTAACGCCTAACAGCACAATTGCAGTGTCATATGTAAACTACATGGGCCGTACAGATATTCTTACACTGACAAGTTCTGGTGAATATGTTATAAGCAGGGGCATGCCAGCTATGGAGCCTCAGCCACACGTTGTTGAAGGTGCCGGCTCAGCATGTATGAATCTATACAACATTTACGTTAAGCCTTACACTTACTCGGCGGCTGATGCTAATAAGGAATACATTGACAACACACGCTATACGATGAAGGACATTGGTCGACTAGAAGGTCGTATTCGTAACCTTGAATATTACAGCTCATTGTCACTTCTAGAAAAAGAAGCTGGGAACAAAAAGATCTTGGATCTTAATTCGGCTGATGGCATTGAACGTTTCAAGAATGGCACAATGGTGGATTCATTCATTGGTCACACTGTCGGTAATCCTGCTGATGCTGATTATGCATGCGCGGTGAATACGAAGAAGCAAACCATGGGCCCGAGTTTTAAGGTTTACGATAATCGTCTTCGCTTCACGGGTTTGGTATGTCCTCCAGCAAATGACCCGCAGCTTCGTGCTTCATGGATTCCGGTGACGACAATTAATCCTCTCCCAACTGCAATCACGCGTTACATCGAGTCTGGTAGCACAATTGATGGATATGTATTAGATGACTTTGGTAATCCTAAAACGACAAATAGCTCGAAGACAACCGGTGCTGACTGGCCAGGATTTTGTAATGGCGAAGTTATGATGCTTTGGGCCGGTGAAAGAGAAATCCTATATGAAAATCTCTTAGCTTCGACGACAATAAGTGTTCAGCCTTATAGCGTAACGACTTGGACCGGTCGCTTGCATCTTAGCCCTTCTTCGGATGAGTGGGTTGATACTACTCGTATTCCTGATCATATCGTTGACTTGTCGCCTATAACTAATGGGTTTACCACGTTCGCGAATGAACTCGTTGATATGTATGGCGTTCAAGAAACGTTGGTTAGCGACGTCACAACTAGTGCTATTACTGCATCATCAAGTGGTAGTAGCACGGGGACTTTCACACGTAGAAATCCTAATCCATCAGTACAGCATGGTGATTGGATACAGACTGTTCAACAATCAAATAACTGGTCTAGTCAAACTACTGAGTTTACGAACAATCAAATCTTCGCTCAAGACTTTTTGACAGTTGAAGAAGGACACACTCAACATATTGATTTTGGCGATCGTGTTGCTAATGTGAATATCATCCCGTGGATGCGATCAAGAGATATCAGTTTTAAGGCTCGAGGATTAAAGCCTAATACTAAACTATATGCTTTCTTCGATGATGTCAACGTGACGCAATATTGCTCAATGATTCCAACCGATTCAAGCAATTCATATACAACTTACGCTAATACACAGTTGAATACAGCTGATTCGATCAATGGTAATCCTATTAGTGTATACAGTCTTGCTCCTCAGCAAAGTACATCTAGCGATGTTGAGCTGCATACAGGAGAAACTGCTAGTGATCTTCCAACGACAAATAGTCAGGGTGGTACACGCGGTGTATTGAAGTCTGATGCTAATGGTGAGATCATTGGTTATTTCACAATTCCAAATAATAGTCAGCATCGTTTCCAAACTGGCACGCGTACATTTAAGCTCATTGATAATGAATATAACAATGATGCTGAGTCAGATGCTCACGCTCAAGCTAAGTATACTGCTAACGGTCTAAACCAAGAGAAGCAGTCAGTTGTATCTTCTGTGCGAGTTCCTGTTATTGAACCTGCAAGAACGTTTAGACAGGAGACAAACGTTTGGTCTGAGACTCGTACATCATCGTCTAGTAGCTTGCAAGTTATTAATGAGTTTGATCCTATTGCTCAAACGTTCACTGTACGAGACAAGTATCCTAATGGGTTGTTCCTATCTGATATCGATATTTTCCTTGCGTCAAAACCAAATGATGGAAATGTTCCTATCACGATTTATATCGTACCTACTGATAATGGTATACCTACACAAACTATAGTCCCAGGATCTGAGGTAACGAAACTTGGTAAGGATATCCCTGCAAGCTTTATCACGGGCCGCCAGATCATCACTGACGATGGTGGTGCATCTGGATACAGTGGAAACTATGGCGAGGTAGATCCAACACAAACACGAATCATGACGAAGCCAACGCGCTTTACGTTTGATTATCCAGTTTATCTGAAGTCTGGTGAAGAATATGCCGTAATTATATTCAGCACTTCTCCTGAATATCGTGTCTGGACATCAGTGCTTAGCGAACTCGATTTGAATAGCAACCAGATCGTCACTCATAATCCTTCATTTGGTGTGATGCTCAAGTCGCTTAACAAATCAACGTGGACGCCTGACCAATACCGCAACCTCACTTGCCGCTTGCATAAAGCAATATTTGAAACTAATGCAACATATGAAGTTAAGTTCTCAACGTTCTTGCCAAATAATAACCAAGCATACCCTCGTCTGATTGATGATTGGACTTCTGCTACAGGTAATGATCAAGGGATCTCTGCATATGATCACACTGGATTTAAGATCCTGATGAAAGCGCAAGAATTCCCTTACTCTCGTCTTGCGCTTGAAGCTGCTCACCGCACGCCTACTGGTTCGCGGATTGAAGCAGAAGGAGCTCATGTTATTCCTGCTGGTGGAGAAGTTCAATTGGATTCTGAGATTCCTGGTGCAGGTATTGGTCACTTCACAGTAGATGCTCGAATGACTACGTTTGATCGTGATACATCTCCTGTTCTTGATCTTGAAACTGGCACAGTGATATTCTACTCAAATCTTATCAACGACGATTTGTCTGGAGAAGGTGCAGAGCTTTGCGAAGAGGACACTGATGAAGGAGATGAAGGAACAACCTTTACTTCTCAGGGGCGCACATTTGAACGCCTTAAGGATTTCACTGTTGCAACTAACGCTGGTGAGTACTTCCCGGGATACGTTGGTGGTGGTAATGCTCTTGCCCGATATATCACTAAGCACGTTGTTCTAAACAACGCGTCTGAAGATCTTCGAGTTAACGTTGCTGTTCATCGTCCTTCAGAAGATTGCGATATCGCAGTATATGCTCGTCGTAAAACTATCGCTGATGGCACTAAAAATATGTCTGAAATTGATTGGTACCGTATGACAACCTATTCGGTTGGAGGCGATACAAACGTCAAGTCAGCGCCTATTAGCAGTGTTCCAACAGATTACTACGAGATGGAATTTGTTCTGCCTAATCCCGATCCTAATGTGACGGATCCTGTAGTAGCTAATGCTTCTGGTCTCTTCACCGAGTTTGCAATTAAGATTGTATTCGTGACGAATAATAAGGCAAAGGTCTGCAAGATCAAGAACTTCACGGCGATTGCGAGTCTGTAATGGGTGCCGAAGAATTCGTTAAGATCAAAGACCACAACGATTTGGTTAGAGATAGACGCAATGGTGCTATCTTAAGTGTAGACAAAGCAGCATATGCGGCAGCGGTCAGGGGCAAGCAACTTCGCGCGAAGGAACGGGCAAGAATTGATCAAATAGAAAATGATATTGCTGAAATTAAGTCGTCATTAAAGACACTTATAAATATGGTTATAGATGAATCTAAAAAACAACATAGCAATTAAAGGTAACGTGTCGATAACACGTATGAGAAGTGATAAGAGTATTATCGAATCTTTTACGTCTAAAAACATGGTTGTAGAGACCGGTTTAAAGGTCCTTTCACATACATGGACTCCCGCGGCATTTCGTTATCAAGCGGACTTCATCGCTTTGGGCGCCGGTGTTACAGCAACCACATTTGATATGACAGCGATGGAATCTATTGCTCCTACTCTTGAATCGAAATTTATAAGTTCAGTGCAGGCGATTGAGCCCAACATCGTAACTTTCGAAAGTATTTTCCAAGGGGACGAATATATCGAGAAAGATGTTAATGAGATTGGTTTGTTTTTTGCTAATACGGCAGAGTTTGATAATACTGAATACATGGTTGCACGAACAGTGCTTCCTGAAGAATACAGATTTACTAAAGGTACTGACGAATACGCAAAAATAGTTTGGCGACTAACATTGGGCGCTATCAGTTAGGAGATGCAATGAGCAAGAAAAATAAATTTACAGGTGAATGGCTAACGCCAACTATTAAGTGCCACCATGTCGATGTATATGCTCCCAATCGTCCTGAACGTATTAAGCGCGGATGGGAACTCCGTAGTCACCTTGCTTACGTAGATGATCATAATCGTATGTGGGTGTGCTGTCCTGGATATGTATGGGATGGTCCTTCATATCCTTCAGCTAAAACTTTGCTTGGTAAATTTCTACGTTGGTCAATTGGAAATCGCACTAAAGAAGGTTTGCTTGCTGCTTCTGCAATTCATGATGTAGCTAACTTACATTCACGCGTGTATATAGTTACTGAATCTATGATTCGTAATATCAAATCTTTTAATGACGATACTATTCTTAAAGCTTACATTCATTCACTTGAAGAGCAATATATTGCTATCTCGATTAAAGATGCTGCTGAGTTGTATGTTAATATGCTAGCTAACTGGCCAGTGATAGAAGAAACGATCGGCAGCATTAGACGATGGAAACAATATATCGGCCTTCGGATATTTCAGCCGATCTACAACGCCCTTAAATTAGGTCCTGGCGAGGTCGGTTGGCACAAGGTAAAGGATAACCCTAATGACAAATAGCTGTCGCTTCTACGATGATCTGAGGGCTTCTCGCGATCATCGTACTAGATTGACCGGTTATTATAACTCTGGAAAATAAACATGGCTACTATATTACAATTTAGACGGTATGAAACTGCAGAAATTTCTGGTTTCACCCCAAACGACGGTGAGATATTTGTTGAAATTCGTTCTGATGGATCCCGCGGTATTCGCATTGGTGATGATGAAGATACTGCTGGAGGTCAGCTCTTAACGACACGTTTCGCCGATCTATCAGGTGTAGTGAGCGATAATCCAGCTATGAATGCTGCGCTTAATCTTAAATTAGATGTGTCAATATTCAATGATCATTTAGCTACGGCCGCATCACAGTTTAATCAGAAGGTTGATCGATCAGTCTACGAAGCACGTATTAATGCAGTTGATGCAATATTAAACTCATTGGCTGGAGCTGTTCTTAATGGAACCTTGGTTGACATCCCAAGTGGCGTTAGTGAAATCACTGTAGAGTTCGATACCGCTATGACTAATCCTCCGATAGCAGTGGTTGTATCTGTACGGAAGCCTAGTGCTGATGCACATAATATCTTTGCCACAACGCGGGACGTTAGCGAAACCGGTTTTACGGTTGATCTATCTGGCGTCACAGATTCTGCTGATTACAAATTAGAATATTGTGTTCTTGGTACTTAATAGCCAGAGTATAAATAGGATTAAAATGAATAATATAATACACCGATTTTTTTCACTGGGATTACTTTTCATAGCATCTCTTTCATTTGCAGCAGGCACGACACCGATCAATAATGTTATTTTGCAAAATGATCTCGATGGTGGGGGACAATCTATAACGAACGTAGTAATCCCAGATTATGTGTCAACTAATGATCCGCATTATCTAGCAGCCATCACTAACATCCCCGAAAATATTGCTACTCTTGATGATGTAACCAATATTGTTGATTCAGCGCTTGAGCCATACGCTCTAACTAATCATCAACATGATGCTAGTGATATCACTGGATCGACGTGGATAACAGATGCCGACACCAACGGCTGGGAAACAGGCTCTCACGCTGATTTCGTGACAGACTCCGACACGAATGGCTGGAACACCGCTGCTTTTGAGGCGTGGGTACTACAGAGCGATACGAACGGCTGGGAAGTTGGAAGCCATGCAGACTTTGTAACAGATGCCGACACCAACGGCTGGGAAGTTGGAAGCCATGCAGACTTTGTAACAGATGCTCTTGAAAATCTCGGAGGTGATACGAACGCGTGGCACGACGACGAATACCTGCGCAAGGACGGCGACTGGACCAACCCGCTCTCCGGATTCATGTCGACCGATCAGGCCAGGGCGCTGCTGCAGACGATAGGCAAGACCATGGAGCTTGTCGTTACCAGCACCAACGGCGCGCCGTGCGCCGGGACATACACGTGGAACGTGACCGATCCAGTGAGATTCGACATATCGTCGGTTGGGTATTGGTCCGGAAATGGCGTGACGACCGGCCCGTACGTGTTCTACGCGTTACCGGGCACCAACCAGTGGAACTCGTGGAAGATATTCCCGTTCGAGGAGGAAGACCGCGGTACCTACTGGATAGGCCAGGAGCTCGACGGCGTCGAGACAACGCCTTCCGGCACGGGTCGCCGGTATATCGGACAAGGCACCGGCGCCGGCACTGACGTACAGGTAACCCTCCGCATATTGCCAGACATTAACTCCGCCACCACCGGTGGCGGTTTGGCGGGGAACCTTGTAGATGTTGCATATACTAATGATATGTCAACCGCACTAACCATTACAAATACATATGAAACCGCAGCAGCTATTGCAAAGTTATTGATGAGAGCGGATACAACAAACCGGCCATTCAGTAAAACTGTAATTGTTGATATATATGCTGGTGATAGTTCTGATGAGGGAAACCGAATATCAACAGGCTCCTATACATTTGAGGCTGTTAATTTGCAGACAAATGCTACTGCAGGTGAAATGGAAATTGATATTGTTCAAGTTCAACAGATTTACGATGGAGATTTGGTATATTTGGAATCCGAAGACGGTGTGACAAATGAGTATATTAGGGTAAGTTTGAGCGTTGATGACGGTAGTTGGACAATCTCTTATGATGGAGCACAAGAGGTCATCCGGGCTCTTTGTGTATATGATGGCAAACTCTATGCCGGTCAAGGCTCTGGAACAGGAGATGGTGATGTCCTAGTCTATGATGGAACAACGTGGACAATCTCTTATGATGGAGCACAAGAGGTCAT